ACAGTATATCAAACAATAGATGGAGTTATTCAATCTTCTTCAACTTGTCCAAATTCAATTTATTTGTATTTCGGATCTACAGTAGGAACTTCGTGTACTAGTAATACTGGATCAACTAGATATTATATCGGCGCTCTTAGTGTAGGAAATACATTATATACAGATGCTGATTTAACCATAACTGTTCCTAATGGATATCATAGAAGTGGAAGTACAGTATATCAAACAATAGATGGAGTTATTCAATCTTCTTCAACTTGTCCAAATTCAATTTATTTGTATTTCGGATCTACAGTAGGAACTTCGTGTACTAGTAATACTGGATCAACTAGATATTATACAGGATCTTTCGAAATAGGAACTATATTATATACAGATGCTGATTTAACTACAGTAGTATCTGATGGATATCATAGAAGTGGAAGTACAGTATATCAAACAATAGATGGAGTTATTCAATCTTCATCTTCTTGTCCAAATTCTACTTATTTAGATTTTGGATCTACTGTAGGAAATGCATGTACTAGTAATACTGGATCAACTGTATATTATACAGGATCTTTCGAAATAGGAACTACATTATATACTGATGCTGATTTAACTGCTGTTGTTTCTGATGGATATTATAGAAGTGGAAGTACAGTATATCTAGTATCTAGTGGAGTTATTCAATCTTCTTCAACTTGTCCAAATTCAATTTATTTGTATTTCGGATCTACTGTAGGAACTTCGTGTACTAGTAATACTGGATCAACTGTATATTATACAGGATCTCTCGGAATAGGAACTGTATTATATACAGATGCTGATTTAACTAATGTTGTTTCTGATGGGTATTATAATTATTACGGAACGGTATTTCTAGTATCTAGTGGGGTTATTCAATCTTCTTCAACTTGTCCAAATTCGATTACTTTATTTTTTGGATCTACTGCACAAATTTCGTGTGTTAGTGGTACTGGTACGACTGTATATTATACAGGATCTCTCGGAATAGGAACTATATTATATAGTGATATCGATTTAACCATAACCGTCCCCGATGGATATTATGAAAACGGAAGCACAGTATATCTAACAAACGGTGGAGTTATTCAATCTTCTTCAACTTGTCCAAATTCGGATACTTTATTATATAATTTAGATAATTCTTGTTCTACTGGAACATCATCTATATTATATTATGCTGCTACTCTTGCTGTAGGAACTTTTGTATATAGCAATTTTGATAGAACCATACCAGCAGCTGATGGTTATTATAGAGAAAATATAAATGTTGTTTATGTTGTTTTAAACGGAGTGATAACCAGCATTACAAAATGCAACTATCAAACCAGCACAACATCCACAACACTACCACCAACGCAACGCTGCCCTGGCAGAGCTATAGTTATACAAATTTGCAATAGCAATGCTGCAAAAGATGATAATTTTGATATTTATGTAAATGGATATTATCTAGGTGGGCTTGATTTAAATTCAAATGCTCAAGTGGGTTCTATATTTATAGGATCTGATATTCCAAATTTAACAATAGTAAATCAAGATTTTGCCTGTCCATTAAACCAAATGGTAGAATATAGATTTAATGAAAATATATTAAATCTAGGAAATAACAATAACCTGTATATGAAAAATACGCAGGTTAATTTTAATGGCAATTTTGGAACAGTACAAATTAGAGCTTATGATATTATTGGAACTCTTTTGTTAAATCCAACTGTTATAGCAGATTTAACATATAGTGGAAGCAATGGTTCTGATTTTCTTTTTGAAAATGTTGATATTTTTTGCCCCACCACAACAACCACAACATCAGCTCCTACTACTACCACTACTAGCACCACAACACTTGCTCCTGTCACCACTACTACTACCACTACCACTTCACCACCAACCACTACATTACCGCCATGTCCTGTTCATACATCGCAACCCCCGCCATTTATCAATACTCCAAAAGGAATAGAATTAGAATCTATAATTTCTACAAATTCTCCCAGAAATATAACATTAGTTGAATCTTCAGATCCTTTAACTTCTGATATTATTTTAACAACTACCACAACTACTACCACAACTACCACAACCACGACTACAACTACAATATATCCAACAACAATATTAAATTGTAACCCATATTGCAATAAATTGGGCTATTAATAAATATGTCAATATGAGAAAATTGACCATTGGAATGGCGACTTATGATGATTATGATGGTGTTTATTTTACAATTCAATCAATTAGAATGTATCATAAAGAAGTTTTAAATGATATTGAATTTGTAATAATCGATAATAATCCATCTGGAAATCATGCAAAACCAATCAGAGAATTGACTGATTGGATAAAAGAACCAGTTCAATACTTTCCATTTACTAAATTTAAATCAACCACTGTAAAAAATAAAGTATTTGAAATAGCTGACACACCATATGTGATGTGTATTGATAGTCATGTATTATTAGAACCAGGAAGTTTAAAAAAATTAATAGATTTTTATGATTCTGGTCTTGATAATGGCAATTTATTACAAGGTCCGCTTATATACGATGACTTATCAAACATCTCAACACACTTTGATTTAAAATGGAGCGGTCACATGTGGGGTACATGGGCTACTGATGATAAAGGAAAAGACATAGATTCGCCACCATTTGAAATTCCAGCACAAGGAATGGGTTTGTTTTCATGCAGAAAAAATTCTTGGTTGGGATTTAATAAAGAATTTCGTGGATTTGGCGGAGAAGAAGGATACATTCATGAAAAATACAGAAAAAACGGTAAACAAACGTTATGTTTACCGTTTTTGAAATGGCTCCATAGATTTGGTAGACCATCAGGAGTTCCTTATGTTAATGATCTAAAAGATCGTTTTAGAAATTACATGATTGGATTTATTGAACTTGATTTAGATACAACAGAACTTAAAAATCATTTTAGTCAAGCTTTATCTAAACAAGATATTGAAGCTATAGAGCAAGAAAGCATTCTTTTAAATAAAGAATTGGATAAAATTATAAATCCAACCAAAACTATAAAATGCATTGATGTTTGCTGTCAAGACAAAACACCCAATTCAATTTCTGTGTTAACATCATGAAGCATTGCTGGATAGCGTTCTTCGATATAATGTTCAATAGCCACTGGTTTTAAAAAATTATCAACATCCAGCTTTAATTCTTCGGCTTTTCCTTGAATAAACTCAAGGGCTTCGATTAAACACGCCCATCTAGCGAAAGAAACGCTGCTCATTTGTTCAACTGTACCATTTGCTCGTTCGATTATTACTTTGTTCATGCCAGAATATTATTCTAGTTTTTTATTAATCAAATTTTCAAAAATTGTATTATTATCAGCTGGTTGAGCAACCAATATACTGTCATAACTTATAAAAATCTTATATTTTTCTTTACAATTTTTACATTCTGTTAAGTTTTCAGAATTTGGAAGAAGGATTCCTTGAAATAAATCACCACCACAATTACAAGGTATGTTTACAAACTGTTCATCTAATAATCTTTCATACTCTTGAATAACTTCATCTTTTTCATTTATCAATTCTAACAATTCCTCTGAATTTACATCATTGTTGTTGGAATTTTTGGTATTTTTAGTGAGATTTATTATAAAATGGATACCCGTTAGTAAAAAAATCAAAGAAATTAAAATAAAAAAAGAACTTTGGAATGGAATAGATAAAAAACTCAACCCATATGAAAATGCAGTTGTGAATATCAGACCAATACCAAAGACGAAAGAATGAAATTTAATATTACTTGTCATCAACATCCATTTTACCACCTATAGTGTGCTTGTCAAGGATATTATCAACGTTTTTAAAAAGATACATCACCAATTTGTCCATATTATTTTTTAAATTAGCCAATTCTTTTTTATCCTTGATATTATTAGATTCTAACAATGGTTCTATAATTTTTGATGCTTTTATAGCATTTTCTACTATCGTTGCGAAACAAATTGGCAATTCTCTCAACTCATAAGGTAATAAATCTGGTGATTTATGTGTTTCTTTCTCTTCTTTTTTACGTTCTTTGAAATTTCTACTATCATTAAAATCAAAATTGATATTTGCCGATAAAAAACCAGTAGCGTATGGAGAATCTTTGCTTCGCATATTATTATTTATCAAATAAATACTAAATATGAATATGAGCAATTTATACGCTAAGAGATTCAAAATGATGTTAGAAGCTGATGAAGACATTTCATTAGAAAGAGACGCTATGGAAGCTTCATTGGATGATAATACAGACCCAGCTCAATTCGATGCTAATATTGATGATATGGTGCAAGCGCAAACTGACATAGATGATGGCATTTCAAAAAGAAATGAGCAAATAGTAACTGAATTGCAAGGTTGGATTGATAATATTGATTCATTTTTGAAAATTCTTAATAGTGGAGATGGTGCAAGTATGCAATCCAGACTTGCAAATGCTGAACCCGACACTATTTTTGATAAAATGAAGCAGTCCCAACAAACTAAAATATCCAGAGTTGCATCAGACTTAGCTTCTCTTCATCAGGCATTCCTTGGATTTATGGCACAGACCAAAAATCCAAAATATAAATATGTTTAAATTTTATTAAACAATAATTTAAATTTTAAAATAGCCGATGGTCCACATTGGCTATTTTTTTTGATAAAGTCTATAGGAACTTGATCTATTTTCTTATCAATACACAATTCATTGAAATCTTTAAACTGTTTATACTTCTCAGGCCAAATAAACACACATTCATCTTGTTCTAATAACACTATACTCTTTTTTCTTGCGGTTTCATCAATCCATTGATTGTCCAACACCCAAATCTTATTAAAGAACTTAAGTTCTTCCAATTGTTCCAACTGAATCGTTGTAAACTTGTGATACCCCTCGTTGATACCCGCTACAGCTACTCCATTACGCACAAAACAGGCATCCAGCGGTCCTTCGAATATAAATACATCATCTAGTGAAGGATCTACCCTTTCTATCCCAAAAATTGATTTATCGGAGTTAATTTTTGATAAATAATTTGGTTTTTCATCCCATTTAACAAGTTTTCTGGTCTGATAATGAATAAATTTACCAGAAGTATCTAAAAATGGTATAACTAATCTATTTTTATGATTAAAATCATTTAAAGATATATAAAATGCGCCTGGTTTATTGATTGCGGTGTCTAATCTACGAGATTTTAAATAATCTAAAGCAGTTTGAACTATATTATTATCTTTATAATACTCTAATTGAATAGAATCGAATAAATTAATGCAATCATCTGGTAAAGATGGGCTTTTTTTAACTTTAACAGAGTCATTTATTGACATCACATCCAATAAATCATAAGAATCATCTGATATTTCACGACAAATTTCATCATAATTCATCCCAGAAACACGCATAATCCATTTTAAAGGATTACTACTCCATCCACAGTTATGGCAATATATTAAATTATTTTCTGGTATATAAAAACAACGTTTCTTTTTTCCAAAACTTTTACCTTCTTTGCATATTGGGCAAGAACACTGATATGTATCATTGAATCTATTATGTTTTGGATAAAATCCCAACTCAAAAAACTTAGCTATTACATAATCAGTAGGTAATTCTTCAATTTTTTTCGTTTTCTTCGTGTTGAGCCCTCGCAATATTGCGGACAAATTTTGGGAGTCTTTCAACATACTCAATTATACCTTCGTTTAAAGCAAAGTCAAACTTATCTAATGGTACTTTTCTATTTTCCATCAGCGGAGATGCTAAAAAATCATAATCATCTTCATTTTTTGATATCAAAATAAACATTTGACCAGCATAATCACCAGTTTGGACTGCGTATACATCTCCAAATCTTGGACCTTTTTTAAAAAAGTTAAACATAATCAACCATCCATTATTTTTCTGTTCATAAAATCTCCAAATTCTTCTATGAATGCATTGTCCAAAGCTGATTTATCCAGCTTTGTTTTGCTCATAGTGAGCCTAACTGGATTTCCATCTATATCATAACCTATCAACTTAAAACAAGTTAAAAATTCACTCAGCGATGCTGTAATGGCTTGATTTAATATTACTTTAGATGGTTTTTTTCTATCATCTTTTAATTTTATTTTTAATGAATCTATTAAAAGTTTTTTAATTTCATCATCTGAATAATTGTCATCCCCATTATCCATATAATTATTTAATCTCACACAATATTAAATTGAAGATTCTTCTTTTTTAAAATATGTGTGATTATCGTACTTCTGAGGAACCATTTTTTCCAACAGTGTAGTGATTATAATTTCCATTGAACTGGTTTTTAAATTATAATTCTTTGGAAAGAACGATCCACCATCGTTTATTTCAAACATGAGGTCTCCTTTAAATTCTTTATTTTGATAACATGTTATCATGACGCTTCTTCCGCCAGGATCTATCATAACACTCCATTTTCTAGGATCTTGCTGTCCATAATCTTTAAATAATTTAATTGCAATGAATCCCGAATCGCGGAGTCTTTTTAAGAAATAACTAAAGGTTGATATTTTATTTTTATTATTCATTTTACTAAACTTGATATAATATAATTTAGATAAACTTTTTCAAAATTCAAGTTTATATTAGCAACTCCAAACTTTGTATTGATTTTAAAATTAAAATCATTATCTTCTATGAAAGTTAAAAGACGTAAATTATCTAAATTTATAATAAAATCAGATAATTCAAAATCTACATTTCCAGATGTTATACATATGACATCACTATTTGATGATGTTTTGTCTTGCAAACTCCAATATAATTGACCATCATTTGTATATATGTATAGTTTATTAGAATCTGAAAATGCAGAATTTGTCTTTAACAAATTCTTTATAAAATTTTTAGAAACATTAAATTCTATATCATAAGATATGCTTTTAATTTTCTCCAAACTCATTTTTGTTTTTGCAATGAGTCCATCTTCATATAGATGATATTTAAATTTTATCTTATTGCCTCTGTATTCTAAATTATTATTGTTTAAAATTAAAGTGATATCATCCGAACCATCGCACATTTTTAAAGCGCTTGATAGTTTAGAAACTGATGGGATGTTTAATACTTTTTCCTCTTCAAAATCGATTTCTGTTCTTCCCCACAATATTAAAGATGCATCTTCACTGTTTGATATAAAATAAATTTCGCCATCCTTAATATTAAGAATGGCGGTATCATTTATTTTAGATAATGATTCTAATAAAAAGAGAAAGTTACTTTTATTAAGAGTTATCTTCTGATTCATGTTGTATTAATGTGAGTAATTTATCAATTTTTTTATTTAAATCTTCTAATATTTTATTCTGTTTTCTTAACAATTCATTCGTCACTTCTTGTTCAGATTTATTGAACTTTAATTCTAATTGATTCTCATCAACTGTAGATTGTGGTTGAATTTGAACTGGTTGTGGTGTTTGAGGCATCACAGGTTGATATGTTTGAGCAATTTCAATAGACTGAGGTGATATTACTGGCGGTTGACGCACTTGAGAGGATCTAAAATCTCTCTCAAGTGCAGTTTTAATACCGCTAGATATCCCGCCATCCCTCATGCCATCAACTTTCGGTTGCTGATCATTGAAATACATTGAGTCTATATCCTTACCCAATGCAAACATTGGACCAGCAAATTCAATCAATGCTTGTTTTTCTTCGGGAGTCAACATATTCAGCTATCGAGTTGATCTAACAATGCATCGATTTCATCATCGACATCTTCGATTTGTGGTTTGGCTTTTTTAACTTCTTTCTTTGCAGGGAAATCAAAAGGGATTTCATCTTCTTCATCTTCTTGATCATATTTCGATGCTGTAGATTTAGCTACAACTGATGATGGTTTTGATTTTTCAACATCTGAAGATTTCCCAAAGAAATGAGTGTTTAAAATTTCTTCAAGCTCGTCAAATGTTTTAACTGGATAAATCTGTTCAAGATCGTGAACCTTTGAATAGATATCTTCAATTTCTTCATCATCAAGATTTAGAACTGGCTTGTTATAAAAGCCAGAAGATTCAAATGTGGTATAATCACCACGACCTTCTGCTTTGATCTTCAAATTAGCACCTTCTGGACCAAGATCAAAGATACGAGCGCCAAACTCATCAGCACCATCGCCAGTAAGAGCGTCATCAATAATCTTCTTAATTTGTGGTCCAATCTTCAGAACTTTAACAGTCCCATTGTTTTCTGGATTTGATGGATCATCAATAACATAAATATTAACAAACCAATTTTCCTTACGACGAATGATTTTACCAAGTTCTTTTTCTGATTGATCTTCAGATTTAATAAGTTTCCAAAACGTTTCGGTAATTGGATCACGATCATTAAATGTTTGAAGAGATAGTGTTGAAATATAACTACCAGTCACCTTGCTTTTCCAACCATGAGTATAGTGGTGGAAAAATGTCTTCTCTGGATCATCCAAATTTGGAATAAGACGAACGGTATATGTCTTCCCAGCAGGAAACTTCATTACGTTCGCAAATGCACTGCTTCCAGATGATTCATTTGTTTTATTAAGAGCATCTTTGATTTTTTCAAACATGCTTGCATTGAATTTAGTTTTTGTCGTTTTCATAGATAATTATTGTTTAATTTTTTTAATGATTTTAATTGTTAATGTTATTATTATTAATGCTAATATTGATATACCGATCAAAGTTAGGATTAAGAATAATATCGGTGACATCACCCACATCCAACTTATATTAAGGATACCAACTAATTTTAGAAAAGCAAGTGCGAATGTCAAATATATAGAAACTTTAAATATTGTCATGTTTGTTTAATGTTTGTTTTATTTTTTCTATTGCTTGTTTTCCAAAAACTTTCATTTTCTTAGAAGACTGATATTTATTTCTTGTAACTTGGAAGGTTTTCCAAAAATCTCCAAAAGCAAAATTCAGTATGTCTGAATCTACATCAATATTTGAAAATGTCAAGGCGTGTAAAGTGTAATAATTTATTTTGTGAGATTTCAAATGATCTATGAAAGATGGTAAGGTTCCTGTAGAATATGTTTTATATTTTTCCAAAGAAATATCACAGTCTTTACAGAACTTCAATATAAATTTTAAAGAATTTGAAAATCTCACCAATGATTCTGAAGAATCTGGATCTTCAGAATTCAAAATTTTCATATAATTAGTATAACAAGTGATCGCCTTTAATGTAGTATAGTATTCCAAAGGAAAATAAGTTTCATCTGGATATATTTTATAAGGAGCAATAAAGAAATAATCAACAACCACAGTTTTATTAGAATTTAAAAATTTTTCTATTTTTTGTAAAACTATAAGTTTACTCTCTTCTAAATTATCAAAGTTTTGTTTTTGTTTAAATGGTAAATTTTTTACTTTTCTAGATATAGCCAAGTGGCAATTATAAATGCGCTTTTGATTATCGTTTAGTTTTAGCATTTTTTTTATTTTTATTACAACTGTTTAGATATTTTGTAACATACTTGCTCTTTACAAGACTTGGATCGAATTCCAAAAACAGTTTAACAACTTCATAGTCAGTGTCAATAGATAAAATGTCTTTAAGTAAATTTTTCATTTTTTCATTTTGTAATGTGAAAACGAAGACGTTCTGAACTGACATTTTCTTACCTTGAATATTCATAATGAACGTGCAGTAACACATAAACAAATGCATTTGTTCATTTTCAATGAGTGTGGTGTACGGGGGAGCTATCATAATTCAATTAATGTTGTTGTAAAATCTAAAAATTTTTGAGTAAGTTTCCCACCAGAAGAATTCACACTTCCTCCTCCGTTGCAAAGATTCTCTGCCATGAATTTTATATCAGCTGATGAGTTTCTTTTCTTTCTAAAAGAAACAAACTGAGTATTAACATTTACTATGATTGCAATTTCATAATCATAATTATCTAATAACGAATTGGCTATTTCATTAGCGCTTCCTTTAGCAAAGGTAGCAATTACACTGTGACCTTTGTACTCTCCTTGATATAAAAATAAATTCTCAAGTTCAGAATTTAAATCTTTATAAAATGATGATGATAATCTTAATTCAGATTCTGACAACTCTTGATAACCAGACCAGAACTTGTTTACAAAGTTATAAAATCTATTATTTCCGCTCTTTCTAAAAAGACCATTTAATATTTTAGCCTCTCTTGTTTTTAATTCATAACTATTGTAATCATCTACATAAACTATTAATTTTTTAAGGTCTGATGAAAATTCAAATTTATCTTTAAATTTTTTGTATAATAGTTTCGTACATGATGTTGTATCGTCATCTATCAATGTAGAATCATACACCTTTATATTTTCTTTTTTATCAGAAATAATAATAACTTTTTTATCATCAATTTTATTAATGGTATTTTGATCTAATGGAATTCCAACTATGAATATTTTATCATATTTATTCGAATTCTCATTGAACCATTCTGTGTATTTCTTTTCAAAGTCTCCGAAAAATACACATTGATAATCAAAATTGGATTTAGCAAACGCATTACCCAAAATAATAGTAGATGCAACTCCATCTAAATCACAGTTTGTCCATAAAAATACATTCATGTATTATATGATTTAATTTAATTTGCAAATTTTTCAAGTAATGAAAGATCTTCTTCGTTGATCATTTCTTCTTCTTCATCAGATTGAACGATACTCAATGTAGAATAATCAATTTTCATGGGTTGAACCATTCCTCTCGGACCGTATCTATTTTTCATCATGCCCAATCTAATCAATCCCAATTCTTGATCTTCTTCATTTTGGAAAATAGATACAATAACATCAGCGGTGGCTGCTAATCCTACAGATTCTGAAATTGTAGCCAAATCTGGATTGTCAGTATTGAAACCTGACTTGTTAAGCTGTGTAGCACTAATAATAGGACATTTAAATATATAACTCATAGCACGAACCTGCTCACATATGTATTTCACACGTTCATAAGAATTAGAACCTATAGTGGAATGAAGCAAGTTAACATAATCTATAACAATAGCATCTACTTTCTCGCCAGAATCTTGGAATTTTTTGACAAATGCTGTGAGTTGTTTCGGAGTAACTGTACTAGGAGGAAATTCTTTAATAAAAATTTTACTCTTTGGAAATTTCTCTTTCTCAGATTTCAAAAAATGCTGTAAAGATTTACAAGAAGATTGAAATTCTTTAAGTGGAATTTTTGTTATATTTGAACATATTCTTTTTGCATATAACATTTCACTCATTTCAAGTGAAATGACAAGAACTGTTTTATTTTGTTTAGCAATGTTTGCTGCTATATTACCAAGAAATATACTCTTGCCGATGTTTGTCTGTCCAGCGAAAATATATAATGATTTCCCATCTTCTCTAAATCCTCCACCCAATGCATTATCTAACCACTCCCACTTTGATGGAATTGTTTTTTCAATATTTGTAATATCGTCAATGATACGATCAGAATCTGAGAATATTTCTAATCCATTGTCAGTTACTAATTTAATATTGCATGATTTTTCAAACTGCTCAAGTATATTTGATGTGTCTACAACACCATCAGATACATCATTTGCAACTTTTAATAAAGTGTGATATACACTCTTCTCTTTTAAGAAAATTTCAGTGTTTTCATATAGTTCATCAATATCTAAATTTTTATCTAGATCTTTAAAAGATGCTATGAGTTGTTTAAATCCTTCTTTCAGAGAATCTTCAACTAAGTATGACTTAATTTCCGTCATACTTGGCAATTTTTGCCTTTTATCGTAAAAATTTCTAACTATTTCAAAATATTTCGAAATTCTTTTGTCTTCAAAATATTCGGGATTTATATAATCTGCAATTGCATTTAAATAAGTTGCATCAATTAAGCATTGTCTCGCTAATATTTTTTCAAAATGTTCTAAATCAAGATTCATATTTGTTCAAAAACCACTTTTCGGCTGCTTTCCACTCATCTGTAAACTCTTTTAATCCTGGAGATTCATGATTTATATAGATATCTCCAACACCAACCTTATGACCCATATTATGGCAATTTAAAGAAAAGTCAAGATCATAAAAATGAGCCTTCGCTGGATTTGTAATATCAAATCTTGCAGTTTCAATCACTTTACGATTCATTGCCATGAAAACACCATCCAACATAACCACTCTATGTGGATATGGTCCAAAACTTGTCATATTTTTAATCGTTTCGTTTCCATGCGCTACCGCACCATGGAGATTTCCTCCTCCAAACCCACCGCCCATGATGTGCCATAATGCTGGACTTTTTAAGTTTATTTGAGATGTTCCAGCCACTCCAATCAAATCATATTTTTCAAATAATTTTATTAGTTTTGGAGTGGGGTCATATTCTAACCAAATATCATCATGAGCTAATACCAAAGCGTCCCAATCTTCTTCTAATGCCTTATCTATGGCTTTATTATACGCCTTTGGTAATCCTTCACTATTGTTTAAATCAAAAGCTATATTTATATCTAAATTTATTTCTTTTATGCTTTTTAATAAAGCGGTATCTTTAGGGTCGGTTTTTCTTGTCGCTGAAAAGAACGCAATTCTCATATTTAAACGATATCAGATCTATTTAATTTGTCAATTTGCTAAATATATTCATGAATTTGTTTAATTTTGAATATTTTACAGAAAGAGCTGAAATATTGACTGAAATGGCAAGACCATTTGTATTGTTTGGTGCTGGAACACCAGCTAATGTGAAATATAAAGAATTAATGAATCAATTAGTTCAAGAATATCCAGGAAAACCTCCCACATCATATAGAATAACATTAGATAAGTATTTTCTAGACAAATTTAATGAAAAGTTTGAAATTTATAAATTTTCAAAGCAAGATTTATCAGATTATATAGAATCTAATTTAAGAAATATAGCTTCCGTAATGTTTGATGATGAAAATGCTTTAGATTTGACCGATGAAGAGATGCAAAGCTTTGAATTGAATTCAGATTCATCATTGGAAGGTGATATTTTATATCATTTTGAAAAGAAATTGGATAAAAATGATTATAAAGCATTTAATAAGAATTTTTCAACTATGGTTAGAAACAACAATAAGTTGAAAATGTCTTTAAAAATGATCAAATCATTGATTGCAGAAGATGAAAATGAATATGTGTTGAGTGGAAATGAAATTGTCAGGTATGAATCCGACGGTTTAAGTGATGCATCTGCATCCAGATCTACTTTAGAAAAAGTTTCAAGTGAAAATAAAGAACAATTTAATAATTCCGATTTTATAAACTCACTAAATTCAGAAGAGGCAATTTCTTATGCTGAAACCGCTTCAGAAAGATCAATAAGATCCAAGGGAATGGAAAAAGCCAGAGTGGAAACCACTGGTATAAAATTTAAAGATTTTTCTCAACTTGAAAATTATTTAAAACCTACTTTAAAACAATTGAATCGTGATATGCACACACGAAACATAAGTATTGGAAGAGGTGGAAAAGGAGGAACAAAAGCAGAATCAGAAACAGTAGATTCTCAAGGATCTGATATTGGATTACCATTTTCTACTTTATATATAGATAACATTTTAGATATTTTATCTATATTGATATCAGAAAGAAAAAAATTACCAACAGAAACATCCAATGATATATGGGGTAAAAGAGATCAACAACTCGGATCATCTAATATTTCAATAAAGCCACAATATTTAAATTATGAAATTTCTATTCCATCACAATTATTAAAATCATTCTCTGCTAAAGAAATTGAAGACATATATTTAGGATTTGAAAAAACATATGATAATTTCGAAAATAAACAATTAGAATATACTGAAGATGATTTATCAAAAACTATAAACAAATTTAAAGATTCTCTTCCCAAATTATCAAATCTTTTAGAATTTTTCAAAACATCATTATCTGGAATCGAAAAACAAAAAGATGAAATTGAACAAGATCAATCTTTCATAGGATATGATGATGATTTAGTTAGAAAATATTTTCCAGATACTGAAAGTGAAGAATTTAAAAATTTCACAAACTGGTATACAGCTAAAACAAAGTATGAAGAAAAATTAAAGAATGATCTTTTGGAAAGAATATTCAATTATCTTTCTAGTATGAAGGAAAAAGAATCACCAGACTCTGTTGAGAATGAATTTAAAGGAACTGATTCCGATTTAATGAAAAAATTACAAACTTATGAAAATAAAGTTAGAAGTTTAGAAAAAGCATACAAATATAGACCAACTGATCAATTAAAATCCGAAATAGATAATTTAAAAGAGATTATAGATTCAATTAAATCCAAGTATAACATAGAAGAACCACAACAAGATGAAGAAGAATTAGCGGTCATGGATTATATGACAGAACAAGTTAAAAAAGATAAATTATTAAATTCAAAAGGACAGTTTGTTGAAAAAATGAACAAAAAACCATTAAACTATTGGCACTGGAGTCAAATAAATGGATAAAATAAAACCCCGCTTTCGCGGGGTTTTTGTTATTAATCTTCTAATATCTCATCTTCATCTTCTTCAATTTCTTCTAAAGGAGGTTCTCCAACTTTATTACCATATGACCATTCTTGTTTTAAACGAGATTCAAGTTCTGGAAGAAGTTTATCCCATACAGATTGATCCTTTCTCCATGATTTATAAAATCCCAACTTTTCACCATTCCAGTCTGTATATGTAGATCCATTGGAAACTACAACCCCCATTTCTTTCATGATATCAAGTAGACCATGATGTTTGTCCAAACCTGTGGCGAATGAAAGATACATCTCACCTTCAAGATATTGCTTGATAAAGCGATTTTTAACAGTGAGTGCTCTAATAATAACACCAGAGTAACTTTTCTGTCCAGCTGCTTTTGTATCCTCAATTGTTTTACCTCCATCATCTTTAACTGGCTTTCTAGCTAATTGAACCGTTACAGAAGGTAAATAAATTGCAGCTTTGCCACCAGCAATATCTTTTTCAAGAGTTGGATACATTTGACCAGGATTATCATAAACATGATTTGTCATCAAAATAGGAGTCTTGGTCAGTGTTGACATGTTTGTACATGTTTTCAACAAACTCTTGATACTTTTAGCAAAAGTTCCCATATCAGAAGAAGTATTTTCTTTATCCATTCTACTGATTTCCAATTCACTTTGCAGGTTAGCCAAAGAATCAATTGCAATAATGAACTTGCCTTCTAATCCTTTTTCTTTTACTGATTTTAAAAGTTTGTAAATTGAATTTCTTGTATTTTCAGCAGTTTGAACATTTACTTTTTTTACTTTAGTGGTATCAAGACCCATTTTAGATGCGGTTTCGTCATCAATAGCACCCTCTGTATCATAAATTACAACTTGCATTCCTTTTTTTTGAGCGTTTGCTAAGATTTTAAGAATAAAACCTGTTTTAAATGTCTGACTTGGACCTACGAATTGTGTTACGCGACCTCTTGGAACACCACCATACAATGAACCAGAGATCAGCCCATTCAGCACCATCGATCCAGTGTCAATCCAATCATCAATTCCAGTTAACTTACTGTCACTTAGATATGATGAGTATGGTGTAATGTCATCAATGCTGCTCAATACATCATCAATGTCTTTTTGACTGCTGTTTTTTGCCATATTACAGATCGTTAATAGAGATTACTTTAGGTGAATTTTGAGCAACTGTGTCTTGAGGGGTATTAATCTTTTGGTATTGAGAAACGATGCGATCATCTAGTTCAACATCTGAAATAGCGACGTTCGATTTAGTATATGTCCAAATATTCTTGTCACGGCTTTCTTTACTGATAAATTCAAAAAAGAATAGAGGAAATGTTTGGACTTGAAGTTGACCAGATGGTTCTGGTTGAACATGAATAATAACAGGATTATTAATACTAACGGTAGCTGCATCTTCAGATGCTAACACACCCATGATTGTTCTTCCGATTTGGTCTTGGATTACGATATGTTTTTCTTTCATATGATTTAATTTACCATATCTTATTCTGAAGTCAACATCTTTCGATGTTCTTTTAAAATTTTATTAAATGCTTTTCCGACATTGTGTTTTTTAGAAGCTAATAATATAAAATGTTTCATTAAAGATTCGAACGTTTTTATAATTAAGTTATGTTTTTGTGAAAATTCTTTAATTTTAGTATATTTTTTTCCAAAAATAATATCTTCAAATATTTCTAATGTATACTCCATATTTTCAGAAGAAATATTTTCAATTTTCTTTTCAATAATTTGAACTTTCACAGGCTTTTGTTTTTTAACTTGTAATATTTTTAAACGTAATTCTTCCATTTTTGGATTTATAAATGGAGTATCATTTACACCTTGCAATGCATTTGATAGTTTTTGATATGCTTCATTTTCAGCAACATCTAAACCTTTATTGTAAGCTTCTTGTGGGGTCATGATTAATCTTCTGAAAATAAATCTAATAAATCAACTTTAACATTTTCATTTGGTTTTCTTAAAATCCAACCAACCGCTTCATAAAAAAAATCAATATTTCTATACATTAAATTTTCAAACATTTTTTCATAATCGATTTCAAATTCTTTTTTAAATTCTTCAGGATAATTACCACCATATCCAACAACGTCAATATTATATCTGTTTGGCTTTTTAACATTGATATATTTTATTTTATCACCTTGTTTTAATTTTGGATATTTTCCCGATATTCCAAGCTTTTCAAGTAATACATTGTGATAATGAGCAGCCTTCATGTGCTCTTGCATTCCTTTAGCTATTTGATTAAATCCATCACAATCAGAACTATACTTATCAAATGTATTGATTCCACTTATTCTGGATACCATTTCATAAGGTAATGTTTTGAAAGTCTCATATGCTTGGTTAAAAAGATCATCAGCAATATTTTTTCTTTTATCAATTATCATGCTTTCTATGATTTCCTTCAAGTATGGTTTGAGTTTTTTAGGCATTGTAGTTTTAACTACTGACACACCTTTGTATTTAAATTTATCTACTTTAAAGCCTTCATCATCAATCATGTGAAGTACGTAATATTTTTTCTTTAAGAAAATTCCAGAATCGCATATCGTTTCTCTTTTAAAGACAAAACGAGGATCTAAACTTTTCAATTCATTCTTTGCCCAGTTTGTCATTTCTGTGTTTATATAATTTTCAATATAATCACAGAAATTTAAAAAATCGGGATTGATCTCATCGTTTTTGTAAATTGGTATTCCTTTCTTATCTAAACATTTTAAAGAAACATATAAACTATCTGTATCATTGTATATGATAGAATCGTTCAATTCACATTGAGTTAATTCTGGATATTTTTCAATTAATGATTTTTGAAAAACGTCATTTGAACTTTTAATAACAGCCTGTCCAGTTAGCGTTACTGAGGATGCAATATCATCATCTCCCATAGGGGCATATGCATTTCCCATATAACCATACAATGAATTCAAATTAATTTTGTACGCATATTGAATAGAATCATATCTATTTTGTTCAGATTGAATAAACTCTCTTTCTTTTTTAGAAAGATTTTTATCTTCTTTCAATTTAGTTTTACAATCTTTCATCGCTTTTTGCATTTTCTTTCGTTCGGAATACAACCAATCTAGATATTCGGGAACAATGCCTTTTCGTTTTTGAGAGAACAAAAATCCAGCTTTCGTAAATGCTATTTTTTCAGCAGCTATATAATTTTCGAATTTTTCCTTATCGAATTCATACACTCTACCAGTCACATGATATATCTTGTATGTGTTTTCAAATTCTTCATATCTTCCAATTTTTGTTTCTGGAGAAAGATTCAAAGAAATCATAACACTTGGATATAGAGAGTTGGCATCGAAACTTACCAAGTTCTCAGAAAGCCCTCTTTTCGGCTCTCTAACATATGCTCCTGGGTTTTTACCATTTTTTATAGGTCTTATGAAGGTTGGTATTCTTTGATTTCTTTTTCTCGCTTGTACAGCCAAAGCTCCATTCATAATAGGAACTGTATCGATAGCCTTTTCAATATTAGTCAATCCAATATTTGCAAGGAATCTTAAAGTTTTCATATATCTCAATTCATCATCCAACCTTACAAGAAGTTCAACGTCGAGAATGTTATAGTCCACAAAGGTTTTCCAATCTTTAATTGACAACTCCCACAATTGCCCTTCATATTCTATTTTATTTTTACCAAGCTCGACTTCAGCAATGTAATCTAACTTATACGATTCTTGCTTATCTAATTTAAACTTTTGATAAAGTACCATATAATCAACTGATGATACTCCTTCGATTACAATTTGAACAGGCGGCTCTCCAAATTTAATTCTTTTTTTAACTTTTTCATATATACGTCCTATTGGAGATAATCTCTTTTGCCATTCTTCATCTAATACAACAGCAATTCGATTTACCAAATAAGGCATATCAAAACCAGAACTATTCCATCCAGATACAACGTCTGGATAATCATTTTCCCAAAATTTAATAAATGTTTTTAATAAAATTTCTTCACTTTTACAATGAATATATTTTATTTTTTTATCTGTAATGTGAGAAGCATCAAAAGGTTTCAATCCAAATGTCACATAACGTTCTCTTATAGAATCATAACATGTTATTAGGTTGATGATATCTTCTGGATTTTGAATATCTGGAAATTTTCCTTTGTTACTGAAAGTTTCAATATCTATAAACATTACTTTAAGAGGAAATTTGGAAAAATCCTCATCAGTATTTTGATGCCAATAATTATCAATTAAAAATTGCTGGGCTGGTGGTAAATTTTCAAAAACTCTTTTTATATTAGAATCTTTTAAAAATTTATTTCTTTCAAACCCAGAATCAAATTCTTTTTTTGTTAATTTGGTTTTGAATATGCTTTCTTCTTCCCCGTTGACCTTTTCCAGTAAAAGATATGGATTAAAATCCAAATCATACTTCACACGATTTCCATCGACATCCCAAGAAAACAAATGGACGCATCTTTCTTTATTGTTGTAAACGCAGTTTCTGTACACTACAACAAGTAAAACACGTTTTTCGAAATTGTCAATTGAACTTCAGTATGTATTTTCTAGATGATGAACCGTATGGAGTGTCTAGAGCTTCCATGAAAGCTCCTATATTTTCTGGTCTTTCTAAAAATCTCGCTTCTCCAATTTTACGAAGTTCTGGGATTAATTGATAATATCTAGCTCTATTTTTCCAATTCAATAATTCTTCTACTTTGTTTTCTAAATCTTCTCCTGTTTTAAATTTTAAAACATTCAGCGCATTTTCATATGTTGTCATATCTTGAACTAGACATGGGATTCCCAAACATGCAGCTTCAATGTATTTGATATCAGATTTACTTCTATTAAATGAATTATCTTGCAAGGGAGCTAAAAACAATTGAGCATTTAAACTATCTAAAAAGTTAGGGTATTCAATTAATGTCTTCCAAGGATGAAATTCAATTTTTCTATTTTCAACTAAATGTCTAATGGGAGGAGGTACAGCTCCGATAAAAACAAATTGATATTTATCAACATTTTTAGAAATAAATTCTATAACATGAGTAAAATCATCTTGTTGTTTTGTCTTATTTCCAACATCAAAATGTGCTCCAGATCCTGAATATACAATGCGAGGTTTCTTTTTATTTTTATCAAAATTATCAATGATTTTACGATAATTGAACTGATGACCGATCCACCAATATGGAGGGAAATTAGGTATTACCGAAATTTCTTCTTTACCAGTTCTTAATTTATATAAATCTCTCATGTGTTTACATGTAACTGTAACCTCATCAGACATATTAATCATATCAATGCAGTTTTGGCGAATTTCATCATTATCAAACGCTGGCTTATAGATATTATAATCTGGAATGTCTTCTCTGAATACGACATCATCAACTTCATATATAATTTTAAATCCAAGTTCTGGTTGTATACTTTTCAAAAACTCAAAAAACATTTTCTGTTCTTTACTTGCTTGTCTTTGAAGCTTAATAGTTTTTATATCTCTGTACCATTCTTTATCAAAAATCATTTTAGTAAGAGATGCTGAATCTCCCATGTTGGACATATTGATATGAAGTTCTGGCCAACCTATTCTCCACTGACCACACCCCTGACGATCTGCCATGAAATTTAAATATCTAGCTGGTCCATTTGGAACACTATTGATTTCTGGTGCTTTGGAAATTACACTATTTGAAAATGGTGATGTTGGAAACGGAGATGGAAATGGATTGGAAAACATATATATTGTAGTTATATTTTAATGTAAAAATGTCAATCTTATTGATAAACTCTTCTAGTTATTCCGTTTTCTTTTTCTAGGTTGACAATTTCACCATCTACATGTTTAATGGTTTCTTTTCTATGCGATATTGCATATACAGACATATTATTTTTATTAATTCTACTTTTCAAAACATTAATTAATAAATCCAATCCTCGTTCATCAAATGCACTATCGAAAATTTCATCATAAAATTCAAGATTTGAAGAAATTCCACTGATTTTTCTTCTCATGTCTGAAAAACTCAATACGCATGCGATATCAACGCTTCTTTTTTCTGCTCCTGACAAATTACTGTATGAAAATTCATTTCCTTTTTCAGTAGAAATATGTTCATCAAAATATTCATCAAATTTACATTTAACATTCATTCCAAGATCAGTTATGTATGTTGAAATAGTAGAATTTAACATACATAATAATTTCTTTATAACATAACTTTTAACACCCTCTTCGCCCAATACAAATTTACAAATTTCATAATCTGAATCCTTTTGTTTGAAGGTATTCAAATTTTCTTCTTGTTCTTTTTTTCTAGTTTCAGAATTTTTAATGTTTTCTTCGAATGAATCTGTAGATATGATAGAGTTTTTAAAATCATCATTTATATTTTTAAAAGACTCTTCATATTCTTTTAAGATATTATTCAAGTTTATTCTTTTTTGAGTTGTATCTTTCTGTTTTTGAATTTCATTATGAACTTTTGAAATATTTTTTTGAACTTTTGCTTTTTTATCTAACCAATCTTCTTTTTGATTATTAATTTCAGTTAAATTAATTTTATATTCACTTATATTATTTTGAATTTCTTCTTTTTTAGAATTAATATACTTTATATGATCATGTGAAATGTTTTGAAAACACTTATCACATTGAACTTCATCAACGGAGTTCATTTTCATTAATTCTTTTTTCAAAAGATCAAGATCTTTACTTATTTCAATATGTTTTATTTGAAAATTTCCAAGTTTACCATCGATTTTTTTCCAAGCATCTTCTAATTTTAAATATTGATTCTGTAATTCGTCAATATTTTGATTTTCTGGCAATTCTTCAATTTTTATTTTAATATTTTGAATTTTATTTGTAATTTCTTCCTTACGTGTATTTAAAAGTTCAGTTCTTTCTTCTATCTGTTTCTTAATATCATCGAATTGTTTTTGATAAGTGGTGATAGATGTTTTTAATTCTTCGACACGTGCTAAAGATACACTCATATCGTTTTTATTTTCACTTATATATTTTTTAAGATCTTTCAACATCAAACCAAATATTTCAATGTTGAAAATATCTTCAATAAATTTTCTTTTTTCAGCAGCATTCTTCAACATGAATGGTGTTGTGTCACTCAATGTCATTATATCGCAACTTTTATGGATAATTGGATTGGTTCCCAATAAATCACAAATATATTTGTTGGTATTTGCAATACTATCCCTGGTAATATCTTCATCACCCCTCCAAAGTTCAACTTTGGTTGGCTTTACATGTCTGATAATTTTATAAGATTGTGTATTTTCAGTAGTTTCAACATCAAATTGCAATTCAATGCGTCCTTTACCTTTAGTTATATTATTTACAATATATTCATTCTTAATTTTTCCAATAGTTTCACCAAATAATGCATAAAAATATGCAGACATGAGTGAACTTTTACCAACTGCATTTTTTCTTTCAGGATTATCAATATTTTGTCCAGTTATAAGGTTCAGACCTTCTTTAAATTCAATTTCTATAGCATCATTTCCAATACTTAAAAAGTTTTGAACAATTATTTTTTTATATTTTATTTTTCTCATATAAATCTTCGTTAATTTTTTTAATTCTGGCTAATTGATCATCATCTAATCCTAATTGATCATAAAATTCTTCAAACATTTCTTTAATATCAATAGAATCTATATTTTCTACATCATTTAAAGTCTTTGAATTCACATTATATTCGAAAGATATCTGCCAAGGATTGTAACTTTTGAATATATTTGATATTTTGGTAAATTCTTCTTCTGATAATTCAGAATCGACAATCAATTTAATGATATTATTTTCAATTTCTGATTCTTCATATGATTCATATCCACTCAAAGCTAGTTTTATGAAACGAGGAGATGCGGTATTTTCGAAAAATTCAATAGACCCATCTTCAATATCTAAAATATGGTATCCTTTTGTGTTATTTTGGTCGCTGAAGTCTAAAGGAAAACAACTACCAACATAGTATATTGACCCCTCGTTGTATTTTTTACTATTTCTATTGTGAAAATGACCAGAAAATACAGCATTCGTCTTCTCAATAAGTATATCAACTGGGTTTAATCCATGATTACATACTGTATAATTGTTCATTTTGAATGTTTGTATCTCAAAATGCCCAAAAATGTAGTCATATTTGCTGTTTGGAATATCATTATTCCATGGAACAAACAAAAAACGCTTATTAAAAGCTTCAAATTCTAAATTTTTATCAATTAATGTGATATTTTCATGCCCTTTCATCATTCCAAGGCTATGAACATCACTTCTGTTCTTATAATATGCATCATGATTTCCAATAATCATGAAAACGTTAAATTTTTTAAACTTTTCTATAATTTTAGAAGCAACGTGTATAGTTTGAACACTAATTTCGCTTCTATTATCAAAAAAATCACCCAAAAAGAATATATCTTTTATTTTTTTCTGATTTAATTCATCAACAATCCAATCAGCCCACGTTAAAGCTGTTTCGTGCCATTTTTCAGAATTTCCATATATTCCTAAATGAAGATCACTGAATATTGCAACTTTAGTCTTTTTAATCATATTATTAGTTTGAAAAATCGTATTGTTCATCATCATCAGAAAAACCTGATGGTTTGGTATATACATTTCCTTCAGATTCAATCATATTTTGCTCATAAAGCATTTGTTTATACTCTTGTAAACCTTCATGTTGCTTGTTTTCTTTCTTTATTCGGTTAGTAAACGCATTCCAAGCTATTTGATTGAAATAACTAAATGGATTATAACCAGAATCCATGTTATATTTCTTACCTTCCAACGCTGAATACATTTTTATAACAGCATCTCCTACCATTTCTTCTTTCCAAGACTTCGTATAATTAATAAATCGCCAATTATAACTCAACCCTTCGGCTATTTTAACTACATTAATAGCTAATTCATCTGTCATTTTATCACTGTCGTAATATTCCTGGATCTGTCTTTTAAAATCATTGGAGTTTACGTATATACTTGCTTTTATTTCTGGATTAAGTTTCATAAATCTATTTCTATTTCTTTATATGGTATCTGTTCATCGTCGTAAATTTGTTTTCTTTCTTCAGCGTGGTTTGTCGAGTATTTTAAATTATCATATATATCAAAAATAACAAGTTTGGACTTGTTTTCATGCAATCTCAACCCTCTACCTATTCCTTGCACGATACGAACGAAGCTTTTTCCACCAGATGCAAACACAATATTGTGTAAATTTTTAATATTTATACCTGTTGAAAATATACTACTCATTGCAATACACACTATGTTATCACAAACTTCCATATTTGCAATAACTTCAACCCTTTCGTTCAACTCGACCTCGCCTTTTATAAAAACTACACTCTTATCATTCAACACATTCAGAGATTTTAAAAGCGCTTCCCCGTGTTCAAGGTGATTTACCAATATTAATGTATTGTTTGGTATCTTAGAAACTATTTTATATATGATATTGTTTCTTTTTTCAGAATTGTATATATAAGATAACTCTATATTATAATCTTCTGTTGGAGTTTTATCTTTATTTTTATTTTTTTTAGGAATATCTGAAGAAGAATGATTCAATAAAATCATTTTAACCACCACATCAGTTAAAATATTTTCGTCTCTGAGTTCTTTACTGTTCTTTTCAAACAATAATGGACCAAATGTACCTAATATTTTCCACACATCATATTGATCTTTTGGAAAAGTGCCTGTGAAACCGAAACGGTTCGGTGTTTTTATTTTTGTGATGAGCTTTGATATTTTACTAGTGCCAGTACATCTATGACATTCATCAACTATTAACAAATCTACATCTTTGATCCATGAATTATCATCAAATTTGGATACTAAATTTTCAGAATTGACTATTATTACATCGGTATTTTCTAATTTATTAGTTCCAGTCCATCCCGAATATGAAAAATTAACTTTGTAAGATTCAAAATCTTTTTGAAGTTGTGATACAAGAGAAATTCCAGGTACTACAACCAACACTTTGTATGTTTGCTTGGGTCTATTTGCCCAAAAGTTTTCAATCAATGATGCTATACAAAAACTTTTACCAGAACCTGTAGCACTTTTTATTGTACCTCGTCCATATTTCAAACACAATTTCACAATTTCCATTTGAAAGTCTCTATGAGGAAATGCAAAACCATCAAATACTGTTGTTGTTTTTATACCACAACTTAAAAATTGTTTAAATTCTTCAGTGTATTCTATATTTGTATATTGTTCTTGTATTAAGATATTGATTATCTCTTTATAAAGACCGAAATCGAATTTTCCAGATTTATCAATTGCATATTTTCTATCTGGAATTTTTCTTCCGTACTTTTTTGCAAATTTTGCAGCGTCATTCTTGACACTGAATTTATTTTTTACGCAATAAAACGTGGCCTGATCACAAATAATCTGACCTTTGTTTGTTTTTGCATCGTAATGCAGCTTAATCAAAATTAATTAATAAGTGGAAATATCCACTTTTCGTTAATTCAAATTCCTTTATGTGTGGAACTTCTATCATCCTTCTTGCAATTGAATAAATTTTATTATATTTTCAAAATCTTTGGCTATGTATTTTACACAGTCATAAATTCTTTCAAGTTGTTTAAAATTCAATTTTAATTCGTCTATTTGTAGATTTATTTCTTCAACATCTTGACTTTCTTCTATTTTATCAAGTGTTGATTTATTTATTTTTATCTCCGAATTATCTATTAATTTTTTCTGTAATGTTTTGATTATATATTTCTTTTTTTGCTCAAGTGATTTAATTTCTTGTTCAGTTTCTGACAAGACGTTTGCCCAATATGATTTTTCTCCTGGAACTTGATTAAGTTTATCAGCTAAACTAAGCATATCGATATTTGTGGCAAATTCGGCATACTTTTTAGCATAAAACTTTCTTTTTTCAGAATTATTCATAATCAATTATTCTTTATTATAAATAATAATATGAGAATGTCAAGAACTGATGCTACAAAATTAGAAAATATTTATTTAGAAATGACATCAGTTGGTGTAGTTGGCCCAGTCACTTCTATTGTGACTGATTTAGGTGCAGAAAATGTAGATTCATATGCTGAAAGAGACACCAGAATTCCAAAAGGACCAAAAAAGAAAAAAGGCAAACCAGAAATAGCTAGAAGAAATCTATCATTTGATAGTACATTAGATTATCAAACTCCTGAAGTTAAAGCTAATATTAAAAATATTAGAAAACAGTAAAAAGGCACTTGACAAATAAAAAAACCATATTATATATGGGTGGTGGGTGGGATTTGATATATATTATAATATATTATATATAATATTAATTTATATTGTATATTATTATTAATATTATAATTATTATATGTCAGAATGGATAAATTTACCTGAAAATAAAAATAGTTTTCATGGATTTGTTTATATTATTAATAATAATCATCCAGATTCTAAAAAAAAGTATTATATTGGATGTAAAAAAATATTAAAAAGAATAAAAAGAAAACCATTAAAAGGTAAAAAGAGAAATAGAATAGACTATGTTGATAATAATGTAGATTCTTATTGGGGAAGTTCAGAAGAATTGAAAAAAGATATAGAAATATATGGTTTGGAATATTTTGAAAGAAAAATTCTACACATGTGTGAAAATCAATGGGAAATGAAGTTTTTAGAAATGTACGAACAGATGAAATATAATGTTCTATTTGACAAAAGCTCATACAATGGCATAATAAATGTTAGAATTAACAGCGTTCCTAAATCTTTAGAGGAGAAATATAAAAATTTTAAATTTTAAATGACTTTTATTAAAAAAAATACAAATAATTTAACAGTTTCATTAATTTTTGAAAAAGAAAATAAAGAAATGGTGGATATTGATTATATTTTTAAAAAAACCAATGATAATTTTTGTGTTTATTTAAATAATTTATCACTACCCATCAATTTTGATTTCAGAAATAGAGATAATAAAAAAATTTACATGAATGAATTTATAAAAACGTTCACTCATTACGTAAAATTTAGGGAAAATAAAGAAAAGTTATATTTTTACAGCAATATCTTAACTAAAGATGATTTTAGAAATAAACTAGTTTTAAAATTAAAAACATTATTTGGAATTACTATTCTTGAGGACTACAAAAGTCTTGAAAATATATCAACATTGATGGAAATAGGCTGTTGTGATACTGTTACTAAAATTATAAATTTCTTGAATCAAGAAAGGAAAGTAAAATCATTCAAGCAAATTAAAAAATATTTAGAAAAAAATGGGTTTGTGTATTTGAATGATGTTTATTTCAATGATTTTTCTAATAAGCTGCGTTTATTTACATAAATATTATATATGAGTAAGTTTCTTCAATTAATTGAAGATTTTGATCCAACAAATGATCAAAATCTTGACGATGTTGCATATAATTTCGTTAATTTTTTAAAAAGTAATGACATAAAATATGGAAGAGTTAAATCAACTAACACTTTTTATGTTCATGATAAAGAAGATATGAATAAAGTCTTTGTTGTGGAAGTTAAAGATGTAGTCAATACAAAACCATCTGAGGAAGATGGAGAAGCTGAAACTGTTGTAGATTCTTTAGCTGACATAGACCCAAAAGCTAATAAAGCCAAACAGGCAAGAATGACTGTAGTTAAAGGATTGGCAAATAAAGTACTTCCTTCATATTTGAAGAAAACTGAACAATTAAAAAGTTTTAAAACTCCATCTTTATGAAAAGTAAAACACTCCAACTCATAAATAAATATTCCCAAATTCTCAAAGAACAAGGAGAAATGGATGTTCAACCAACAGCCGATGCTGCTGTTGATGTTAATGATGTTACTCAAGAGCCAGTTGCTCAAGAATTACCATTCACAGCAGAGTCTGAAAATGATTATATCCTTCAAATGTTACATGCTGCAAAATTTGAACCCACTCCTGAACAAAATACAGAACTTGATAATCTTATTTACAAAATGAAAGATAAAGAGGTTAAAAATGCAAGAGCTGAAATATTACCAATTATACAAAAAATGATAAGTTCTCAAATTGATTCAAATCAAATTAGAGATCTTTCTGATCAAGTAGATTAAATAATACTATGAATTTCAAATTAAAAGAAAATGGACTTATTTGGGAAAATTACGCTAACATCCCAAGTATTCAAAAACGTCAAAACTATTCAGATGAATCTGAAGAAAAGGAAGACCATGGATTGGACGTTGAGAAGTCAGATCTTAATGATGACGGTGAGCTTTCTGAATATGAACAGGCGAGAGGATCTGCTGTAGCTAATGCTATGGGAGATGACTCGGAAGATGCAGAACATTTTCACGGTGATGAAGAATTAGATGATGTTAAAAATGTCGTAATGTCATTTGATACATCCGAACCAGTTAAACCAGAATACAAAGAAGAAGATCTTGATGAAGATGATCATGAAAGAAATGAAATGATCAAATCTGAAATTAAAAAACTCTGTGAATTTGCCAAACGATTAGAAAATATGGTATGTGATGCTAATTTTGAAGAATGGATGGCTGCTAAAATTACCAAAGCTGCTGATTACACTTCAGATGTATATTTTAGATTGAGCGCTAAAGCTGATTATGCTAATGGCTCACATGAACATTCAGAATATGAATATTAAAAATGGATAATTTCGAATCATTTTTTTATGAGAAATATGTCATTGGATTAATAGAAGATATCCATATTGAGGATCTTGGGACAATTTCTTCAAAAATAGATAGCGGCAACGGTGCTTATAATGTTCTTCATGGTAATGATATTGAAATAGATGAAAAGAATAAATTGGTTAGATTTACAACAGTGCATTCTATTTCTTTAGAAAAAGAACTGATAGATCAGATAACAATAAATATAGGGGCTGGAAAAATGGAAAAGAGACCAGTTGTCAATTTCAATTTAAAAATGGGAGATCGAACATTCGAAAATATACCATTCAGCATAGGAAATAGATCATCAAATACTCATAAAGTTTTAATAGGTAAATCCTTTATTGAAAATGAATTGGATGCTTTAATTGATGTGAGTATAAATAATATTGCAGATAAAAATTTTGAAGTTGATTTATGAAAAAATATTCACAGAAAGAACTATTAAATGAAGGATTCTGGAAAGGGATCGGTAAAGTAATTGGAGGAGTAGCTAGAGGGGTTGATTATACATTAGGTAAAGTTGCTCCCGAATTACAAAGCCTTTATAAAGACCCTTACAAAGCAGCTGTTGGTTTAGGCAGGGCTATCAAAGGATCACCATCTGGGGAGGATAAACAAGGCTATACAACTAATAATACACCCCAAAAAACTAATTATGCAAGTCCTCAAGAGACTGCAAACATAAGACAAGGATTGTCAAGTAAAAATATAACTTTATTAAACAATCCAACTCTTAGTTATATTGATTCAAGAACAAGAATGAAATATTTCAATGTTGAAATTGAAAATCAAGGTAGAAAAATGAATATTATAGTGGATTCGAATGGTAATTATTCAAACCCCTGATTGACATTTGGTTTATATTTATTAAAATATAATTATGAAGATTGAAATTCAAGCAACAAATGATGAATCATTTTCTCTTGTAAATCCAGAACAAGAAGTTACAGAAACTACGAATGTAGAACCTGAAATCAGTATTACATCAGCAGAAACAGTAGAAGAAGTTACCAGTGTTGCTAATAAAGTACCAAGAGCAGCACCTATTGAAAATAACAAAGGTGCTGGTTGGTTTTCTGGTACAAGTTGGGGGTGATTAAACCTTTAAAACTTGCGTAATATGTTTTAATATAGGACTTCTTACAACATCATCAGAATCAAATTTCATACAATGTATGTTATTTTTTCTTGAATGTTCAGTATTGAATAATTGATGGATTTTTTCAAATCCTGAATCTTTAATATCACATTGTTTAGCATCTCCACAAACGATATATTTGCTATTTCTGCCAAATCTGGTTAAAATAGTTGTTAATTCTCCTCTACTCATGTTTTGGGCTTCATCGACAATAACAAATGAATCATGGAATGTTAATCCTCTGACAAAATTTACAGGTATTGCTCTTATATATTTTTGAGTTAATAACATATGAGATACTGTTGGATCAACAATTTCGTTCAATTTATCCATTAACGGCATGGTATAAGGGCTGAATTTTTCATCAAGTTCCCCAGGAAGAGCGCCCATGCTTCTAGATGAGCTTTCTACGACAGATCTAATATAAATTATTTGATCCACTTTAGATTCTTTTAGATGCTCTAAAGCCGCATATACAGACATATAAGTTTTATTTGTACCTGCGAGACCATCAATAAACATAATATTTGTATTAGGATCGTTTATTGTATAGTAACACTGGGTTTGATTTTCCGTAAATGGGAAGTGTTTTTTTAAATTAACTTTCTCGAAATCGAAATTTTTCTTATAAGATTCGATAAATTCTTTTTCAAGATCCAACGAGGTTTCCTTACGCTTGCGCGTAGATTTTTTTGTGCTCATGTATTAATATTTAATTGATAATTGAAGGCCCGTATTGCATTTTTGATAGTGATCTAAATGACTAAATAATATAACCTATTGGCTTGACTTTTATTAAAAATATGTAAAATATTTGAATGAGAATAGCAATAAGCGGTGCTTCAAATTCTGGCAAATCAACATTAATAAATTCATTTCTTCGAAGATGGCCAATGTATTCAACTCCGATGAAATCTTACAGAGATATTCTAAAAGAACATAATTTAGAGCATTCGACTAAAACAAATGAAGAGACTCAATTATTAATATTAGATTCTATGATGAAAGTCCAAGAAGGATTTAAATCTACAGATAATATAATTTTCGATAGATGCACGTGGGATAATCTAGCATATACATTAGTTGCTAATTCTTATGAACAAGTTTCCGATGAAGTCACAGCAGCTTCTATTTCTTTTGTAAAAGAAAGCATGAAAGATATAGATATCATATTTTGGTTAGAATATGATTCAGATATTAAAGTTTTAGATAATGGCACAAGAGATACTAATACTGATTATATCAAAGAAGTTGATGGTGTTTTTAAACAATTATATGAACATTATTCTAATGATTTAGAAACTGATATTTTCTATCCAAAAGAAGATTGCCCAGCTATTATTCCAGTAGAAGGAAAAACCGTCGATGATAGAATTTTTTATATTTCTCAATTTATTGATGATACAGGTAGATTAATCGAGCCTGATAGTTCTTTGTTTAGTGAAGAAAATCTTCAAATATTAGAACAAATGCTTACTGATCAAACTAAAGCAAAAAATGATGATGCTGAAGTTATAAATTTAATGAAAGAAATTAGCAAATTTAAAAAATAATGTTAAATGATAAGAAAATAGGGGTTGGTATTATCACTTACAATAGAATTGACAACCTTAGAAAATTACTTGATTCATTAAATCAATGCGAATCAATTATTGATGAATTGATAGTTGTAAATGATGGAGAATCTATTAATGATTTTTCAAAATTTCAATTTCCTATTCTAAATAGCAACTGGGTTAATAACCCGCAAAATCTTGGGGTGGGTAAGTCTAAAAATATAGCTCTTAAACATTTACATGAATCTGGATGCGATCATCTATTTTTAATAGAGGATGATATTTTTATTAAAAATAAAAATGTATTTGAAAGATATATAGAATCATCCAAGATATCAGGAATACAGCATTTTATGTATTCTCAACACGGCGTTATGAACAAATCATGGCATAGTGGAAATGCAAATCCTATAATGATAATTGATTATGGAACTTTGAAAATTCCATTATATCCAGCAGCCGTTGGTGCGTTTTCTTATTTTTCCAAACTTTGTATAGAAAAAGCAGGATATTTTGATGAAAGATATTATAATGCATGTGAACATGTAGATCATACATATGAAATTATTAAAAAAGGCATGCATCCTCCATTTTGGTATAATGCGGATATTGAAAATTCTTGGGAATATCTAGAAGACGAAGCTTGGAGTATGGAACAATCTACAATTTCATCTAAGCCTAATTTAAATCAAATCGTCTCTAAATCTGATGAAATTTTCTTTTTGAAGCATGGAACTGTGCCAACAGCTGTTCCTTTTTCTAGAGAAGAAGAAGTAATACAATCTATTAAAAAAATTAAAAAAGAATATGGACAATAATATTTGGGAAATAGCTAAAAATAAATATAAAATTCAACAAATCCAAGAGGAATGGTTTTGGTTGATTGACACTGCAATTGTAACACCATACAAAGATAAGAAAATCAACATTTTTGAAATCGGTTGTTATGATGGAGGATCGACTTATTATTTGAGTAATTTTGCAAAAAATATGATAACTGTGGATAATAATAATCCATGCCGTTTCGATCCTTCAAGTATCCCAGCGAGTGAAAGTTATCAATATTTTGGTGGTGACAGTCACGATCCAAATATAATAAAAAATGTAAGTAAATTTGATTGGGATTTTGTTTTTATTGATGGCGATCATTCATACGAAGGAGTCAAAGCTGACTTTTATAATGTTTTACCGTACCTTAAAAAAGGAACGCCTGTCGCATTTCACGACATTGCCATTTCACATTTTCATCATACACATGGATGCTATGTCGGTGAGTTTTGGAGAGATTTGAAAAATGAATACAAAGCAACTAAATTTGAAGAATACCAAACTGATAAAGAATGGGCTGGAATAGGTCTACTTTTCGTATGAAAAGACTAAATATATGAATGGGACAAGGAAGATACTCAAAATATCCAAACAAGGCGGGGATTTATAAATTCAAATGCATTATCAACGATAAGATTTACATAGGAAAATCTATAAACATTAGGGATAGGATAAACAGTCATAGATATACACTATCAGAAACAAATAAAAGAAAAAAAGGATATTTTGAAAGTGCTATCAAAAAATATGGATGGGATTCTTTTGAATTTGAAATATTAGAGATTGTGGAGGATTTTGATAAACATAAAGATAACGATGATCTCTTAAAGAGAGAAGCATATTACATAAAGTTATTTGATTCTACTGATCCAAATAAAGGGTATAATTTATGTAAGTATTCAAGTGATAGAACTGGGGTTCCGTGTTCGGAAGAATCTAAAGAAAAATTAAGACAGGCTAATTTGGGAAAGAAACACTCAGAAGAAACCAAACTTAAAATGAAAGAAAGCTCTGCTAAATTAACTAAAGATAAACAAAAAAGACAATCTGGTAGACCTCTTCCAGAGGAAACCAAAAGAAAATTATCTAAAATTAATAAAGGAAAGACACCATCTAAAAATACTATAGATGCTATTAAAAATAGAGTTCGTAAAAGGTATAAAGTCCAAACTCCCAGCGGTGATTGTGTTGAAATTGTTAATATGGCTAAGTTTTGCAGAGATGAAAAATTAGGAAGGGATAGTATGGATAGGTTAGTTAGAGGGATTATAACTAACTATATGGGGTGGACATTTATAGAAGCTGTGATAATATAGGAATTATTAAAGATCCGATGTCAGAAAAACATAAAGAAAAAATTAAACAGTTAAATTTAAGAAAACCTAAATCTAGAAAAATTAAAAATGTAAAAATGTAGAAATATTAGCAAATGAATAATATAAAAAATAAAGTATGGACTTAACATTAATAACTTGCAATTATAATACGCCGATACAGATAGTAAGACTGTTGCAAAGCGTAAAAGAAACATCGTCACAGTTACCGAAGGTTATTGTGATGAATACATCAACAACCCAAGATTCTGATAAAATTTTATCAGATAATGATATACCTTATTATAATTTTAGAGGAGGATCGCATGGTGAATCTGTTAATTTAGCCTTTAAAAAAGTAAAAACTAAATATGTTCTATTGGTGGATTCTGATGTAATATTTTTAAAAGATTTTCTCCCAGCTTTTGAAAAATTCAAATCTTCAAATTTAACTCTTATGGGTAAAGTTGTCGGCAATGTCGCTGGTAAAAATCTGTATGAAAGAGTGGAACCTTGGTATTGTTTCATGAATTATGAAATTTTGAAAAATAAAAAAATTGAGTTTTTCGATAGAGAAAGAGTTAAGAAAAGCAAAGAGGACAATATAAAAGTATATGATATAGGTTCTACAATGTTTGAAGATGTTGAAAAATCTAATCTACTGATTGGAGATGTAGATTTAGAAAACAAATATTTTAAACATTACGGAGGAATGTCATGGCATTGTCAAAAATATAATTCTTCAGAAGATGATACTGATATTGATTTTGGTGGAACTCATCCACATGAAATTCTTTGGAATATTGGTCAACAAAGAAAAAATCAATACGATATCGAAACAGAATACTTAAAAGATATAGATATTAAATCTTGTTTTAAATGAATAAATGTTTTGTAAAAGTTGGAGGTGGGTTAGGAAATCAATTGTTTCAAATAGCCGCCGCTTATTCTTATTGTAAGAAATATAATAAAAAATTATATATAGATATATCAGATTGGAGCGCATCTCAAGGAGTTAATCCAATAAAATATAAAGATTCAATATTTAAAAATTTTGAATACCATTTATATTCTACTCCAGAAACTACAAAAATTGAAGAAGAAAGTTTAATTTATAAAGAACTTCCATATCATGATGGGGATGTATCGTTTCATGGCTATTTTCAATCTGATAAATATTTTATAGAACATAAGGATGAATTTGTAAATTGTTTAAGTTTGCCAAATCTTGATAGTTCCTTTATGCAAGAAAAAAATGTTGCATTTCATATAAGAAGAGGAGATTATATTAGTTATTCTCATATATATAATGTGTGTAATACTGATTATTTTAATAAACAATTTGAAGCATTTAAAGATTATCAAATAAATGTTTTTACTGATTCTCCCGACTTTATATGTAATGAATTTAAAAATCAAAAATTCAATTTAATAATATCACATTCGGAATTAGAAGACTTGACTTTAATGAGTTTGCATACAAATATAGTATGCAGTAATTCATCATTTTCTTGGTGGGCATCTTTGCTAGGCAAAGAAAAAGATAACATAATTGTTCCAAATAGATGGTTCAATAATTCAGAAAATCATTATGACATATACAGATCAGACTTTACAAAAATCGAAGTATAATTTAACTGAAACATCATTCATAATACATTTTAGAAGAGATTCCGATGATAGAATTTTCAATCTTAAATGTATTTTAAATTATTTTGATACTTATATTGATTATAAAGAATTATTCATAATTAATGATGATTCTGAACTTGATAATGAATTAAAAAATCTTAAAGAAAAATATCCAAAAATATCTATAGGTTTTTTTAAAAATGATGATGTTTATCAAAGAACTTTATGTTTCAATAAAATTGCAAAAATAGCAAACGGTAAAGTGTTGTGTTTTTATGATACTGATGTTTTGGTAAAGCCAGAATGTTTACAACATGCTCAAAAATTAATTATAACTGGAGAGTTGGATCATGTTTATCCATACAACGGATTATTTGTAGGTGTTAAAAAACCACATAGAGATTTATTAGTAAATTTTGAATTTAATAAATTAGAATCATTATTATTAGAACGTCATATAGGTTATGACAATGAATATATGGCAGTTGGACACGATCACTCCGTTGGAGGGATGCACATGATGTCTAAAGAAGCATTTAATAAAATTGAAGGATACAACGTTAATTTTATCGGTTGGGGATGTGAAGATGTTGATATTTATACTAGATCAGGCCAGAAAAATAAAGTAGCTGGTATCAGTTCCCCTGATGCGATATGTTGGCATATTGATCATGATAATACTATAAGAACTGAGAATAAATACTATCAAAATAATTTAAATTTATTATACAGAAATAATAAATGAATTTAAAAAAACGACCCAAATTATCAGTTGCCATTCCATGTTATGAAATGAGTGGTAAGGGTGTTGAATTTTTAGAAAAATCTTTAAACATTATTAAAAATCAAAATGTAGATTTTTCTGAAATTGAAATTGTAATATCTGATCATTCTATAAATGATGATATAAAAAAATGCTGCGATAAGTATAACAATATAAATTTAAAATATTATAAAAATGAAGAATGCAGAGGTTCAATGTCTGGAAATATTAATAGTTGTATTAGACAGAGTTCTGGGGAATATATAAAACCATTATTTCAAGATGATTTTTTAAATTCTTCAAATTCTCTAAAAGCTATTTTGGATAATTTGAATTCCCCATGGATAGCTCATGAATATACTCATTTAGATCTTTCGACAGATTCATTTTATAATCAAAGAACTCCTTTCTATAATGATAGAATTTTAGAAGGAATTAACACAATTGGACCTCCAACAGTGACAGCTTTTTTGAATGATAATAATTATTTCGATGAAAATTTATTATGGTTTATGGATATAGAATTTTATCACAGAATGATGATAAAATATGGTCATCCTACAATTTTAAAATGTAATGACCCTATAGCTACAGTTACAACATGGAGTGGACAAACTACAGAAACATCAATCAATCAAGTTTTAATTGACAAAGAAACCAATTATATTAAATTAAAATATAATGAAAATATCTGAGTTATTTTTAAAATATCAAAGTGATAAAAATGAAGGATCTTTATATCCTTCAGATCATCTTAGGGGTCACACATATGGAAAATCATATGATAAAATATTTGAAAAATTTGATAGAAAATCAAATTTCAATATATTAGAAATTGGAATTCAAAAGGGTGGTAGTATGCTGGCATGGAAAGATTACTTTGAAAATTCTAACATTTATGGTGTAGATATAGTAGATTGTATTTTACCAGAATATAGACGAGAGGATTTTAATTATATATTTGATGATATTAAATCTGATAATGTTACAAAAATTTTAAGTAATTTAACTTTTGATATTATTATAGATGATGGAAGTCATTTTTTGAGTGATGTTCTATTTACAGTTTCCAATTATCTATCAAAACTTAACGATGGCGGTGTTTTAATTATAGAAGATTGTCAGCACCCAGAGGGATGGATAGAAGAAATAGGAAAGTTGGTTGATGATAATTATAGAATAATTACAGCTGATTTGAGATATGATAGAGGTCAACCTCAATACGATAATTTTCTAATTATTATAGAAAAACAATAAAATTTATAATTTTAATTTAAATGATAACAACCAATTTAACTGGTAATTTAGGAAATCACATGTGGCAATACGCTGTATGTAGAATGATAGCCGAACATAAAGGTTATGATTGGGGTATAAATTCAACACCAAGCCATGATTATTTTAATGGTAAAAGCCAAATGGAATTCATGGAGATTGATTATGGAAAACCTGTTGATGGTATAATTAATTCATTTCATGAAAGATGGATTCATATACAACATGTGGATATAGTTAACATCGCGATGTTGGACAAAAGAATCTATGATATTGAAGATAACACGGTACTATTAGGAGAAAATGGTGCATATGGTGGATTGTTTCAATGTGAAGATTATCTAATAGATAGAAAGTCTGATGTTGAAAAATGGTTTTCTATAAAACCAGAATATAAAAATCAATACGATAATAAATTAAAAGAATTAGGTATTGAATTGGATGAAAATTTATGCGTTATTAATTTCAGAGGGGGGGAATATAGAGGAATTTCCACGTGCTTGTTGAGAAAAGAATATTGGAAAGATGCTACCAATCATATGTTAGCAATCAATCCATTTATGGTTTTTTTAGCAATAACTGATGATCCTGAGCTGTGTAAAGAATATATGCCGTTTGATATTCAAACGTTGCATATTGATGCAGGTTTTGATTTTTATGTAGTTAATCAAGCTCATTGGTTGATAATTTCAAATTCATCATTTGGATGGTGGGCTGCTTGGTTAAACAAAAAATCCAAAAAAACTATAGCTCCTAAATATTGGGCTAGACATAATGTCAGCAATGGGTATTGGGCTCTTGGTAATTCGTATACAAGAGGATTTACTTTTATGGATAGAGAAGGTAAATTATTCAATTATGATGATTGTTTAATTGAAGCAACTGAATTTTATAAAAACCATAATATCATATAAATATGAGAAAAATTTACGACTGTTTTATTTTTTTTAATGAATTGGATTTACTTGAATTAAGATTAAATGTTTTAGATTCTTATGTTGATTATTTTGTTATTTGTGAAGCTTCCGTAACACACAGCGGAATTAATAAAGAATATATTTTTGAAAATAATAAACATAGATTTTCAAAATTCTTACATAAGATTATTCATTTGAAAATTGATGATATTCCTACAAATTTTTCCAATCTTCCAATTTCATCAAACGTAAATACATTCGATGAGGAATGCGTTAATGATATTCATTCATTTATAAATGAAACAACTCTGTTTAATAAAATAACAGAAAGTCATTTTGGTAGAGATTTTTTTCAAAAAGAATCTCTCAGAAGAGGTTTAGAGAATTGTGAAGATGATGATATTGTAATATTATCTGATTGTGATGAAATTCCAAATCCTAAAGTTTTAGAAAAAGTCGATAAGTTTATCAAAGATTATGAATTTTTTACATTTAATCAAAAGACTTATTATTATTATATAAATCTATTGAAAGAAACTTCATGGAAAGGTTCTAGAATGGGGTTATATAAAAACTTAAAAAAATATTCATTCAATAAATTAAGAGCGCAACAAAATTGCGAAATTTCTGAAGGTGGGTGGCATTTTAGTTTCATGGGAGGTTCTGAACAAGTTAAATTGAAAATTAAATCGTATTCACATCAAGAATTGAATACTTCAGAATATATAAATAATGTTGATAAAAACATAGAAAATAATATAGATCCATTTTTTAGAGGATCTTTGACGAAAGTTGATATTGATTCATCTTATCCAGAATATATTTTAAATAATTTGCAAAAATATCAACACATGATAAAATAAATTTATGTTAGATTTATCAAATGTAACGCTTATAGCGATGACATCTGTGAAAATACCTCAAACTATAAAAGCATTGCAATATAGTTCTAGAGATATAAAATTTGGAGCTATAAAAATTATTTCAGATATTAAACCAGATGATCTTCCTAGTGATATTATCCATGAATATACTGAGAAAATGTCTAATATAGATGATTGGAATTATTCAATTATCTATAAACTTGGGAAGCATATAGATACCGAATTTGCTATACTTATTCATGATGATGGTTTTATTATAAATCCTAAATCTTGGAGACCAGAGTTTTTTGAATATGATTATATTGGAGCGCCTTGGCCGTTGCCGATGGATGATTTTTCTTATAGAGATATAAATGGTGAAATTATAAGAGTTGGTAATAGTGTATCATTACGAAGTAAAAAATTAATAGATTTACCTGTAAAATTAAATTTAGAATGGAAACCATTTCATGGCTATTATAATGAAGACGGTTTTATTTGTGTAAATTATAGACATATATATAAAGAACACGGTATTAAATTTGCAGATATAGATGTTGCTAAATATTTTTCACACGAAACCCAATTACCAGAAACTTTTGGAATCGAACCATTCGCCTTTCATGGAAAGAAAGGATTATTTGATTAATATGAAAAAGGAAATAGTGATAGCCGCATATGATAAAGATTTACATTGGTTAAGTAGATTAAATTCCGATGTGAAGAAAACTATATATCGAAAAGGAAACAGAAGTGAGGATATAAATGAAATTTATATAGAGAATAATAAAGGAAGATGTGTGCATACATTCTTTAATCATATTTTTGAAAATTATAATAATCTTTCTGATGTAACATATTTTGCACAAGATTATCCTTTCGATCACTGGGAAAATATAATAGAAATTATAAATGATATTCCAACTATACAAAAAGAACAATTAAAAATAGGAGGTTATTGCGGATATCATTGGAATAGTATACAGACACCATCATCAAGTGGTGGTATTATGTGGGAATTATATCCATCCATTCATCATGGAAATGGTAATATACTTTCATGTGATAGCAAAGGACATCCTCATGCATCTGCTGATTTTCATATTGATGCTGATAAATATTGGAATTTATTTTTTAATAACAAACCTCCTAACTTTTATGAATTCATTCCTGGGGGTCACTTTTCAATAACAAAAGAACACGCTCATTTAAGAACTAGAGATTTTTATAAAAAAGTTGTAGATTTTTTAATAGATTATGAATTTGCACCCTGGATTGTTGAAAGATTAGAGTGTTATATTTTCAATCCAAAATATTCAACTATTTAAATGATTTGACATTTCAAAAAAATTTGGTAGATTTTAGAATATGATTTTAAAAGAAGATATTAAAACATTGGTAGGTAATCACGTTTCACCTTATATCTACAATGCAAAGGAATTTAAAGCTGGTAAAACACCGATATATTATTCTGGTCCATATTGGGACAATCAAGAGACAGAAGCTGCTCTAGATTCATTTTTAAATGGTAAATGGATCACTGCTGGTGAAAAAGTTCATAAATTTGAAAGTCAGTTTTCCAAGAGGTTCAATACCAAATATGGTCATATGGTAAATTCTGGAAGTTCGGCCAATTTAATTTTAATTTCTGGTTTAAAGAGAAGATTTAATTGGCAAGATGGTGATGAAATCATTGTATCACCTGTTGGATTTGCAACTACAATTTCTGTAATTTATCAAACCAGACTAACCCCAGTTTTTGTAGATATCGAATGGGACACTTTGAACTTTGATATTGACCAAATTGAATCTAAAATAACAAACAAGACGAAGGCTATTTTTATATCTCCAGTTTTAGGAAATCCTCCAGATATGGATAGATTGATTGAAATTAGCGAAAAGCATGGAATTCAACTTGTAGGGGATAACTGCGATAGTCTTGGAAGCAAGTGGGATGGAAAATATCTAAATGAATATTATGTAGCTTATTCAAATTCTTTTTATCCAGCCCATCATATTTCAACAGGTGAAGGCGGTATGGTATGCACTGATGATGTCGATCTTAAAAAGCTTTTCGTTAGTTTAAGCTGGTGGGGTCGTGATTGTTATTGTGTAGGATCTGCCAATCTTCTACCATGCGGTACTTGTGGAAATAGATTCGATAACTGGCTTGAGAATTTTGATGGTGTGATTGATCATAAATACGTATTTTCTGAAATGGGATACAATTTAAAACCATTGGATATGCAAGGTGCTATCGGGTTGGTTCAGCTTGAAAAATTAGATGAAATTGAAAATAATAGAAGAATTTCTAGAGATACAATTTCTAAAATTTTCTGTAACAATATTCCGAATGTTAAAATTCCTAAAACCTTAGATAAGGCAGATCCTTGCTGGTTTGGAACTCCGTTCATTTGTGAAGAAAGTGGATTAAAACCCGAATTAGTCAAATACTTAGAGGATAATAAAATACAGACTAGAAACTATTTTGCTGGTAATATTTTGTTACATCCAGGATACAAACACTTGGATGATTATAAAAAATATCCAGAAGCGAATAAAGTTTTAGATAAAGTATTTTTCATTGGTGCTGCTCCTCATTATACAACTCCAGTGTTTGAATATATTGAAGATGTAATTTCAAAATTTAGAAAATAATTTATGATATCGGTTTTTGGAGGTACTGGATTTGTTGGTAGTGAATTTTGCCAGCAATTTAAAGATGAAGTTGCAATTATAGATAGAAATTCTTTTATCCCTATCAGTGATAAAGTTTTATATTTTATAAGTACGGTAGATAATTACAATGTATTGACAGATTCTAAAAAAGACATCAACACTAATTTAATTCATCTTATGAATGTATTGGATGAATGTAAAAATAAAAATATAGAATTTACATTTATAAGTTCATGGTTCGTTTATGGAGAGACTGATTTACCAGCAACTGAAAGTTCTATATGTAAACCTAAAGGATTTTATTCAATAACCAAATACGCTGCAGAATTATTATTAGAATCTTATTGTAAAACATTTAATATAAAATATAAAATCATAAGGCTTGGAAATGTTTTGGGAAATTCTGATGGTAAAATTTCTAAAAAGAAAAACGCTCTTCAATTTTTAATAAGTGAGATTAAAGAAAATAAAGATATAAATCTTTATAATAATGGCAATTTTTATAGAGATTTTATACACGTTAGTGATGTTGCCAAAGGTATCAAATATGTAATGGAGCGTGGCAACTTCAATGAAATATATAATTTAGGGTGCGGAATTCCTATAGTTTTTAAATCTATAATTGATTACGCTGTTGAAAAAACAAATTCAACTAGTAAAATTGGAATTATGGATGCTACTGATTTTCATAAAATAGTTCAAGTCGAATCTATGTACTTAGATACTAATAAGTTGAATAGTTTGGGATTTAAACCAGAAAAAAACATCTATCAAATTGTAGATGAATTATTGGAATAATGTTTAAAGCAATAAATCATATATTATTTGAAAATCCTTCTAAGGAAATAGATTCGGAAACTTTAGAAGAGTTTGTTCCTTATATGGTAACAAGATATTTTTCATTTTATGAAAATGGAAAATATATAGATTATATTAATTCTACAATTAATAAATATCAAAATATTTTTTACACTAAAGAAGATGAATATAAATTTTATGAAAATGTAATTCCTAAATTAAAAAATAAAAAGATTAATTACATTAAAAAAAATAAAAAGGAAAAGACAAAAAAAGATATTGTCGAAGCAGTTCCTGATTTTTATTCAAGAAAAGAATGGGAAAACTTGACATCTAATGATATATAATTAAATTTATATATGTCAGTTTCAATAGATGTTTTAGCTCCTCAAAAATCACACATAGATCTTTCAGATAAAATGCTACCCAGTGATTTTGGGTTAGATGATTATCAATTATCAAATTTATTTGATGATGTTATATTAATCGAATATTGTGATTTACATGGTGGTGAAGACGGTTCGGAGTATATTTTAAGAGGAGGAATTGCAGTTCCTATAAATCAAGTTCACAATGCTTGGAGAAAAGGAAAGGTTATCCTGAATGGACCCAGAGTTCAATATGCTAAAGTTGGAGATGTTGTAGTGTTCCCTAATAATATGGGAATTCCAATTACCAATTTAGAAGTTGAAGGTTATGGTAAAATTAAAAATGGACTGTTCATAAATGAACAGAGGATGTTTGGAATTTGTAAAGTTAACGATAAAGCTAACAATAAATAATTTAGATGGATCTTCCTAAATTATCTGATATTGTAAAAACAGCATTTGAATTTTTTAAAAATACAAAAAATTCAATTTTAACAAATATCAATAATAGAAGTAGAAGAAAAATAAGCAGATCTGAATTAAAAAATCTAGTAAGTTCTAACGTTTGTGAAATTATCTTTTTAAGAAGAACTCCAGAGAGAGCCCCAGTTCCACCTAGAGCGCAATGGAGAAGAATGTTATGTACAAACAGTATTGAAATTTTAAACAGTACAAATGGAAAGATATCTTTAAACTTTCGTTTTCCTAAAACTCCTAGAAGGATAGATGAAGTAAAACATAATATAGTTGTAGCTTGGGACATTATAATGCAAGATTATAGAAATATAAGTATGGAAAATTGTTATTTGATTCAAACTATTCCAGGAGATGAAACCTTTTGGAAGTATTATAATGAAGTTCTTTATACTATGACACCTGCTCAAAAAATGAATTTCATGGATACTTAAAATGAACAATATCGATCAACAATTAAAAAAATGTATTTTAAAAAATGTCAATTTTACTATTGATAATAAATGTGTACGTTCTGGAAAAGTTAAAGTTTTTAATATAAAGCAATTTTTTATAAAATTTAAAATTTTATCCGACAATATAGAAAAAGAATATGAACTTCCATACCCATTTAAATTGGTTGAACTTGAAGATGGCTTTTTGTTTGATTACAGCTTGAGTGCATTTTGCCCACCATCAAATGAAAATTATTATAAAATGTTAGTTTACGATAAAGGCAATGCATCTAAATTATACAATAATTATCTGTTTATGAAGTTTTAACAGTTTGACATTTTTCCATTTCAGGTTAAGCTATTTGAAATGTCTAACTTAATACTTAATTTTCCAGAATCATATACTCCATCATCGTCACAGGTTAAGATTCTAAAAAAAATAGAACAGTCTATTTCAAACGGTGAGAAATTCATAGTCTGCAACGCTCCAACAGGATCTGGTAAATCTTTTTTCGCACCAACACTAGCAAAATACATAGGAGGACCAAGCGATACTTGGAAATCAAGGGTTGATGATTATAGTATTTTTGGAGATAAGGGATCTGAATATGTAAATGAAGAGGATTTGTTCGGAGTTTATGCTTTGACTATTACGAAATCGTTACAAGATCAATATAAAAGCTCGTTCGATTTTGCATCTGTGTTGAAAGGTCAATCAAACTATCAATGTAATTATGATGATATGTTGACTGTTGATGTGGCTCCTTGTATATATATACCAACATTAAAAAAAGAATGCTGGAGTTGTAATAGATGTAGTTATTACAACGATAGAAATAAAATGCTCAAAAGTGAATTTGCAACTTTGAATTATAGTATGTATTTTTCATTACCTGATCATTTAAAGAAAAGAAAAATATTAGTATTAGATGAGGCATCAGAGCTAGAAGAACAATTGGTAAATCAATTTACATGCGAAATTGATTTAATCTTTTTAAAGAAAACATCAATTAAAATATCAGCTTTTCCATCTGAAGAAAAAGCCATCAATGTGTTGTCTTGGCTTGGTAATTTATTATCCGAAATAAAAATAAACATTGATTTATATTTGGATTATTTTAAAAACAAAAAAACTAAAAATTCAGAATTTCATAAAAAGAAATCCGAATATTCTAAACTTTTAAATATTTCTAAAAGTATAGAATTATTAATTGAAACTTATTATGATAGTCAATATATAATCGAACACGGCGATTCTATTTTAAAATTCATACCTCTTAAAATTGATAAATTGAGTAAATATTTGTTTGATAATGCGGATCATGTGATACTTTTAAGTGCTACTATAATCGACCCTGTTAATTTTTGTAATACGTTGGGAATTGCAAAACATTCATATATTGAAGTAGATTCTATTTTTGATTCTGAAAAATCACCTATTTATATTTTAGCGACACAAAAAATAAATTATAGTAATCTTAAATCATTATTGCCAAAAATTTGTAAACAAATTGAAGGCATTTTAGAAGAACATAAAGAAGAAAAAGGAATTATTCACACCCATACTCAATTTATATCTGATTATATTAGAGATAATGTAAATACCGATAGATTTTTATGTAGAGAACTTGGGATATCTAATGATATTATTTTAGAAAAACATGTTAAAACTTCAAAACCTACAGTGTTGGTATCACCATCCATGACATATGGTGTAGATTTGAAAGGAGATTTAGCCAAATTTCAAATTGTATTAAAGGCTCCTTGGTTGCCTACAAAAGATCCAAGAGTTGAAAGAATGATGAAAATTGATAAAAATTGGTATTCTAATAAAATGTTGTGTAATTTAGTTCAAGCCTGTGGAAGAGGAGTAAGATCTACAGCGGATGAATGCATTACTTATATTTTAGATGGTAGTATATTTGATACTATTGCTAAAAATAAGAAAAAATTACCCAAATACTTTTTAGACAGGCTTCAATAATGGATGAAAATCTTAAATAATTTTAGTGATTAAATATTCTTATCATCGTGAGCAGTTAGATTTATTGATGCTTTTTACATCAGCATTCGATGATACGTTTGTATATAGATATGATTTCAATACCAAAACGCCAGAATCTAAAATTCAAGTTAGATATATTCATGGTCCAAAACAACGAGTAATCCATGACATAGTAACAAAAGAGAAAAATCTCACATTACCAGTGGTTTCAATAGAACAAACTGGATTATCGAGAGATCCAGATAGAGTAGTTCACAAACATCAAAATATCTATAGACCATTATTAGGAAATGTTTCAAAAGTTGGTAAAATTCCAATGCCTATACCTGTAACTATGGATGTCAAAGTATCTATAATTGCAAAATATAAAGAAGATATTGATCAAATTATTCAAAATTTTGCAACCGTTTGCAATCCCTATTTTGTTGTTTCTTGGAAAATTCCAGAAGAATTTGGATTAGATTTTACTGATGAATTGAGAGTTCAAATCGAATGGGCTGGAAATATTTCATATACAACTCCAACAACATTAGGAATAGATGACAAATATAGAATAAGTGCTGATACAACTTTCACTATCAAAGGTTGGCTTTTTCCATCTTTACAAAATCCAGAAGCTCCCATTTATGTTGTCAATACTAAATTTATAAATCAAAATTTAGCATCAAGAGTAACAGGATACGACGATTATCCATCGTTATCTGCGTCATATGTTGAATCGGATACTGTTATGGTATCGGCATATCCAGAATTTACTAATTTTTATTATTCTGTATCTGGTGATATAATACCCTTATTAGCACCTGCAAGATTTAATTATACAGTAAGAAATAATTTCTTGATATTAGGAAAGAGATTTGGGTATAATAATACTTGGTATTTGAGTTCTTCAAAACAGGAGTTTTTATTAGACTTTGTAGAAATTAAAACTGCCAAGTTCCCAATCATATCAGCTTATAAAATTCCTGAGAATTTAATAACTACTTATACAGATAATAATGTAACTATTTCAATTCCAGAAAACTTTTTATCAGGATCATCTGGAGATTTTACTATAGTAACTGCCAACAGTGCTGGATGGACATCTTCCAAATATAAATTTTCTATAGATGACATTAATAATAAAAATATGTATATTCAACCAGATTTGATTAGTACATATTATCAACCAAACAGTGCAAATACATATATTAGACCTTAAATATAATTATGTCAGATATTGTAGTAAGCCAACATATTGATGATCTTTTAAGAAGTTCAAGCGCTTCTGGATCTAGAAATGTATTAAATGTTCCTAGTGTATCGGAAGTTCCAACTATTCAAAGTTTCAACGCACTTTCTGAATCTGTAGCTAGAATAGATGGATCTCTTATAAACGTTCTTAGTCTCAGTGGAGATACTTATACATTACAATTATCTAATTTAGGAGCTTACATAAGAAAATTTCATAGTTCTCCTCATACTATTATCATACCTAATTCATCTGATGTTTCGTTTCAGGTTGGTAGTACGTTTGTAATTAGAAACACAAGTTCAAGCAGCTTAACCATATCAAGCGGACCTACAGTATCATTAAGTTATTTTGCAGACTTGAGTGCTAATATATTAGATCAATATGCTTCTGCTCAAATAGTTTGTGTTGGAACAGATAACTGGGATATAATTTAATATGAGAATATCAACAGCTTCTAGATACAAGTTTTTAAAAGATTATAGAATAGGAGTTCCTGAATTATTGTCAGAAACATCCTATAGTGGTAATATTATTTTTAATGAAAGTGATTTAAGAAAAAGCATTGGATGGTTAGCTAATACCGCTGTAAGACAAGTCGGTACCACTTTCACTGGATTGTTTTTTCTCGATAGACAGGGTGATGCTGTATCAATTAATACTGAGGGTGATGTTGTTGCTGTAGGAGCTTCAAATGGTAGAACAACAGATATCGGATATACCAGAATATTTAGACTTACTTCTTATTCTGGTAATGGGTCTTGGGGTCAAATAGGGCAAACTATTGATGGTGAGGCATCGGGAGATTTCAGTGGTTTTTCTGTTTCTTTAAACAATATTGGTGATAGAGTAGCTATAGGAGCAAGGGGGAATGATAATATTGGTGGAGTTGATAGTGGACATGTGAGAGTATATCAATTAAGTACATTTGGTAGTAATAATTCCTGGGTTCGGTTGGGTCAAGATATCGACGGGGAAGCTGCGGCAGATCAATTTGGATCTACAATAGATTTGAATGGTGAAGGGAATATATTAGCAACGGGTACACCTTTTAATGATAGTTATGGTTCTAGTTCTGGTCGCGTAAAAATATATCAATTAAGTTCATTCGATGTTAATAATTCTTGGGTGCAAATTGGACAAAATATAGACGGTGAAAGTGGAGATAGTGCAGGAACAAACGTGTCCTTAAATAACGCAGGTGATAGAATAGCTGTATCCTTCCCTTACCGCGCAGTTAACGGCTTTAATAATTCTGGAATAGTTAAGGTTTTTAATTTAAGCGCATATAGTGGCAATTATACTTGGGTTCAAGTAGGGCAAGATATAACAGGTATTGCAGAAGAGTATGGATACTTCGGTATCGGTGGTATATCAATGAATTATAGTGGTGATAGGATAGCTATAGGTTCTAATCAAAGTGGTAATGGATTAGTAAGTGTTTATGAATTAAGTGGTAATAATTGGTTACAGGTAGGCCAGTTTATAACTGGGCAGCAGACTAATGAGAGTTTTGGTAATGAAATATCTATTAATGATGCTGGAGATAAAATAGCAGTGACTTCAAATCTTTATGTATCTGATAGTGGATATCAAAGTTGCTTGAGATTATATCAATTAAGTTCTTACAACAATTTAAACACTTGGGTGCAAGAAGGATTAACTTTAGATTCTAACACAAATAACGGTGAATTTAATAAAATTAAGATGAATGGTTCTGGTGATACATTTATTGTAGGTGGTCCATTTGCAACTTCACGTGGTAATGCGAAAGTATTTAAAACCTATTCGCAAAAAACAGATAATTTATATACAGGATTTAATGATGATCTTATACAGGCTTCTAGACCAAGATGGAAATATCCAAACAATTTAAATATATATGGAGGTTGGTATAATAATTATACAAATAGCTTTTTAACAGACCTGCAAAATATAACATTTTCTGCTCCTACAAGTTCGAATTTTTTTACGGAAATACCAGCGTTAACAGCTATAAATCAAGCTCAGGGTATAAAGTGGGTAGAAATAGCAACTAAAAAAAATACTTCAATTACATTATCTTCAACTCCATCTTCAGCAATATATTTTAAAAGAAATGGATTTAATATTAGATTAAAAACAACACCTCAAGTATCATGGATTTATAATTCGAATTTATATAAAGATACTGCACTAGGTTTTTCTCTTGGTGTTGAATACGCGCCAGATATAGTAGTCAATAATATTTTTTGTAATCTAGCTCCATTAAACACCACCTTTTCTGCCTTTAGCGCAAATTATGATAACTGGTTTGTAAATTTTTCTTCGGAAATTCAACCCATTTCTGGTGTTGATAGATGGCTTCTAAACAATACAAATTACATTAATTCAAAAACCATAACTCTAACAGCCAACAACCAATATATACGCTATCAACCACTAGGCATCTCTTATAAAAACTTATCATCTTTATCTGCATCTAGTGAATTTAATGTATATGTAAATTCAAATATATTAGATTTTGGTTTAAAATCAACATCATCGCTACGATCAAGACTTACAAGCGTCACTCCATTAACATCTACAAGAAATGTATTTACAACTTACAACCGAACAACTAATACCTTTATAAGAAATCCAAATCTTTGGTGTGCTGATTTAACAGATCAATTAACAGCTCTTGTTGTTCAAAAATTGGGAGAAGCTGTATTTTCATACGGCGGTACTCTAATAACACCAAGACACTTATTATATGTTCAACATGCTTTTCCTAGAACTGACAGAGTAAGATTTGTAAGATCAGACAATACTGTTATTTCAGCAGCGCCATTAGCATCTTCTGATAGTACAACGTATAAAAATGATTTTCCAATAGCATCGCTCTCCTCAGTAGATAGTCTATATACAGATATTGGTATTGTTGTACTTGATAGAGATGTATCTTTATCTGGTATTCATGTAATGCCGATAGCAGCGATTACTCCAACAGAAAGAGAAATATTAAATCAACAATTTATACCTACACTTTTGTGTACGCAAGCTCCAGGTAGATCTACTGGGTCATCAAATCCAAATGCGGTTAGTGCGAGCGATATTCAGATGACTATAAGTTCAACTAACTTTTTAAATATGACCACAGCATGGGAATCTCAAAGCGCAAACCCGTTTTTAAATTGGGATGTGATGGGAGCTGGAGGATCAGGGTATACTATTTGGGACGGTGACAGTGGCAATTCTCATTTATTATTCTGTAATGATAAACTTTATGTTTATAGCATTACTTTTTCCTTTACAGGTAGAGGTGCTATTGTTTCAGCACTTTCGGGAGCTATAAACTACTTAATAGACAAAGCAGATCAATTAGCGGGTATTACTACTAATATGAAACCAACATATTACACTATAGAGCAGATTGCGAATAGATGATAAACTATTTTTATTAGTATAATTCGGAATTGATATTTAGTAATTTAGCCTAAATAAGATATATGGCAGGGTCTGACAGTTCCACAACAGCAAATTCAAATAGAAATTTTGTATCCAGAGATGGGAGAAGTGCAACTTTTGACAGATCCATGACTTCTTATTTGAATTCAAGAAGTACAAATTCTTATGATATTTTAGATTCTGACGAAAATAAAAATACAAAATACAAGTATTTCAAAAAGGTTGGAATGCGAAGAGCGGAAGCAATTTCCAAAAATTCAATAGCATTAAGCAACGATTTTAATAACACTGCATATGGAATGATGCATAAAGATTCATCATTCGGTGATGTGATGTATGCAACCGTTTCAGAAGATAAACCAGGAAGATTAAGAGATTATAGATCAATAGCTGCATATTCTGAAGTTTCAGATGCATTAGATGAAATTTGCGACGAGTGTGTAAATTATGATGAAAATTCAAATATATTGAAACTTTTATTTGTAAATGATAATTTAAAGTCTATTGAAAAAGAAAAAATAGCCGACGAATTTGATAAATTTATAGATCATTTTGATTTTAAAAATAAAGGATGGAGATATTTTAGACAATTCTTAATAGAAGGTGAACTGTATTTTGAAAATATAATCCACGAAGATTATACAAAACAAGGCATTTTAGCTGTTCAAAATTTACCAGCCGATAATATAGATCCTGTATATGCTAATATACAAAACATGTTGATTAAAGGATTTTTATATAAAAAACCTGTTTTTGATCCAAACGATCCGAAAAAAGTTGAAAGATTTGAATATATACCATTTGAAGAAAATCAAATTATATATGTCAACAACGAAGCTTACAATGAAACAAAAGAATTTGTAGTTCCATTTGTTGAAAATTGCAGACGCGCATATCGTCAATTATCAATGATTGAAGATAGTGTTGTTATACATAGATTAGTACACGCTCCTCTTCGTTTTATGTTTAATGTGGACGTTGGTAGAATGCCAGTTCCACAAGCAGAATCATATCTTCGTAAATTACAACAACAATATTGGTCTACAAAAACATTTGATTCTGATCAAAATGATATTGTTAAAAAATATAATCCACAGTCAATGTTGGATAGTTATTGGTTTGCAAAACGTCAAGGTCAAGAAGCTACATCAGTTCAAACTTTCGGAGGACAACCAAGCGATGGCAATTTAGATGTTTTGGATTGGTTCCTTAGAAAGCTTTATCGTTCTTTAAAAGTACCAACAAGTAGATTGAAAGATGATAGCGGATTATCAGACGGTTCTCAAATTTTAAATGAAGAATTGAAATTTGCAAAAATGATAGTTCGCCAACAACAAAAATTTGCAGCAGCTATTAAAAAAGGATTTATTACTCACATCAAACTTCGTGGAATGTTCGACGAATATGATGTCGAAGAACAAAACATCGATATTTCTTTTGTTCCACCTGGAACATTTTTCGAAATGAGAGAAAATCAAAAGAAACAATTGAAAGTTGAAATGTATGGTAGTGTTATGAATACACAAAATATTTCTGACACTTTTGCAAAGAAAAAATATTTGGGCTGGAGTGATAAAGATGTGTTGGCTGATAGAGAATTTAGACGATCTGATGCTGCATTTACTTGGGAACTTCAACAAATTTCATCAGCTGGACCAAATTGGAAAGCACAATTATTACAAGGTGCTGCAGAACCAGCGGCGGCTGGAGAAGCTCCAGAAATGGGCGGCGGTATTGGTGGTGGAATGCCTCCTGATTTTGGAGGAGGTCCAGCGGCAATTGGTGGAGAGACAGGAGCACCACCTCCTCAAGAAGAACCATTTGGAGGAGAAACTAATACAGAACCACCACCTGGAGAAGGAACCCCAGCTTAACTACAAAATTTTACACAATTGAATGAGGATGAATAATAAAATCCAGTTCCATTATTTGATGCGAAATTAAATCCTGGTGTGCTGGCATCAACACATTGATAAAAATAATACGTTGTTCCATTGTTTGAAGATACATGATTATATCTGGTTGATTGTCCCCATAAAATAAAATCATTGGCTGAGAGATAATAATATCTGGAACCATTATTTGCTTGTAAATCGATACCTATTTGACTAAGAACTCCGCAAGATATCGGAAAATAGAAAGTTCCATTATTATCGGTTATTGCCACAATATTATTTAATTAAAGCAATAGATTAAATACATTTATGTCTCAATTGTGCCAAATAAGTCCGATATCAGCATTCATGTCAACGAATTTAAATTCAAAGATAGAATGTTTTCAGCAATTGGGAGAGCGTATCATGAGAATGTTGGGACATCCAATTATAAATGTAGAAATTCATCCTGATCAATTATATGATTCTATTTCAATGGCAGTTGAGTTTTTTACAAAGTATGCTGGTTACACTCAAGAATATTTGATATTTGATAGTAATTTATACGAATCAAACAAAGGTATAAGGCTTGATCATTTATTTACAGTTGCAAATACTGGATTTACATTGAGTCAAAAATTACAACAACCAAATAGATCAAATCCAGATTTTACTGTTGATATTCCAGAAGCATTGTATGTATCATTATCTTCAATTCCACAATCTTATTTTTCAGCGAGTAGTGCATTGAGTTCTGCAGTTGCATCAGATGGAATTTACGAAATGCAAATAATTAACTCTGAAATATATAATCAATTTATATCATACAATCCTCAGCTGAGTGCGCATTTTAAAATGTCTCCTCAAAGAAAGATATCTTCTCAATGTCAAAACATAGAAAATGCAACTCAATACAATAACATGTTTGATTATGATGTGATGGATTATAGAAAAGTAATGTCTGTTACTGATTTTGAAGAAGGAAGCAATCAAGGTATAAATACATTATTCACCTTAGAACAAACACTTGCACAACAAACATATTTTAGTTATGCTATGGGTAATTATGGTTTTGATTTACTTTCATGGCATACTATGAAAGATTGGATTGAAACAAGAGAAAAGCTTTTAGCAATTCGTAGAGATATACATTTTGATGCAAGAACACAATATCTAAAATTCTATCCGCAACCAAAAAATACAAGATTCTATGGTGTAATTTCTTGTTATGTTGAAAGACCAATAAGAGACATAATCAAAGAAAAATGGGTATTGGAATACAGTGTAGCATTAGCTAAAGTAATGTGGGGAAGAATCCTTACAAAAATAACAGGAGTTTCATTACTTGGTGGTGGAAATTTCAACGGTGATACTATTCTCGCAGAAGGTATCAGAGAAAAAGAAGCATTGGAAACAATGTTGGTCGAAGGTGGATACGGAGATTTTGCACCTGTCTCGCTACTAGTTGGATAATATGCTTCCTTTAAAAAGAGACAAAAGATTCCGTCAAGGAATTTACAAACCAAAAAATCCTAAAAAATTTATTGGAACTACTGCAATTTATCGTAGTGGTTTAGAATGTAAGTTTTTTATGTTTTGTGACAATAATAGTAATGTTATAAAATGGGGAAGTGAAAATATAATAATACCTTACGTTTCAAAAATTGATGGAAAGTGGCACAAGTATTATGTGGATAATTATGTTGAAATAATGGAAGGAACTAAATTAGTGAAATATTTAGTGGAAATAAAACCACACAAACAGACTTTAAAACCAGAAGCGAAGCAGGGAAAACGAAAAAGTAGTTTGCTGTATGAACAAACACAATGGATCATAAATCACGAAGGTAAATGGCCAGCAGCTAGAAAATTTTGTGAAAGTAAAGGATGGAAGTTCCTTATTTTAACAGAGAAGGAATTGAATTAAAAATTCTTTTAATAAATAAGATAAATGAGGATTTTTACGGAAAATGTCAATTTTATCTCCACATCGGGGGATAAAAATATTCTTCAAATAGAAAATTATGAAGAAGTATTTTTTGATGTTTATGAAATATCAATAAATGGTAAAAAATTCATTTCTGAAAAAATAGGAGAATATGAAAAAAAACCTATTGTAAAAATACCCGTGGAAATCGACGGGATTAAAAAAGAATACCCATTTATATTAAACGAAGGTAAATTTCAAATAGTGTTCAATGAACAAAATGAATTGATTCAAGAATCTGTAGAAGAAAATATTCCAGCGATAACTGAAGAATTTGATGAGGTTGAAGAATATTCCAAAGAATCGTTTGAAAAAGAACTCATAGATATTCAAGAAAAGAAAAATAAAATTCTGGAATATATAGAAAATGTTAAAAAAACTGCAAAACAGCAAACTGATGAATATAATAAAAACCAGTTAAAAATTCTAGAACAGCAAAAAGAAGAAAATAAAAAAGAATTAAAATCTTTATTGGAATCTTCTAAGCAATCATGGTTTGAAGAATTTGTCGATGTATCAGATAAAATTAAAAAAGAATTATTTGATAGATTGAATATTAATAATTCTGAAATTTATGAATCAATTGATTTGAAATTAGAAATCATTTCTGATGATTTTAAGAAATTAATTGAAGAAGATTTTTCAAATACCGAAAAAATATTTGAAAATAAAATAAAAGAATTAATAACAGAAATTTATAATAATCAGGTTATCAAAGTCATCAACGATGGTATTGATAAAATTTCACAACAATCAGAAGTTTCTTTTGAAAATATAAAAAATGATTTTGATTTGGCTCTTTCTGAAAAAGCAACCAGCGTTGATTTAAAAAATGTCGAAGATAAGTTAGAAACTGAAATTTTATCAGTACAAAAAGAATCAATTGAATTACACGATTTAATTTCAAAAAGCGTATCATCAAATAAAAAATCAATAACATATATTGAAAATAAAATTGATGAAACTCAAAAAGAATTAAAAGAGAACATCATAAAAATAATTGATGAAAAGATCGAAGAAAACGAAGATAGCATAACAACATATTACAATGAAAAACTTGACGTTGTTGAAAATAAACTTATAGATCTTTCAGACGAAAACAGACAGTATTTCATTGGATTGATAAACGAAAGCAGAGATAATCTCTTAAAAGAAATCAAATCCATTAAAGAAAATAAAGCAATAGAATATATTGTTGAAAATAAAAAAACTGGGGAAAAGAAAGAAATTGATATTAATTCAATAAAAAGCGATCTCCAGAAAGAAATATCAAATAAAATCTCAAATGAGATAATCTCTCTTAGAAAATATACAGCATATCATGGCGGCGGTGGAGGTACTGTAGCTCAACAATTTGCAGATGGTGGAACCATGAACGGATCATTGAATATCAATGGTCAAATATTAAGTGGTGGTGTTGATATAGCTACATTATTTACAATTGGGGGAACTTCAAATTTCGCAACTTATGATTTTGTAAATAATAATTTTTTAAATTTATCAGGAGGTATAATTACTGGAAGTACACGCTTCAACAGTAATGTAACAATTTACGGTAATCTTACCGCTACTGGCACTACAACATTTAACAATACGATATTCTCTGTTACAAGTGCATTAAGTGTTGTTCATATAGGTGAGGGTCCAGCAGTGTGGGTAGGTAATAGCGGCCTTGGTGATATAGCTTCTTTCAATGATATAGATACAGGGCTTGAAGTATTACACGTTGGCGGTAGTAACGGCGCATTCCCCAATGTCGGCGTAAAGACTAGTACACCTAATGTTGATTTTACGGTTAATGGTCAAATTAGCGCTTCCAATACAATTTGGAGTTCTGGTGGTAATTCTAATAACTGGAATAGTACTTATAGTATGGTAAACGCTTTAAGTGCTACATGGAGTTTAGGTCCTGATGACTCAAATACAATTATAGGTCTTTCAATCTTTTTATAAAAAAAATAAATAAAATCATGGCAACATATACAAAGCAATTATTATCACAAAGCACAAATGGCAAGTCTATTGTTATAGCTGCCAGTGGTGCTAACACTACAACAATACACACAACACAAGCATCATCAAGTGTAGTTGATGAGGTGTGGTTATACGCTACAAACTCTACAACATCAGATATAATGTTTAATTTATTATATGGAGGTACAGATTTTTCAACTGATATTTTATTTGAAGGTGTTATTGAGGCTTATGCTGGAAATACATTAATCTGCCCTGGTTTAATTTTACAAGGAGATGGAACTACGGGATCTTCTATATATGGAAATGCTAGTGTATTGAGTGGCATTAATGTTTTTGGCTATGTAAATAGGATAAGTTAATATGAGTATTCGTTACGGAAATAAAGTTGGACCGTTAGTCTCACGTAAGTCTTCTTTTTTTAAAAAGGATAGATTTGATCGACTGCGTATAAAACAACCAACAGCAGCAGCAACTCCAGCCACACCGTCTCCATGGGTTCGTCCTGCTGATTGGTTGACAATGCCGACTATAATATCTTCAGAGCAAAAAATAGCTTTGTTGATGCCAGTGTTTCCGCAACAATCTAACTTTCTCGCTTTTACAATATCTGGAGCATATACAGTTGATTGGGGTGATGGTGTAACAGAAAATGTTGCATCTGGTGTTAAAGCTCAACATGAATACTCTTATACCGACCCAGATTTAAATGCCACCGTTGCAAGTGATGGTTATAAAATGGCAGTTGTAGTCATTACTCCTCAAGCTGGTCAAAATATAACAAGTGTAAACTTTAACCAAAAGTATGCACAAGCAGGATCTACATTTCCCGATTCATCTCCTATATTAGAAATAGCTTTATCTTGCCCAAGTTTAACAGGTTTAACTCTTGGTAATACAACCGCTTCTTTGGCTTTTTGTAAAAATTTAGTTAGTTTCACTGGAGTCAATATAGGATTATTAACTGACTTATCTAGTTCATTTGCAAATTTAGTTTCATTAAAAAATGTATCTTTTAATGATCTTACTAATATTACTAATATGAGTAGTATGTTTCGGAGTTGCTCTTCTCTTACAACAGTACCGCTTTTTAATACAGAGAATGTTATTAATATGACTAGTATGTTTCAGAGTTGCACTGCTCTTACAAGCGTACCTCTGTTTAATACATCAGCTGTTACTAGTATGAGTGGTATGTTTAGTAGTTGCACTGCTCTTACAAGCGTACCTCTGTTTAATACATCAGCTGTTACTAGTATGAGTAGTATGTTTAATGGCTGCACTACTCTTACAACTGTACCGCTTTTTAATACAGGGGCCGTTACTAATATGGGTAGTATGTTTAATAGTTGTACTACTCTTACAACTGTACCGCTTTTTAATACAGGGGCCGTTACTAATATGGGTAGTATGTTTGCCTCTTGTTCCCGTCTTCAGACTGTACCATTATTTAACACGCAAAATGTTACTACTATGGGAGGTGCTTTTCCACCAAATGGAATGTTTTCTGGCTGTAGATCACTTATAACTGTACCACTATTCAATACAGTAGCTGTTACTGATATGGGTGGTATGTTTTTTAGTTGCTTTTCTCTTACAAGTGTACCGCTTTTTAATACAGTAGCTGTTACTAGGATGTCTTTTATGTTTGCTAGTTGTTCCTCACTTACAAGTGTACCACTATTCAATACAGCAGCTGTACAATTCATAAATAATATGTTTGCTAGTTGTTCCTCACTTACAACTGTACCACTATTCAATACAGCAGCTGTTACTAATATGAATAGTATGTTTAATAGTTGCACTACTCTTACAACCGTACCGTTATTCAATACATCAGCTGCTACTGATATGGGTAGTATGTTTTCTAGTTGCACTACTCTTACAACCGTACCGTTATTCAATACAGTAGCTGTTACTAGTATGAGTGGTATGTTTAGTAGTTGCACTGCTCTTACAAGCGTACCGTTATTCAATACAGTAGCTGTTACTAGTATGAGTAGTATGTTTAGTAGTTGCACTGCTCTTACAAGCGTACCTCTGTTTAATACATCAGCCGTACAATTGATGAATAGTATGTTTAGTGGTTGCTCTTCTCTTACAAGTGTACCGTTATTCAATACAGCAGCTGTTACTAATATGAATAGTATGTTTTCTAATTGCACTACTCTTACAAGTGTACCTCTGTTTAATACAGCAGCTGTTATTGATATGTCTAGTATGTTTAATGGTTGTACTTCTCTTACAACTGTACCACTGTTTAATACAGCAGCTGTTACTAGTATGAGTAATATGTTTAACGGTTGTACTTCTCTTACAACTGTACCGTTATTAATTTCAGGTGCTGGAACAAATACAGGAAAGTTTGGTGGTATTTTTGCAAGTTGTATATCACTTACAAGAGCAGCATTGAATGGTTCTGAATATTCAATAAGTTATAGTGGTTGTAAATTATCAAAAGAAGAATTAGAATCTATATTCAATTATCTAGACACAATAGGTGCTGCTTCTCAAACAATAACAGTATCAAATAATTGGGGAGCGCCGACACCTGTAACTCTTACAGGAACTACAACTGTTGGTAGCACAACAATAAGCATGGCAAACACCACTGGTATTGCTGTAGGTATGCAAATTACAGGAACAGGATCACCTCTTACATCAACTAGAGCAGTAACATTTACCGATGCAGGTGATTTAGTCAACCTTGCAAGTCATGGATTAAGTAATGGAGATGAAGTTTCTTTTGCAACTAGAGTAACAACGACTGGTATTGTTATTAATACGATTTATTATGTAGTTAATGCTACGGCAGGTACATTTCAAGTAGCAGCAACTCTAGGTGGTCCAGCATTAGCATTAACGACAAACGGTTCTGGAACCTTACGCTATCGTACACAGGTTGTATCAATTAACCCCAACGTAAGCATCACAGTATCACGACAAATGGCTGCGGGGGGTGCAAATAGTTTAACATTTAGACAATTAAGAACTGGAACAGCCCTATTAAAAGGCTGGGCAGTAACAGCATAATTTTATGACATCAGGATTTTACAAAAAAGATAATGAGGAACTTTTCTATGCTCCAAACATAGTAGAAGGAAATGGGTTTGTGTTAGTAGCTCAAGACAAAGATCAATATGAATATCCAGTAGATGGATGGTATTGGTTTGATAGTGAAGATGAAGCAGAAGAGGTTTTCAATATTTTTAATGAAAACAAAGTGTAAATTAATAAAGATATTAATAATATTAGATTTTTTATAATAAAAAGATAAATAATTTATATGTTAAAATTAAGATTGATTGCGGAGAACCCAGACCTCTTAGAAAGATTTGAAATTGTTGAAGAACAAGACAATTTAAAAAAAGGCAGCTCTTTATATGTAAAAGGTCCATTCATAGGATGTAATCAAGTTAATAAAAATCGTCGCATGTATAATTTAGATGAAACACGCGAAGAAGTTAATCGTTATATCAGTGAAATGGTAACTCCTGGCAGAGCTATGGGAGAACTCAATCATCCATCAAGTGCTGAAGTTAATCTTGAAAGAGCATGTCATTTAGTCACTGAACTTTATGAAAGCGACAATGCTTTTTTCGGCAAAGCTAAAGTTTTATCTACACCAATGGGTCAAATTTTAAGAGCATTGATAAATGATGGTGTTAAAGTTGGAATGTCCACAAGAGCATTGGGATCATTGCAAGAAGAATCATCATACAATCTTGTAAAAAACATGAAGCTCGTAGCTATTGATGCAGTAGCAGATCCATCATTTCCAAAAGCATTTGTTAATGGTATTTTAGAATCAAAACAATGGGTAGTTTCTGATAATGGCAAGTATGAAGAAATTTATGAAAATTTTGAAAAATCAATAGGTAAATTACCTAAACATGATATGGGTTCTTATCTTAAAGATCAAATTTTAAAATTTATTAATTCACTTAGTTAAATACTGTTATGCCATTAAAAAAAGGATCATCAGATAAAACAATTTCCGCTAATATAGCAACGGAAATGAAATCTTATAAAAAGACTGGAAAGATCGGAACATCTAAACCAAAGTCAGACAAAGCTGCTCAAAAGCAAGCAGTTGCTATTGCATACTCCAAAGCTGGTAAAAGCAAAAAGAAAAAAGAAAAACCAGAAGAAGATGCTGAATCCGTTGTCAAGCAAATGAAAAAAAATAACGGAAAGATGTCATTTAAAGGTCCAAAAACAAAAGAACGTAAACATTCTGCACCTCCTGTTAAAGTACATAAAACCAAGAAAGGTAAAGGATCTTACAACAGAAATCAAGAATTGCACGAAAATAATGACATTACTGCATTTATTAATTGTATTTTTGAAAAAAATTACAACGCTGCGAATAAATATTTAACAGACGTTCTTAATTCAAAGATACAACAACGTATTGAGAATGAACTATCAACTCCCTTATTCTAATTTATGAAAATAACAGATCTATTAAACGAAGAAGTCGTAAGCGTAATCGGTGAAGAATCACTAGTTGCAATTCAAGAAGCTTTTGAAAAGAAAGTTGAATTAACAACCGAAGCAGCGCTTATATCACAAGACGAAGTTTATGCTGAAAAACTTGATCAACTTATTCAAGCAATTGATAAAGATCATAGTACAAAGATGAAGAGAGTTGTAGAAGCTGTTGATGCTGACAGAACTCAAAAACTTCTTAAAGTTGTCAACAAATACGAAAGAGCGTTGAACGAAGATTCAGCTACTTTCAAAAAGCAAATGGTAGGTGCAGTTAGTGCATATCTTGATGAGTTTTTAGAAGAATCAATTTCAAAAGAAGATTTAGCAACTGCTGTTAAAAACAAAAGCGCATATAATGTTTTAGAAAAACTTCGCGGTGTTTTAGCTGTTGATTCAGTATTAATGAAAGAGTCTGTTCAAGAAGCTGTTCTTGACGGCAAGACTCAAATTGATAATCTTCAATCTGAAAATTCAGAATTGAAAAAGCAACTTTCATCATTGCAAGAAAGCTTCAACAATATTAGAGTCAATGCTTTAATTGAAGAGAAAATTTCCAATATGGAAACTGAGAAAAAGTCTTTCATAAGAAAGACTCTCAAAGACAAATCATTCGATTTCGTTAATGAAAATTTTGATTATGTTTCTCGTCTTTTTGATAAAAAAGAAAAAGAAAAAATCAAATCAATCACCGAAGAAGCAAAACAAAAGAAAATGGATGTAGATTTCATTCCAGAATATCAGAAAGTTGTTTCAGAAAGTGTAAATAATACAACCGATGATTCATACAACAGCTATGTTGAAGAATTATCAAAAGTTTTCGGTAAGAGATAATTTTCACCAAGAACCATGAGGTCTTATGACCTGAATATAGAAACAGAAAATATACGTAAAACATATGAAACCTAATTCCCCAGTTAACGAAAGCAGAACTGACGCTCTTGTAAAGAAGTGGTCAAAGGTTCTGGATTATAGCAGCAATGCTATCCCAGCAATCCGCGACGAGCACACTTACAGAACTACAGCTATGCTTCTCGAAAACCAAGAACAATGGTGCATCCAAGAAGCGAATACTGGTACTGGTATCTTTGGCGCTACTGGCGCTCAAGGCCCATCAACCATTCCTAACACTGACGGTTATGCCGCTGGTGATAGTCGCCTTCCAAAGATTCTCATTCCTATGATCCGCCGTACTTTTCCTGAGTTGATTTCCAACGAAATTGTTGGTGTTCAGCCAATGGGTGGTCCAGTTGGACTTGCTTTCGCCCTTCGTTATGCCTATCAGCAAGAGACTCTCGGTGCTGATGGTGTCGATGGTCGTGCATTTGATACTGCTAACCGCGCTAATGGCACTGCTTACCTTTCTGGTGCAGACGGCCTGAACGCTACCGAACTTGGTTATCAACTTCTTGACACACGATTCACAGGTACTTCTTCAAGTGCTCTCTCTGGTAACGGAGAGTGGACATTTGCAGATGCAGACCGTGGTGTTGCAGAACTTCTTTCAAACTACGAACTGACAGGTAAAATCCCTCAGATCGAGATGAAGTTCGAAAAGACCGCTGTCGAAGCTGGAACTCGCAGACTTGCTACTCGCTGGTCTGTTGAGCTTGAGCAAGACCTTAAGAACATGCAAGGTATCGATATCGACGGTGAACTCACTAATGCTATGTCATATGAGATTCAAGCCGAAATCGACCGTGAGGTTGTGATTCGTATGATTCAGTCCGCCATGAATGGTGGATTCGGGGCTGGTTACTCCTTCTGGAGCCCAGTAAGTTCAGACGGTCGTTGGACTGCAGAGCGTAATATCACTTTCTATCAAAAGCTACTCATCGAAGCTGGTCGTATGGCCGCTCGTAACCGTAGAGGCGCTGCTAACTTTGTTATCGCAACTCCTCGCGTTTGCACCATCCTTGAAATGCTTCCTGACTTCAAGACATTTGAAATCACTGGAAACGTTACAACCGCTGGTGTCGGAGTATCCAAGGTAGGAACTGTAGGAAGCCGCTTCACAGTATATCGTGATACACGTACCGAAGTACAAAATCAAACTCTCTATTCACCGAACTACTATCGCAATAGTCCAAATTCTGGACAAGGCGTTGAGTATGCTCTTCTTGGATATAAGGGTTCTGAGTACTACGACACTGGTATCATCTATTGTCCTTACATTCCGATCATGGTTCAAAGAACCATCGGACCAAATGATTTCGCTCCTCGCGTTGGTCTCATGACCCGTTATGGAATCGTTAATAATATCTTTGGTGCGAATCTTTATTACCATCTGATCATTGTTAAAGGTCTTGGTGCAGCATTTACTCCTGGTACAGTTTCCACATACTTATAATGTGAACTGACTGAAGTAAGTACTTCAAAAAGTCTATCAAACCATGGGGGCCGAAGACCCCATGGTTTCTTTTTATATATTTAATAATTGACAATATATTTGGATGTAATATAAATAATTATATGGATATAAAAACTATCATTCAAAAAGAATCTGATGAAAAGTACAATGGATCTTTTAGATTTTTCAAAGAACAAAACTTAAAAAAGTTGGTAAGTGAAAAGGGATTTAAATATATCAAATCTAAAATTTCTGAAGATTTACATTTTCCTATATCTTTAATGGTATATTGTTTTGTGAATGACATATACAAACATCCCACATGTGTCTGCGGAAATAAACAAAAATTCAACACTGCTAAAAAAGAATTTTCAAAATATTGTTCTAATAAATGTAGATATGAAAATTTTTCAGATATTATATCTGTTAGACAGCAAACAAATTTAAAAAAGTACGGATCTACTAATGTATTAGCCAGTGAATATGGTAAGAAAAAAATATTAGAAACTAACTTATCAAAATACGGTGTTTCTAATTACACAAAAACTAAAGAATTTAAAGAAAAAGTTAAAGGTAAAAGTAATTTAACTTCCGATGGTAAGAAAATGTTAATTGAAAAAATAAAAAGAAAACATTACGATTCCATTTTTACAAAGTATACAAATTTTATTCCATTGTTTAAATTTGAAGAATATGATGGAGTAAAAGGATATAAAAAATATCCATGGTTTTGTAAAACATGTAACTCTAATTTTATATCATCTTTTGATAATGGTTGTGCTCCTATATGTGATAATTGCAAACCTAAAGGAACAGATTTAGAAATATTCATTAAGAAGTTTTTGGATAAATATAAAATTGAATATATATTCAGATATAGAAAATTAGAATCTGGAAGAGAAATTGATTTTTACATACCTTCTAAGAATTTAGGAATAGAAACCAGCGGATTATATTGGCATTCAACTGCAAATAAAACATATTCAAAAAATGATCATATTTCTAAATTAGAAGAATGTGAACATCAAGGAATAAATTTAATAAATATTTTCGCTGATGAAATTTATAACAAACCTAAAATTGTAATTAATAGATTAAAAAGTAAATTAAGTCTTGTAAAAAGAAAAATACCAGCCAGAAAATGTCAAGTTGGAAAAATTAGTAATATTCAATGTGAACATTTTTTAAAAAAATATCACATACAAGGAAGTATCAAAACAAATATTAAATATGGCTTGTTTTATAAAACTCGTTTAGTTGCAGTTATGACATTTAACAAAGGAAGATTAGCAACTGGTAACAAATCAATAAATGGAATTTTTGAGCTTGGTAGATATGCAACAATAGCCAATTTTAATATTGTTGGAGGTGCTGGTAAATTATTATCTTTTTTCAAAAATCAACACAGTCCAGAAAAAATTTATTCATATGCAGATAGAAGATGGAGCAATGGTAATCTTTATAAAAAATTGAATTTTAAATTAGATAAAGCAACTATTCCTAATTACTGGTATGTGAAAGATTTCAAAAACAGACTACATAGATTAAAATTTCAAAAAAATAATTTAAAACATTTTTTAAATTATGATGAACAAAAAACTGAAGAAATGATAATGAAAGAGTCTAAATTTTATAAAATATGGGATTGTGGATCTTTATTATTCATCTTATAATATAAAAATTAAAAACAAATAACTAAATAATATTATGGCTAGTTATACATTCGACACGCAAATTTTATCAGCATCACAAGTGGGTATTGGAAATCCAATAGCTCCCGCCGATTCCTTTCCATTAACAGCGGTTGGTGTTGGAATCCTTGCTCTTTCTTCTACTCACCAAGGGCTCGCTTTTAACTCTCTTCCATTAAGTGCTCAAGTTGTTAGAACTACTGTCAGAGGCAGCGTTTTCAATATAAACAGCGCTTATCATAATAAGCCCATGGCTTTGATTGAATTTGATAATACTTATACCGTATTCACTTTCAATTCATCAGCTCCAACATCGCAAGTTCTTTTACTTTCTGGAACCAGAGATGTATCAACACCAGAGCATAGAAGAAAGTGGGTTTTGGGATATTATTAATACAATAAACATTCAAATTTAAATATTAAACGCCAGATTAATTTCTGGTGTTTTTTATTATATAGTTAAATAATAATACATGTTTATCGGAGGTTCAGGAAGCGGTAATGAATTTAGTAAAAACGATCAAGGTTTTTATAGAGGAATTGTTGTTAAAAACAACGATCCCCTTCGTTTAAATAGAATTAAAATTTACATTTCCGAATTATCAAACCAGCCTTTCGAAGAGTGGTTTGATTCATATGATGAAATTGAAGTAAAAACACCTGGTGAAAATAATACAGATGACAAATGGTCAGATGTTAATATTTTTGAAGAAATATCAAAAAACATTCCATGGGCTGAACCTTGTTATCCAATTATAGGAGAAAGTGGAAACAGTAGATATTATAAAGATGGTAAAATAGTAACCATATCTGATTGTAATTATCTTGAAGGATTTGAAGTTATAAATGATGAGCCTCCATCTTTAGAAAAAGGATCATTTGCGCCATCATTTATATATGAAAATGGCGGTACATATATTGGAGATGCTTTTTCTAATCCAACTGCTAATTTTTCAGCACAATGCAATCCTTATAGTTTTTTATATAAACCATCATCACACACAAACAAAGCAAAGGGCGTTTTTGGTATTCCAGAAGTAGGTTCTAAAGTTTGGGTATTCCATTGGCAAGGAGATTTCAATTTCCCTGTTTATTTTGGAACTATGAAAGATTATAGAGAACTCACATTAATCAATGATACTGATAATACAACAAAAATGAGCCCATCATATCCTGTTGATTTTGAAAATTAAACCTTAAATAATTCAAGTGTCTTTAAGATATAAAAATAGAACAATTATAAATCAAAGGGGGGGTTCGATAGATATTGATAACTCTACCGAAAAAGAAAAAATACAAATCTCTCATAGAAGCGGAAGTAATTTAAATTTTACAAATATAGTTACAAGCGAATTAGCTTCTAATAATAAACAATTAATTGTAATAAACGATAATTATAAAACTGTAGGTGGTACAGATTCAGAATATGTAGTAAAAGACAAAATAGAAAGAGTTGGAGAAAATTCATATTCATTTAAAGGAACTTATGGAGATTCAGAAATAGACGCATTTAAACAATGGAAAGCTGCATATAAAACAATAGCAAATGCTAATTCCAGATTTAAAATTAATAGAGGCGGCGCAAGCTTTCCAAACGGTCCAACTACACCAACAAGTGGAACTAGATCTTCAAATCCAACATTAAATCAAACTATCGTTCCAGTTGAAAATAATTTCGGAGGATACATTAAAACACCTATTAGAAATGCATCAACAGATGAAGTTGTTGATTATGTTCCTATGCCATATAGGGACACAGAACCAGCAACTCCGAAAGATGTAACCACATCTGATGTCGATTTGGCTGCGGGTGTTAATGGATCTGCTGCTCCTGGTGTTTTAGAATTTGGATCTTCTAATTCAGCAGCTACCGAAGACGGATCTTGGACACCCAACACGCAGTCTACTAATATTGGAAACTCTATAAAAAATTTACAAGATAGTGCTTTAAACGCTATAGAAGCACAAATGGGAAATGGTGGTGATGATATTTCATTCGTTAAAAGAAATAAATCAGATACCGTTGGTGCTATTTTCAATGATTATCCATCTATAAGAATAGATACCAAAGGAAGAAGTCAACCAATAGAAGTTGTAGTATCAGCATCAGGCGCTTTCAAAAATCACGATTATGTACCAATTGTTGAAGATATTGATAATTCTTCAACATTTCCGTGTGGAAATGAAAATAAAACAGTGGGAAATAAATATAATTTAAATGTAGGATCGGGAGGAATTAATTTAAAATCCACGGGCTCTATTGAATTAGGAGGTAGTAATTTAAAAATGGGATTCCAAAAAGTTAATATAAGTGCTCTTCATGGTATACACTTACATTCAGAAAGCGTTGTTGAATTAGTATCATTAAAATCTATATCTTTAAGAACAAACAGACAGGTTTATATAGAAAGTTCATTAGGTGTTAAAAATAATACAATAATTGGTGGAGGTCTTTATACAGAAGGTGAAGTTTATCTACATCATATAACTGCACCAATCGAAATTCAACAAACTTTAGATACTACATTGTACGGTAGATTCAATTGCACAGCCCCAAGAACACTTCCAATCGGTGAAGTATTTGATCCAGAATGGGGATGGTTAACTGTTTATGCATTGGCTGATGATAATTTGATTATAAATTATCCACACAGTCATCATTTCCCAAATCTTCCTTTGAGATTAACAAGTTCAAATTCAGATGTTCGTAAATTTGCAGCTAATGAGAGAATAAACACACACGGTGCTTTTTCTACAGCATTAGCTCAAAAACACGAAAGAAGAAGGGCTGAAGTTGCTCCTTAATCAAACAATCTCATCGATTATTCCAAATTCTAAACATTCATCAGCGGTTAGCCAAATATCTTTCTTCAAAAGATCATCCAATTTTTTCATTGGAATTTTAGTAGTTTCTTTATAAAAAGACTTGATAAGTTTCATTAATGTTGTGGAGTTATAAAATTCATCCTCCATTTCACTAAATTTTCCATACATTCCACCACTTAATTGATGAATTAAAAGATGTGCATGTTTTCCCATAAATCTTTTATTACCAATTGCTGAAATTAAAGTACCAGCACTTGCTACTGAACCATCAACATGCGTATATACTTTAGATTTCATTTTTCTAATTATATCAACAGTTGAAAATGCTGGGAAGATTTCTCCACCGTATGTGCATAAATGCAAGTGGCAAACTGGATCAAAACAATCACCCAATGCATTTTTGGTATTTTGTAATTTAACATCTATTTCCAGCAAAAGCTTATTCAATTCCAAAATTGAATTGGCATCTATATCAGAATAGAATAATATTTTATTTTCTAAAACTTTAATATTAGACTGAACTGACCATCCTTCATTTGCAGATGGTGTTTGAAGGTTTAAAAATATTGGTTGATTTTGAGGAGCTTCCTCCTCTTTGTTTGCTTTATATACCCAGTTTTTCATATGTTTAATTTGTTTATTATGATTCACAAGTGGAACAAGTTAAAATTGATCTTGCTAATTCTTGAGACGGATTTGAACTTCTTTGATAATATAATCCTTTTATACCTTGCTCCCATGCAAAAATCATAAGCTCGTTGACTTCTTTGGGTTTTGCGTTAGGAGGTATCATCAAGTTAAGAGATTGACCTTGATCAATAAATTTTTGTCTTTGTGCAGCTTGTATGATAATTTCCTTTTGAGAAATTTCACCAAACGTTTTAAAAACATCTTTTTCTTCTTGAGAAAGAAAATCTAAATGTTGAACTGATCCACCTTTGATAAGAATAGATTTCCAAGTTTCTTGATCGTTCTTTTCTTTACTCTTTAAAAGATTTTCCAAATGTGGATTTTTAAAAGTAAATTTACCTTTAGCAAGATCTTTAACAAAATAATTACTATTCAATGGTTCTATTGATGGAGAAGATTGACCTAAAATAAACGAACTGCTTGTAGTTGGTGCAACTGCTAGTGTTGTTGTATTTCTTCTATTGTATCCTTCTAAAATAGGAGCCTCGCCAAAAATTCCAGCAAGCTCTTCAGAAGCTTTATCAGAATGCTTACGAATATGTTTCCAAATTTCCATATTCAATATTTTTGCATCCATTGATTCAAATGCCATCATTTTGGATTGTAATAAAGAATGCCATCCAAGAACTCCAACACCAAGCGCTCTTTGATTAATTGCGAATCGTCTAGGAGCTTCCATGAATTTAATACCATCTGTTTTTTCAATAAATTCTGTCATTACAGCATCCAAGAAATAAACCAAAACTTCAACAGCATCAGTATCTTTCCATTCTTCCCATCTTTCAAGATTTAGTGAAGATAAATCACAAACGAAAGATTCATCTTCAGAGTTAGAAAGCATTATTTCATTACAAAGATTAGAATTATTAATTTTTAATCCTTTATCTTTATAAACTTGTGGAGCTTGGTTATTAGCATTATCAGAAAAGAAAATATAAGGATATCCAGATTCAAATCTCTTTTTAATTACCTGTCCCCATATTTTACGAGCCTGTTTATCTCCATCGATCATTTTTTTCATCCATTCATCTGAAACACAAACGCCGACAGACATTTCTTGAATTTCATGACCTTCTCCTCTAATCTTTAAAAATTCTTCAATATCTGGATGATCAACAGGAAGATAAGCAGCAAATGAACCACGTCGAACATTACCCTGCGACACAACGTTCATAAGCTTATCATAAAGCTCCATAAAATGAATAGAACCAGTAGAACTACCACCTGATGATATCGCGGCTCCACGACCTCTCAAGGCTCCAAAATAAGCACTTGTCCCGCCACCACCTTTGGTCATTTGACCGACTTCGGCAACTTTTTCTAAAATAGAAACCATGGTGTCTCCTATATAACTTCCAAAACATGAAATAGGCAATCCTCGTTCGCGTCCAAAATTACTCCAAATTGGACTTGATAAAGAATAATATCCTTTAGACATATAATCATAGAATTTATCTGAAAATCCTTCTATACCTAATAGGCTTTGCGCTCTATCAGCTATATCTTGAATTCTTTGTTCTGGTGTTTCGCCTTCTATTAAATATCCTCTTTCGAGAAATTTCCTTGAGTCTTTATTGAGCCAATATATATTCTGTGTCATAAATTAAAATAAGTCGTCTTCTGAAAATGATTGATTTTTCTTTGAATATTCTGTTGGTCTAGAATGGAAAAAATCAGTCATGTTATTGCCAAGTAATTCTTCATCAAACCAAGTGGTAGAAGATACTAATTCTTCATCGATTTCAAACACTTTTGAAAATCCTATTTGACTTAATGATTCGTTGATTCGGTTTTTGATGAATTCTTTAAGAATATTAGCAGACAATCCTGGTTCGTCAATACCATTAACCATCCAATCTACAATTTTAGCTTCGGATTTGAATGCTTCTTGAGCTTCCATTAAAATTCTTTCTTCTAATTCTTGATCAAACAATTCAGGCAATTCCTCACGAATAGTGTTAATAATTTGTATACCAACCAAAGCATGAATATTTTCTTCATTACGAGTATACTTAACTTGTTGATCTGTATCTTTCAACACGTTTTTAAATCTTGCAAACCAATTGATAACATAGAATTGTGAAAATAAAGAAACATTTTCAACGAACAGTGTGAATAAAATCAATGCGTATAAATATTGTTTCTTTGAATCTTTATAAAATTTATGAGTATATTTTTTTAAATATTTCACTCTGCCTTGAATCCACTCAAGTTTAAGATTTTCTTCAAAAATATCCTCTAATTCTAAAACGCTCAACAAACGCTCATATGCACTGTTGTGAATAACTTCCACATTAGCCATAACATATCCAAGATCTTGAAGAGATGGATGTGGGAGATTATCTCCCAATTTGGCCCAAAATGTTTTAACAGCAACTTCGATTTGTCCAATTGCAGAAAGAGTTCTTATGATGATTTCTCTTTCTTGCTCTGTCAATTCTACTTTAAACTGTTGTACATCAGATTTAAAATTAAACTCTTTATCAGTCCAAAAGCCATTTTGCATTGCTTCAATAAATTGTTCTGTCCACGGATATCTGTTTGGTTTTCTGCTTATTTGCTCTTGGAATATGTTCATTTTTGTTTCCTCTAAATTCGTTTTCAATAATGTATCGTCATTCATAAAATTGTCAATTAAGCTTTTTGTTTGATTATTTAGTTGGCTATTTTTGTCTTTCAAAAAACATTTTTTATCATTCCGTTTAATTAAATAAAGATAATCATGAGTGATAAATGGATTGAAGAATTAAGCTTACTTTATGAATCAGATCCCAGACAAATAACACCACATAGAGCATCTGGAATGGGTCCAGAAGCATACGATCCTAGAAACTCATGGAGTGGTAAAGTTGGAATTTCTGATGGCACAGCAAGCACTAGAGCGGCTGCTACGCCATATCAACAATCTTTTATTGGAGAGATGGAAGAAGATGAAAATAAAATAATGTCTGCTATACAAAAAATAGAAGACCAATTTAATTCTAATTCTGATAAAGACAAAAGCGTTAGATATGCATTGGGTCTTCTTAAAAAAGAATTAAAGCGCAAGCTTTAATAAATTTATCTACTTACTTCTTCCCAATCCATAGAAGCAAACATACCAGAACCATTAGTGGTATCTGATGCAGCAACCAAAGTTAATTCAAAAGGAGTTTTTGTTAAATTGTTTCGTTCTAATTGAAACTTAAACAAAGCTTCTTTAAGAATATCCAAATTCGGAGAACCTTGATTAGAAGAATTTAAGAAGCCACTTGCTAAAATTCTTCCCCCCGCATAGCTTGTTCCTGTAATGTTGTATTGAACGGCACTATCAACTCCAGCATCAACCCAACTTCCCCCTGTTGTGACTCCGCTTGCTCTTACCTGCCAGTTATAGTTTATGCCATTTCCATCCCCAAGAATTGATAAAGCCGTTAAAATAATAATTGCATCAAGTCTGTCTGGAGTTGTTTTTAATCGAATTGAAATAATTGGATAAAACGTACCAGCTACTGCAAACGTTCTTGGTGCAGTTATTGGGATAGATGCTGCTTGTTGTAATCCTCTTAATTCATAGCCACCTTCGGATATAACCGTACTACATACTTGCTTCAATTTACTAGGACCTGATGTAGCTGCTTTATTTTCTATTTCGTATCTTAAAGGTAATGACGCGGTGGTAATATATGTAGAGTCAATTAAGTTAGCGTGATGAAAGTAATGACATGGTACAAACTGACCATTAATAACAAACCCAGTTCTGACAGTACCTAACCCCAGCCATTCTATATCCATGAATAGGATTTGTGCTTTTGTAATATCAAGCGTGATTCCTGATGGTCCTGAACCATCAAGCTTATCAACATTCCATCCTGATTGTGGTGTTCTTGTTGAAGTAACAGTACCAGTTACAAGGCTGCGTTCAACCATATACAATGAACTATCATCTAGTTCTAAATATATACCGTTTTCAGCTCCATAATAACCAACACGCTGTCTTAGGTTGGTAGTAGAAGGACTAAAAGTAAAGGTACTCATTATCTGTAACGATTTACCTGGTTGATAAGCAAACACTTTTGTTGTCTCTCTATATACTTTAGAGCCACTTAATGCATCTACCTTTAACTCTACCAGTCCTTGATTTTGATTAAACTGAGCAGATGCAGAGGTTGTAGTTGTACCACCTGTGAGAGTAGACCAAAGATTGTTATCGGCATATCTATGGGATGAATCAAATAAAGTTAATGGAGAAGATATTCTTGTACGACCAAACGCATCAGACGCTAAGTTGTAATTTCCAGAATAGTTAATTAAAGGCGTAACGCTTATAGCAGTAACTGGATTTGTAATTGTAACTGCTGTAACTGGATTAACTAAAGAAAAAGAACTAACTGGATTGTTAATTGTAACTGCTGTAACTGGATTAACTAGAGAGAACGAACTAACTGTATTAAGAACCGTAACAGCAGTTATAGGATTACTAACAGTAATAGTACCGCTTATAGGAGTAATGCCTGTTGTTATAACTCGCACTGCACCTACTTCAGATCCATCTACAGTAGCTGTACGGACTATTTGCGCATATACATCTGTTCCTGTGGTATGATCAACGATACCAACATTGCCAATATCAACATTACTAGCTGATAAAATTAAATTGATATCTGACGCATTAACCAGGTGGGTTAATACTGCGTATTTAGGATATATTGTATTGTTATAACCATCACCGTAAGTGCCATTTGCAGAAGTTATTGCGGGAAATCTAGAATCACCTACAATTTCTACATATTTACCATAGTCTGCAGTTGCCTTATTGATTACAACATTGCTATTAATAGCCATATTTATATTTATCAAAAAGTCGTACATCTTACATAATATTGACAAAAATAACAACGGTGTTTAAATATGTGCGACTTTCTGAAAAGAAATCACAAGAAAAAGAGGAGCCTTGCTCCCCTCAACATTATAAAAAATTATGAAAAACTTATTATTAATACTATCGTGTAGTATTTTGTTAATAAACAATTCTGCAAATGCATACACTGAAATTAAAAAATCAAATAATGAAAATTATTTCATGGCTAGAATAACCTTTTACACAGACTGTCCAAGATATGGTAAAAAAACAGCCAGTGGAAAAATTGCGAAAGAAGGATATACTGTAGCAGCAGAGAAAAAAATACCATTCGGAACGCTTTATAATATTCCAAGTTTGAAAAATATAATAAAAACTGATGGGATATTTCAAGTTCAAGATCGAGGATCAGCAGTAGATAAAAGAACCGCTAGTAAAAATAAATATCCAGTTATTGATGTATACGTTTCTTCACATGAAAAAATAAATATTTTGAAAAAAATAAAAAATAACATAGTTAAAGTTTATTATTAATGAAAATTTTAAATAAAACAAAAACCTACCTTATAGGTCCAATGCAATATGGTGATGGTAGATCATGGAGAGAAGAGATATCTGAATTTTTAAAAACTATCGGAGTTATTGTGTTTGATCCATATAAAAAACCATTTATAAATGCACCATCTGAAGATGAAGATACCCATGCAAAAATGTACAAACTTATGAATATAGGCGAATATGATGAAGTTGCTGAACATTTTAAAGCTGTTCGTTCTTTTGATTTGTCTATGGTAGATAGAGCTGATTTTATCATATGTTATTTAAATCCTAAAGTTCCGACTTATGGAACTGTAGAAGAATTGGTAACAGCAGTTAGAATGAAACGTCCAGTTTTTGTTGTGATAGAAGGTGGTAAAAAAAATACACCACTGTGGGTTATGGGAATGCTGCCACACAAATATATATACGATTCATTTGATGAAATAAAACAAGTATTGACAAATATAAATGACGGACTAAAGTCAATAGACAGTGATCGTTGGAGATTATTTGAACAAGAATTAAGATGAAAGTGGAAGGTTTAATATCATTAAAACTTACAGACGCTTCTAAGCTAGAAGTGTTTTATCAATTTTTATTTGATAAATTCAATTTTAATAAAAATTATATAATTAAGCAAAATAAAATATATCAAATTGAAGAACACAGAGATGAATATTATGATATCTATATTAGAGACGCTGACGAATTAGATTATCACATATATGAAATAATAAAAAAAATAAAATGACATTTATTTAAAAAAAATAAATATACTCAATGTCAATAGATGTCGGTTTCACTTTTACGTGTAGGTTAAATGGAAGATTAGGAAATCAAATGTTTATGATAGCGCATGCATATTCACAGGCGCTAGACCATAATTCCAAATTTATTTCTGCAAAATATGATGTCCCAGCATCTGATTATTTTGATAATATTTATAGAAATATAGATTTTTCTATAAATTATATTGATGATTTAAAAGAAGATGAGTCCTATGTTAATATAGGAACTACCTTTCATTATACCCCAATCAAAGTCCCTAAAAATAAAAATATAATTTTTCATGGATATTGTCAAAGTGAAAAATTCTTTATATCTAATAGTTTAAAAATAAAAGAATTATTTTCAGCAAATGAAGAATTTATAACAGAATATTTTAATAAATATCCATTTTTAAAAGATAACAACACTATTGTTATAAATGTGAGACGAGGAGATTACTTACATTATCCAAATCACCATCCAGTTATTTCAAAAGAATATATATACAAATCGTTAGAATATATACCAGATTATAAAAAAAATCCAATTATTATTATAAGTGATGATATTGAATGGTGTCAAGAAAACATCAATATTGATAATGCGATATTTATTACTGATATATTACCATGGCAAGCATTGTGGTTAATATCTCTTTGTAAATATTTTATAATTTCAAATAGTAGTTTTTCTTGGTGGGGTGCATTTTTGGGTGAAAAAGAAAACAGTATCGTGGTGTGTCCAGATATTTGGTTCGGTCCAGAAATAACAGTCAACACTTCTGACATATATAGAAACAATTGGATAAAAATTCCAACTTATCACCAAAATGGTGTATTATATCCGAAATAAAAAATAAAATGAAAACATTAGTAGTTTGTCCAACTTATGGGAGAGTTCCATATTTAAATCGTATGGTAGCTAGTTTTTTATCACAAACATATGATGATAAACATTTAGTAATTATAAATGATGATAAAAATGTAGAAATATGCTGTGATAACAATCAAGTCACTTGTATAAATTTAAATAAAAAAATTCTACTTCCACAAAAAAGAAACATCGGCATTATGCTAGGATATTACGATCTTATCATGCAATATGACGATGATGATATTTTTTTACCAAACAGAATATCAAATCATGTTCAAAAACACATTGAAAATCCAGATATTTGGTATTATTGGAATATGTCATCATATATTATATATGGAGATAAATTTGAAATCGCTGGATGTTCTCCCAATCACAGTTCTTTTTTAAGAAAGGCGTGGTTTTCTGTTGGTGGATATGCCAACAATGAAAATATCGGAGATGATATGGAATTTTTTTACAAAATACCAAACAATTTTAAAAAGGAAGAAAATGATCCAACATTAGCTGATTATGTTTACAACTTCGGCGGAGTTAACTATCACGCATCTTATGAAAAAGATATTAGAATAGATGAAATTGCATATAATCAATTATCTAATATGAATTTAATAGGTAAAAAATATTGGATAGAACCAGATTATGAAGAATATAACAAATTCTTGATATTAGAAAATTTATATAAACAGAAAAAAGAATCTTTAATTATTAAACATATAGATCAAGGAAAAATCGGTATAGATCATTTAATGATATGATAAAACAATTGATTTTCTAATTTTTTAAAACGAGCATCTGAATGCCACACCTCATCTGTTTGAGGTGTATAAATACCATCTTTTGTTATGATAGATTTACCTTTTTCCAGAGAGAGAATAGAAGGTTGATAAATGTTGTATATAGGCTCTTTCTTGAATGAGCCTATCTCGCAAGATGTCAGCCCTATCATTACTATCATTAGTTTTAGAAGATCGCAACTTTTCAATTTCATTGATAATTTGTTCTTGGTTGATTCTAGATTTTTGAATCATATCATAATAAAATGCTCTATTCTTTAACTCCAAAAAAGCAGTTAAAGCAGATAGAGCATTTTTAATTAATCCTATAATATCCATTATTCGCCTTTATCTTTTGCTTTGCCGATATTAATGGCAGCAAAATCGATAAGAGCGTACAATTTAGCAAGGAATGTACCTGGAGCTGGTGTTGGTGTAGCTGCAGCAATAGCTGATGCTAACGCTACAACTGCTGTGATTATATTCAATATATCATTACCAGTGACGAGTTCTAATATTGTATTCATACACTAGTATTTAGTTCACTGCCTAATAAATATTATTATGGAGTTTCCAGGTAAAAAACAAAAAGTAATGAATGTTCAGAAGGCTTTAGGACTATCAACTGATGGTATTGATGGTCCTAGAACATGGGATGCTATTGAAGAAACTGTTGTAAAGGACAAGCCTCAAACAGTTCCTACTACTCCTACAGGCAATACATTAGCTGAAAAGTTAGTAGCTCTAGCAAAGAAAGAAGTAGGTGTGGAAGAAGTTAACGGGACCAACTGCGGTCCTAGAGTTAACGAATATAAATCAGCAACTTGGTTAGATTCAACGAAATCATGGCCTTGGTGCGCTGCTTTCATTTGCTGGTTGTTTAGAGAAGCAATGAAAGATGGTAAGTATAGCTTCGAAAGACCCAAGACAGCAGGTGCTTATGATTTTGAAAATTGGTGCAGAGAGCAAGATACACATGTTCTTTTAAAGAAACCTCATAATGGCGATATTAAGCCTGGAGATATTGTTATCTTTAACTTTTCTCACATTGGATTAGCAATTGGAAATCCAGATTCTGCTGGTTATGTTAAAACAATCGAAGGAAACACTGATGGCTTTGGATCTCGTGAAGGCGGAGCGGTGTTAGAAAAAAGACGTAAATTGTCATCTATACGTAGTAGAATTAGAGTTGTAATTTAATATCAAATAATTAAATAAAAATACTATGATCAAAAGAATAAGCGATAACTCTGTTAAACTTTGCTGCAATAATAATGGTTGCCCAACCGTAACTGATATTGGTGAAGGATTAATTGAAATTACAGACGATAACGGCAATAAAATCGTTGTCAAGAAAGAAGAAGCGAGTTTAATTTCTGACGGTGTTAAAACACTCGATAAAGAAAATCTCATTCTTGGATGAATTTAATTTATCACACTTTCGTATTATTAGGAATATGCTTCATATTAAAATATGGAGCTATTCTTAATTTTATAAGAAATCCTTTGAAAAAAATATCTTTTTTTAAAGAACTTTTTAATTGCTGTTTGTGTATGGGATTTTGGATTGGTTTATTTTATTCAACAATTTCCCAAATGCCTTGGACTTTATGTTTTTATTCTGCCGCTGTTTGCTGGATCGCGGATTATATTATACAAATAATTCAGAAATATTTGTATAATTAACGTTTAACTATTGTGTTTTTAATATTGTTAACCAATAATTCAAATCCTGTTATTTGATTTTTATCAAATTTTCCAGCTTTAGTTCCGATACTTATATAAAAATATTGTTTATCTACCACGCCTATATTGTACATTATATTTTGTGTAACTCCTAGATGTTCAAAATGATGTTTTAATTGACACTCATTCATTTCTGAAACATCACTAATACAATAACCAGCTCTTATAACTTCTAATAAATTTTTAATATAATCTGAATCTATTGAAATATTTTCATATGTTGGTATTTCGTTCAAATTATTTCTATTCCAATCTTTATATATAGCTGATGTATAAAATGATTTTCCAACTTGGGGAATCCCCCCTCCATTATGAGCTGCAAAAATAATAGCATGGTCTGCTCCAGCCTTTATTATTTCATATAAGTATTCTTGTATATCTATACTATCTTGTAAAAATTCTAACATTTTTAAATTAGAAAAAGGTCTTCTTTCTACAAAAAATTTAATCATAGATGTTGTTGCTTTTATTAAAGTAACTAAAGCACCAGAACTGATCAGAGCCATTAATATTAAAAATCCTCCGCTCTGTGTATCAAAAAATTCATTCATGTTTATTATATTATTTATAAAAGAAAATTAATTTTTTAAAAAAATTATGAAAGATAAATAATAAAGTGAATAGCAAATATATAGAATTAATTGATAGCGTGTATTCCTCTATTTTAGAGGAAAAAAACGATAATTCATCTATCGATGAATTTATCAAAATACGATCAAACGGAGCTAAAAAAATTGAAAAACAAGCCAAAGAAAAAGGCGGAGCTTCGATATTAACAGCGATTCATTTTAAAGCAAAAGAAATTCCATATGAACATTGCTTAGAAAATTCAGAAGATATAAAATCTATAGAAAAAAAAGCAGATCTTGTTTTTAATAAACTTAAAAATTGGAAAAATTTATCACAAAGACAATTTCAAGCTTTGATGGGTGAACTTGAAGCTTATGGTGAAATTTATATAAAAATTAAAAAGCCAAACAGTATAAATTTAAATTAATTATTTTTGTTGTAATCTATACAACAAATGATTGAATTCTGCTTCGATTTCATCTTTGATATTTTTTAAATCATCAAATCCTTCAGAGATGGATGATAAATATGAAACGATCTCAGTTTTTAATGATGTGTACGAAGATATCAAATCTCCTTTATATGATTCCACTTTAATTGTATAATTTGTATTATTATTGGGAATTGTCGTTCTTCCGTAATAAACTTCTACAAACTTATCAAATAATTCATCCAACGTTTCGTATGCAGTTGATAACGCTTTATGTTCAGCATAACTCTTAGTTTGCCAATGATCAACCTTTAGTTGATTTAAAACCGTGAAAACTGCAATCAAATTCATATGTTTATTTATGAGGTTTTTTAGCTTTTTCAACTTTATCCAATAATTTGTAATAATCTATTCTCTCAAAAAGATGATGAGATGCTATAGTTCTTGCTTGCTTTTCGTCTAACGGATTTTCTGGATCTTCCTCATGTTCCATTTCTATTTTCATTCCATCATTCAATGCGGTTTCTACATCTTCTTTAGAAACGCCATGCTTTTTCATTATTTCTTCAACAGTTTTTGGCGGCTTCATTCCTTCATAAATTAAACCGATATTGATTGAATCTTTATTAAGCATTTATATATTTAATAAAAATGATAAATATAAATATGAGCTTTTACGAATTTTACAATTCCATCATAAATGAAAATTTAGTTCTCAAAAAAAGACCAATACAATTAGATGATGGTTCAACTGTATACGAATTTATAGTTGATAGTGATATTGAAAATCCCAGAGATAAAAGCAACGAAACATATAAAAATAAAGATAACATAAAAAAAGCTGGGTTCGTGTGGAATAAAAATATTGGAAAGTGGACAAGTTCTGAAAAATTTTCTTTAGAAAATTTACAACAAGGAATTGCAAAATATAAAAGAGCCATTTTATCAATAAACAAAGATTTTAATGCCGTCGGATTTGATGATTATGCTGACGACCTTGAAGAATTTTTAGATCTTGGAATAACTGATAAACTTAAAGAATTCTTCACAGAATTAAAAGAAAAAATTAAAAATGCAAAAGATTCCCCAGAAGTTAAAGCGTTTTTTGAATTTAGAAAAAATTTCACCAATAGAAGTTTTAATAATCAAATGCTTATATTCATGCAGAATAGAAAAGCAACTCATGTAGAAGGCAAAAAAACATGGGAAACGAAATTTGGAAGAAGACTCAAACTTGGAGCAAAATCAATTAAAATTTTTGTTCCTATCATATCTAAAGATAAAAAGAATGAAGATGCTCCACAAGCTGATATGAAAGTTGATGAAACTCAACAATTAAAAGGATTTACAATTGGCAATGTATATGATATATCAGATACTGTACCAATAGAAGGCAAGGAACATATGTATGTACAAGAACCAAAATGGTACGATGATGCAACCCCAGATGAAAAAACTAGATATCTTTATGATGCTCTTGTTAAATTTGCCGAAGAACATAATGTTCAAGTATCTATAAGTGATGAGGGATTAGGCGGAGCTAGAGGAGTCAGCAGAGCAGGATCAATACAATTGATGCAAGAAAACATATCAACAATGATTCATGAATTAACTCATGAAATTTTACACCCCGCTGATAAAAGAAAAGAATTATCAAGTGAAATAAAAGAATTACAAGCGGAAGGTGTAACATATCTAGTATTGAAACATTATGGTCTTCCTACATCACACGCTGAAATATATCTAGCTCTTTGGGAAAAAGATCCAGAAAATGTAAAACAAAATGAAGAAATAATAAGAGACACTGCTAAAATGTTTATTGAATATATTGACAATGCTACTATGAATTCTTCAGAAGAATCTCCCGTTCAGGAATCTTATATAAACAGCTTGAAAGCAATGTGGTAATATGAAAAGCTTTGAAAATTTTTACGAAAACTATACAAACGAGTCCGAATTAAATGAAGGATTCAAAGAGAATTTAATAAATTCATTACTGGCATTGTTTAGTATGGGAGCCGCTGTTTATGAAGGAAATTATGTTCTTAATTTCTTAAACAATCAACCAGCCCCAATGGAACAAAAAATCGATGCTTTAAATCAAGTAAAAGACCAAACAGACAATATAAAGATTAAAAAAGCCGTTGATGATGCCATTCAAAAAATAAATCAACCAGCTCAAAAAGTAAAAGAAAACATCACTGGGGAAAAATCTAAAATATTAGATCTCGCTGTAAAACTTACATTGCCAAGTGAAATATTAGGAACCAATATATATGATAAAGTGAACGATAGTTTTATGAGACCATATCTTGATGACAAAGGATATTGGACGATTGGGGTTGGTCATTTATTAGGTAGCGAAGCTAAGAAAAATTTTTGGATACAAAATAGAGCAAAGCAAGGAAAATCAGCCACTTTATCAAGACCAGAGGCGCTGGCTCAATTTAAACAAGATCTTGAAAAACATCATAATCTAGCACAAAAGAAATTCCAAAAGGAATGGCATAAATTTCCAAATGAACTCAAAGCGGTGTTAGTAGACATATCATTCAGAGGAGATCTTGAGAAAAAAGGATTAGGTGATTTCGCATTCGTTGAACTTTTAAAACAAGGAAAATATAAACAAGCAGCGAAAGAATATTTGGATCACACTGAATATAAATCAAGAATGAAAAAGGATAAACCAGACGGTGTTGTGAAAAGAATGAACAGAAACGCTGCTATTATATCAAAAACGACATAACATTAATTCTATTGACAATGTATTTTCATGTGGTAAGTATTATACATATGAAAACAAAAAACATATTGTTGGCAGTCGCAGCATTTGCTGCATTCACAAGCGTACAAGCTGGTACAGTTGAACCTGTAACTGTTACAGCTGAAGAGTCCTCGACACCATCCATTGTTGTTGAAACTGGATATTCTTCTGAAAGCGTGTGGCGCGGTGCTGACCTTGGCAGAGACGAAGCAAGTGCTGTTGTAACTACAACCACAGAATTACCAATTGGTGTTGGTCTTGATCTGGTCGCTGGTTATAGCAACGCTGACACTGAAGTAAAAGACGAAGAAACCGATCTTTCTGCAGTTTTCTCAAAAGAGATTGCTGATTATCTTGTTTCTTTGAGTTATACTTGGTATTCGCAAGACTTTGCCAAAGATGGTAGTGGACAAGCGCAAGAAGCTGGTCTTTCGGTTTCGCGTGAAGTTGGACCTGTTGATGTTACATTCACTCAATACCTTGCGATCAAGGGTGATAATAACTCATACAGCGAACTAGCAGCAACATACAGTGACGATTTCGGTCTTCCTGTTGTGTTGGATTTCCGTTCTGAACTCGGCTATCTTGCTCAAGAAGGAAAATGCACTCATTTTGAAACTAGAATTTCAACCGATATTCCAGTTTTGCAAGAAGTAACAGCAGTTCCGTTTGTTGCATATTCTCTTGGTCTTGATGACTCTGTAGGTGCGCATTCAGACATGCATAATGTTTTCTTCGGTGGGATCGAGTTTAAGCGCTCGTTCTGATTTAGATATTCAAAAACCAAAATAAAAACCAATACCGTCTTGTGAGAAATCGCAAGGCGGTTTTTTAATGTAAAAATTTTATTATATATTAAATATTAAATATGCGCAAAGATTTTTCAGAATTGTCATTTTTATATGAAAATGTTCTTATAAATGAAATATCTCAAAAATATGTGGATGTTATAAAAAAAGCTGCCAATGACCATGTGTTACCATTTGAAAATGTTTTTAACAATAAGTTGAGGATTATACTTCCCATCAAGGGAACTGAAACATACAATGCTATTTTAAATGATATTTCAAAAATAAAAGATTTTGATCGTTTCGATCCAGAAAAAAAAGAGGTCGTTAGAAAAATAAAACTCGATCCAAAATATGGCGGGGGAGAGAAAGAACAAAAAATAAACTTGGGAAGAGCGATCAATTCTTTAAAAATTGATCCAGAAACAAAAAAGAAATATTTAAATTGGTTTGCCAATTACGAATCCAACATACCAGAAATGAATGATCTTAAAAGATTTTCTGTGGTTGTTTCAAGAAGTCCAATTGATGTGTTGAGAATGTCTGATATCAGCGATATAGAATCATGTCATAGTCAAGGCGGTGCGTATTTTCAATGTGCGATTCAAGAAGCTATAACAGGCGGGGCTGTGGCTTATGTTGTACACACCAGAGATCTTAAAAAATTATCAGACGATGAGTTTCAAAATGAAGAAATATTCGAAGACAAAGAAAGAAACGTCAAAGGAATCGGCGTATGGTCTAGATTAAGAATAAGAAGATACGAAATAGAAGAAAACAACAATGATATCGGGATTCCAGAAGTCAGAATCTATGGTCGAAAAATACCAGGATTTTATGACACTGTGAAAAACTTTTTAACAAAATCTCAACAATACAGCGTTGATAATCTTTATAAATTATATAAAAATAAACAACTTAAAAAAACTGGTGGCTCTTATTCAGATTCCAGCGATAGTCAATTATTCAATAGAATGTACGACACTGATGTTTTTTATGGAAGCATTCGTCACGAAGACAATGATGAAAATGCGGGTAGAGAAGCGCAATTCGAAGAAGAATTAGCAGGATTTCAAAACCGTTTCGAGTTTGAACATTGTAATGCGGGTTATAGTATTGATGGAGATGATGATTATGTTTATTATACAGCGTGGGGAGCAATCAATATAGATCTTGGAGAATATCAAGTGATTGATGATTTTGTAGAATTTGACAGCGAGTATGAGATAAGCCAATTAAAAAAATACAACAAAGATTCTCAACACCAATGGGAAAGATCACTGCCATATAATTTTAAAAACAGAAACCAAGAATCCTCAATAAACACTTATAAAAATTTCCTAACAGATTTTGAACAATACGATAGCACATCTTTCGTAGAAGACTCGTTGGCTTCGATAAGCATAAAAAGAAATTACAATGAAAAAACGGGAAATTGGGAAAAAAATCATTCATCAATGTCGCTGGGAATATTATTCAACAACGAAGAAAGCACAGACGACACTGACGAGTATCTCTCTTTCTTGAGAGAGGTTGACAACATAGATGGAAACTACGAATCAATCAAAAAAGCATTATTAAAAGCTTTATTGAAAAACGGTTTGATAAAATCAGGACCAGATATGGAAAAATATACCACCATATCAAAAGAAAAAGAATTTGTAGAAGATATAAAGAACTTTGAATTTGATACGTCAGAAGACGCATTAACAACTGATATATTTTTGGGAAGATACACAGAGCTATCAAAAGATGTTGCTTACGCAAACATCAGCATGATATTTGGAGAAGCACTTGAAAAATATCTAGACACGTATTACAAATCACCGCAAATCAATACACAGCAAACCACATTTGATAAGTTTTTTGAAAACCACTACAACGAAACGCTTGTTAATAAGTATGGAATAGAAAATATCAAATGCAGATACACCACCCAAGCATTCAACACCGAATTATACAACATGAGTTTGGAAATAAAATTCGAAGCATTGAACAGCAAAACCGCGCCAATTATCAAATTCCTAAATGATCACTATGATGATATAACCAACATAGCCAAAATGTTTTTCTTAAAACTCGCCAAAATAGAAAACCAGGACACCAAAAGATTACAACAGGTGTATGGTAAGTTATTACAATAATCAACCTTCCATAACTTCATCTAAATCATAAAAGCTATTTATAAAATTGATATTGGCTTTTTGGATTGGTGTGAATCTGTGTGTAACTTCTTTTTCGTAAAATGTTTTGTTCTGCGAAAAAACAATTCGAACCCATCCCAAAGAAAAAAGAGTATCGTATACTCCTTTTTTGGAAGAAGTCCCAATACTATCTAAAATTTGTTTTCCAACGATTTCATGTTGTCCAACACCACCACGCACCACTGCAAAATTACCATGGCGATCCATCCAAAACCCATAAGGTTTGTTCATAGGCAAACGAACAATGCTGTTGTGTATTTTCAAGGTGTCTTGATCATCAAAAGCTTTTGTTTTACTTGCTTCTTCAATCATTTCAAGATAAATACTGTTTATATCTAAACGATAATTCATAATTTTATTTAATATAATTCGTTTTGTATAGAAGATAAGTATTCTCCATCCAGAGTTTGGATTATTTTGGATTGCACAACAACACCAGGATTGATGATAATCACCGAAAGGTTTTCGTTTCTAATGTCTCCTTCGCCTGTGTTCTTGTAAAACGCTACATCATAATCACCCAAACCTTCAACATAATCATAACCGTGATCAGAGCCATCGTCTGGCAACAACTTTGGATACACATCACCCGTTCTAATAATTAGCTCATAAAGATAATATGTGTCATACTTTCCTTCGTCATTGATCATATAATCAGCGCGAATCAACGCTTGTTGACGAGTACCACAATGAGATCCCGAAACGTAATCTCGCTTATCACCACGAGCAGAACTACGAAAAACTTTTAAATATTCCACACCTTCAACGTCTTTAAACTTTGTATTTGCCGTTAATTCTTGAGTGTTATAGAAAGATTCCAAAAAGCTTTTCATAGGATTATTTAATTGACTAAATATTTTAGATAATGAAAAACAGAGATCAACTATTATTGACAAATATATATACAAGTTCTGTTTTGTCAGAAAGTATAACAGCAGCTGTTAAAAAAATTTCAATTGAAAACCTTTTACCAGATAAAGATAACATGGAAGTGGCTGTTGATTCTCTAAGAAAAGGCATGCGCAGTTCTGATAATAATCCTATATCGGTTTATAAAAATAAAAATAAATATATAGTAGCAGACGGACATCATCGCTTGTTGCAATCCATAATCAACGGCGATGAATCCATCAACGCAAAAATCCTTCACTCAGACACACCAGTATCCACAACAGGAACAATCAAATTAGACTTATTCGACGGCGATTACTATGGACTGGATTCATCTCTAGAAAACGGATGGTTAATAAAAAGACTATGAAAAACGAAGACAGATATTTTTTAGAAGAACTCTATACAGAAATGGCATTGTCCAATCTACAAACGATTGGCAAATGGCAAGACGATAAAAATAGACACGGATATGACAAAGCATCAGTAGGAATACTATCATCTCCCGCAGGATTAAAAAAATTAGAAGACACATTCAACAAAATAGGAGGATGGGACTTTAATCTATATTTCGTAAAATTACCAAACGCATGGAAACAAAGCGAAATGGGACTGGTTGATATCAACAACCTACCACAATTAATCAAAGTCGAAGCGGGAAAAGATTTCCCCATGCCAACAGACAGCGAAATAACAATCATATTCACAAACAACGCAGCGGCAGAAAAAGTACCATTAACACCATGGACAATAGCACACAGAATAGGACATTCTTTCGCAGCAACATTCAGAAGAGGAAACGATAAATCTATACAACACTATGATAACGAAATATCAAATATATTAAAAAAATTATTAATGTGTTATAATATAAAACCAGAAGGAAATCTGTTATACTCCCAAGCTTATTATATAAGAGATCTATTTCAAAAAATAGGAAAGTTCCGTAGTGCTAGAATGGGTAAATTAAATCGCCCAGCAGAATTCTATCACGAAGCGTTCTCGTATTGGTTATTACACGATGGAGAACTAAACTTCAATGATCCCCCACAATCACTGATAGACAGCAACAAACAAGCATGGGGAACACCAGTGGGTATGAATTATAGATTACAAGATGCAGAAACAGCAGAAGACTTATTATATCAATTAAAATATGAATTAGAAGAGAAATTCAATTATATGATAGGAAGACACATCGGCACAACGTCGATTATGTGATCGGGCCTTATACAAAAAACCTATAAAAATATAAAAAAAAATATTTTAATAAAAATTGGCCTTATATAAAAACCTACAAAAAATACAAAAAATATTTTATATAGTAAAAAAGCCTTATAGTAAAACTTACAAAAAATACAAAAAATATTTTAATAGTAAAAAAGCCTTATATAAAAAACTTACAAAAAATACAAAAAATATTTTTCCATGGCCCCCCCTTTCAAAAAAAACCTACCAGCGTGTAGAAGCAAATTCTAACACGCTGGTAGGTATGGTTGTATGTTATTCTAGTTTCTTACTACTCAGTAGTCAGCTAACTCACCGAATTCCTCTTCGACGAACTCTCGTGCGAACTCTCTGGCAGCGTCAGTGACTTCAGCAGCTAGGTCATAGCCGTTGTCGATCATCTCTTCGATCTCGTCGATGTAGTCGCAAAGTGATGCCGTGTCTGGCAGGTCTGATAGACTCATCATGGTGATGGCTTCGACTTCACGATTGATAATGTTGATTGCTTTTTGTCTGTTTGTCATGGCAAGGTTATGATAATCTAGTTTTTAACTGGTGATTGGCAAGCAGGAGACGATCAATCTCCCACTTGCCTTTACCATGCTACCTATTGAAACATTTGAATGACTACAACCATCCAGATGGCAAGGTTGAGTCCAATGACGATACCGAGTAATTCTTTCATGATGTTAAGATATGTTGTCGCCCCCTCAACTTTCTACTGCGTTGCTACGGGATCTTGTGAGTAGGGGAAACCACCCCAGGGCGACAAAAGGATTATGTTCTAGTTTTTTACTGGTGGCCAGAGTAGTTTACTGGTTCGTCAGAGTCAACCTTGACGCACCAGCACTTCTTGGCTGTTTTCTTCTGGTAGTCAGTCCATGGCTTTGGGCCAAAGGCAGCTTCCCAAGCTGCCTTTTCTGTTGGGCCATCGCCCAGATTGCAATGTCGAAGGCAATTGATGCCCGATTGTCCTTTGATGATGTATTTCATGGCGAAACTATTATGATCTAGTTTTTTACTGGTTGACTTTAGCTTCCCAGTTGAAAATGTCGGCTTGACTGATCTTGATGCCGTGCTTGTAAAACAAGTGGGACAACGCGAGTCGGCTCATGCCTTTCTTGCGGCACACTCTGATTGCCTTTCGATAAGGCTCACAGCGCTTCACAAAGGGAGCGGTGCGGCGTGGCATCGGAGTGTTGATGATTTGATTTGAGATGTGTGCGGATGATAGTTTCATAGTAGTGGTGTGGTATTGGAATGATATTCTAGTTTTTTATTAGTTAAATCGGCAAACCTCTTCAAAAATTCCTTCGTTGTTTTGGACATAAAAGGAACAATCGAGCATTTCCATTTCGTCGTCCACTTCGTCTTCCATTGGAGGGCCAAACTCAATCACATCGCAAATTGGAGTGAAGTGAAGCTCCTTGTGCTTGTCGATGTAGCAAAGGAACAAATTGTCTACTGTGTAATCTTCTAGTGTATTCATGGTATTGGAATGATATTCTAGTTTTTTAATACTCCCATTCTGGCTCGTATCCATCAGCGAAACGATCTTCGTATGCCGCATCGAGCCATGCGTCTTCGTTGCCCTCGTTGGTGAGGTCATAGGGAAGCAGGTCGTCTTGCAGATTGTAATGGGGATCATACAATGCTTCATCGCCGTATTCTTCAACAAAGACATTGTATGGGATGGTATCGGGTTCAATAGTATTCATGGTAGTGTTAGGATAATTTAGTTTCTTACTGGTGATCCTTTAGGCGGATCAATCCATCGCTTTTCTGGCAAGCCGATTGCCACGCACCGCCACGCTCTCCGTTGCGGCTTTTCTCTTGTGCCTATTTGATCGGTCGGCTTCCGTGTTCCTACTATGCGGGAACCTAACGCAAATTCATCATAACCTAGTTTTTAACTGGTCAGATTTCGATGATGTCATCGTCATCGGCATAGGGATAAATCCCAGTATCGGGATCGTAAAGATCACCGAAAACGATTTGCAATTCCAAGGTATCAAGTAGGGCGAGTAGGTCAATCATGGCAGGGTCATCATAACCTAGTTTTTAACTAGTGGATTTGAGATAAAAAAAGGGGAGAGTGAAAAATCACTCTCCCCTTGTGGATTGTTATGCGTTGGCTTTTGCCGCTTCCATTTCCGCGATCATCGCCTTGAGGCGTTCGATCTTGGCCGCAGTTTTGGTTTCAGCGCGTCCGTTGTGGATTGCCTTGGACTCGACCTCAAAAAGGTCAACGCCATCGGGAGTGAAGCGGTGGGACATTGCCACTTCGACAATGACGCGCAATGCTTCGCCGTCATTCTTCAACTCAAATTCCTCTTTCAAGGATTGGATGAAGTCTTTGTCGCGGAGGGTGGGAACGATAGGATGCTGTTTATTTTTCATAGCAAGGTCAGTGTATTCTAGTTTCTAACTGGTCTCAACCTTTCAGGCAGGTATCATTCCATCAATCTTCTTGGCGATTGATTGCCGTTTGGTGCTGGCATCATCATAACCTAGTTTCTAATTAGTCATTGCAAATTCATCAATGAATGTTTCGAGAATGTCACTAGGTGCTTCAATGCTTATTGCGATAATCATGCGGTTAAATTTTATTTTAGTTTTTTATTAGTCTGGTGTATTTTTTAACTTATTATGAATAGATTGTTATGGTTAAGATTCCAGATTGGAATAAAAAGATTCCGCTGGAGGATAATAATAACACAAAATTATCCTCCAGCGGATTTTACCACGATACTACACCTATAAAAAATTATATGATTTTAGGGAAATTAGTCACAAAACAATCCCTTGCGTATCTTTCTTTTGCGATTCTTTGAAGGGGTATTTGCACAAGGCTTGAGCAAGCGCATAGGATTTTTGGATTTGACTGCTGTTAAAATCCCGTGGATGAAGTATCCAAGGATTAGAATTGTTGTGAATCCAATTGAAAACCACACATAAAATGTGATGAATGTTTCGATTGTGAAGAATGATGTTGTTAGATATTCAATCATAATTTGATTATATAATAAAGTTATTGATTGTCAAGAGAGTTGCATTGGTAGCCAAGGAATTAGTTATATGAAACGAACGCAAGAGATTTTCCTTGGCTACCTTTGCAAAATTATCGTATACCAGCAAGCGCATCAGCCACTATGCGTTTTATCAGACTTAATAATGTATGTAGAACTCACAAAGTTGTGATGACAAACTGATTATATTATCATCGCAACTTTATAAACATCATTTTATCATTTACCAGATGAGATTACTTCGTGTGTTTTGGGATTGATCATTCTCACCAGATAGTCAATGATGAATTGAGTTGAGTCTTCTCCTATTGGATGGCTACCTAGTTGGTTGCCCATGCGATAAGTTAGATAGTTTTCGTGGATGGTAAAGACTAGATGGTTCATTGTTTGGAATGTTTGATGTGAAAAGCCACAAAGTCTTCTGCGAGATTATCAATTAGTTCTTCAACAAAAGCACTGGCATCATCCATTGGGTGAAGTTCAAACTTTGAAACCGCATCCCAAACTTCGATTTGCTTTTGATCTTCCTGCTGTTCTGATGTGCTGTATTCATCAGCGAGCAAAGCGAGAGAGAGTCTTTCAGCACTCCAATCTTTGGGCCATTTGGAAAGGAAATGACCTGCGGCGATTAGGTATGCTTCGGCGTGGAGGGGATTGTTAGTGTCGAGGAGGATGTAGTCTTGCATGGCGTGAGGTTAGTTGTTTTGGGATTGCTTGTCAACAAGTTCTTTCGCGATTTCTTCTTTGAGGTCTTCCAGTAGATCAATGAAGTCAGAGAGTTCATCGTCCATAAGAAACATAGGAAGAATGCGGTCAATGATTGGTTCAGCAGGAAGCTCCCTTGTCAATTCGTAGTAACGCTTGAGTTTACAAGTATCGTGTGCGAACTCACCGATTTGTTTGATTGGTTGCATGGTTATTGTTCGATGAGGTTATTTTGTTTACAAAACTCGGCAATTACACCATTCATCTCCGTAAGAAAGTCGGAGATCATGAGTTCCTTGTCGAATGAGACTTCGTTGCCTTCGATGCAATATAAAAGGTCAACTTGGATTGTGGGTGGATTGATTGGTTGCATGGTGATTAGTCGTCAGCGTGGTGAGTTTCCATTAGTTCAGCAAGATAGCCGCGAATTTCATCAGCGGTTTCGCTTTCTCCTCCAGAGTATTCGTTAACAAGATCGAGAGCTTGATTGGCGATTTCCTCAAGGGCTTCAATTGTGTTTAGTAGTTTTTCGATTGTGGTCATGTCAATAGTATAGTTTAGTTTCTTATTAGTGAAAGTGTGCTCCCCGCTAGGAGTCGAACCTAGGCTTCCAAGCTATCAGCAAAGCTATCCATGGTTTGCTTTGCTTTAGTGTTTGGTGTGCCAGCGCATCGGGGAGGTGAGCTTATTGTAAGTTAGTTTTTTATTAGACGCTGGCAGGAATTTCTTCGTCCTCGTCGTATTCGACAAAGTTAAAGTTTTCTTTTGCAAACTCCGTGACATCAGCATCATCGACTTGGTTGTCGTCAATTTGACCTTCGGAGATGATAGCAGTCCCAGCAAACCAGCAACCGCTCTCAAAGTAGTCCAGCGTGAATTGATCGTTTGGAAACATTTCAGACAAAGCGGCAATGGCTTGAAGTGGTGGACTCCAAGCAGTCATAAAGGTTGCTTGAAAGTCTGCGATCTCGGAGATGAGTTGGTCAGCAACTTCACGCTGCTCTTCTTCGCTCAAGTCCCATTTGGTTCCCCAGTTTTCAAGTCTCCAATCATACCATCCATTGCCCTCAAGCAATTCGGGTGGCGTGGGTTTGATCTTCTCAAAAGAAAGACCATTTTCTTTTAGATAGCTTTCCAATTCTGGACTGCAATCCATGATCGACAATTTGTTTTCGCACCAGTTAGGCATAGTAGTAGTATAGTTTAGTTTCTTATTAGTTGATCTTCATCAAAGAAAGAAGTTTCAATGTGATTGGCTTTTCAGCAACATGGAAGAAGAAACCATATTCCAAAACCTCAATGTCGCCATCGACTTCGGCAAGAGAAATATAGTCATCGCCGTGATTATCAGCAACGAATGGGCCTTCGTCATCATAGCCGATAAAGTAAAGCGTATCGTTTAGATCGACAGCATAAGCGTCACCAAGTTCTTCGTGTAGTTGTTCAAGTGTGGTTGTTTGCATGTTGTTAGTAGTATAGTTTAGTTTCTTATTAGTGTATGGGAGTATCTCAAGTCTTCTTCGCTGTTGAAGGTGATGAAGTATTCAATTTCGGTCATATTAGGGTAGTTTGACATGGTATTAGTGGTGGTATTTGTATTAGAGGAGATTGTGATCAATGTAGTCTTGAATGGATGGAATGCTTTCCATGTATTGCTGCAGATCAGCAATAATATCATCTAGATTCTCGCGGTTGTGAGTGTGGGGGCAACCAAGGTTGTTGTTGACAAGCTTGAGGATTTGCTCTGCGATTTCTTCGTGGGTTGGGTAGTGTTTCATATTGTTGCTTATATGGCTTTAGTGTAGGTTAGGAGTTGGGGTTAGTCAAATTTTTTCTGCATCCAAGTCGATGCCGTCATAGTCAACCCAGAAAGATCCTTCGATGTAGGAGCTTTCTTTGGGCAAAGGTCTTTCATCTTGTTCCGCGAGTTCAATCGCATCTTGCAATGATTCAGCTTCAATTTCCATGTATCCGTAAGATTCCCAGACACAGGGGATTTTGTATGTTTTCATGTTGTTAGTAGTATAGTTTAGTTTCTTATTAGTCTACGAGAAACCTGCGCTTCCATTGTGATTCTTGCACTTGTTTATCAAGCCAAGATTGTTGTTGAAAGATGCGGATTCCATACACAGGTTTTTGTTTTGTAAAAAACAATGATATGATTTGGTCGAGTAGCTTCATGTTGTTATGATAGTTTAGTTTTTTATTATTACCTTGCATTTAGAGCATACACAAGTCGGTTGTTAATAATGACACCATCGGCTTTGTCAATATACTTTGTTCCATCAAAGAATCTTTCTTTTAGATATGGATTGTATCCTACGATTTGGTATTGATGTTGAGTGGGATCAAGTTCATTGGTAGGTTCTCCAATAATAAATGCGTGGACATTTTTCCTCTTTTGTTGCAACACTCTTTGTCTTCCTGCTTCACTCACCTTGAATGAAACATTCTTGAGATGTATTGCATCAACATGACGCATGACTTTCCACACGCCATTGACTTTCTCTTGAACACTCAAGCGTTTTTTATGTAGATTGTAGTAGACGCGAACATTCATAAGTTTATTGAGCTAGTTTTTGAAGGGCTTCAAGACAATCAAGGCGGGTCTTTTTTCCCGTGATTGCTTTGGCAGTTTTGAATACGAGATTGCGACTATGCCGCATTCCCATGATTTCAAGTTTCAATCCGCTGATAAGGACACGCAAGCGGTATCCATCAATTTGTTCTTTAGTAGTTAGTATCATAGCGACCTCAGTATATTCTAGTTTTTTATTATTAAAATAAGGGCAGTTTTATGTCATACCCAGGACATTGCTACTACTACTTATGAAAGTTCCTCATAATCCTCTGTGCCAAGGATATTGTTAGATTTTACGGTGAAACATTCGGGGCGATTTTCTTCTGGATTCAGTAGCTTTTTGCGCTCGCTTTCAGTAAGAAACTCAGCGAATGTTCCTTTATCGACCACTTGCCCATCGACATAATAAGTCGAAGATGGAAAGTGATTGTTGCCAGTTGAAGGATAAAGCCTGATATATTCAGCATCTTTATGCTCAATAACATAGGGAAATTGTTTCCAATTACCCCATGGCAGACTTTGCACTTCCCCACGCTCGCCATTTTCAATGGCATCTTTGACGCTGGAAAGGTTAGCAAAGTTCACGCCAGCACGAACAACAGCACTTGTCACTTTTTCAAGAATGACATTCTTATGAGCGGCGGCGGGTTTGGGATTGCTTTTCCAATAGGCTTTTACAAAAGAACCTTTCGTGTTGAGGATCTTATTGATAACTTCAGTTGCGGTTAGTGATGCAGTATGTGTATTCATAGCGACCTTAATATAATCTAGTTTCTTATTAGTGACAGTGTATTGGGGTTTGGTAACGAAACAGATTTCATTACCAAAACCAATATATTCTAGTTTTTTATTAGTTTATTCAGCTTCTTTATTGCCACGAGTCGGGCAATCGGTGATATGAACAAGTTTGTTCTTTGCTCGCGTGATGGCAACATATGAGAGATTCTTTTCTTGTTCTTTCATCCAATCCAAAACCGCATACTTACTTGGTTGAAATTGACTCATACCAAGGATATAACAGTTGTCAAATTCCAATCCTTTTGACTTGTGAATGCTTGACAGTGTGACTACATTCGGCTTTTTATAGTCGTCATTATCACTGAACATATCACTGATAAGTTTTTGAAGAGATGCAACATCATGCTTGCCGAGGGTTTGGCATCGCTCAATGAGAATCATCATTGTATCAAATTTGTCTTCAAGCAGTGCAAGTTTTGCTTTACTAGCCTTTTCGCTTTCACGATCAAAATGCTTTTGAAGTCGAAGTGTAAACGTTGCCAAGTCTTTTACTTTCCACTTGCGAGTGAGTGTAATAAGGTTTTGACCAATGTCTTTTCCTTCGATTCTACAACCAATGCCTTCACGAATAAGCGCAAACGCAAGAGCAACAAGCGGGGAATTATTGCGACATATGATACCATCATTTTTATTAAGGTTTAATGACGGTGTAGATTTTACAAATTCATCATACTTAATTGAAGATATTTCCCCGTCGTTGTTATTTTCAAATGCTTCAATGTCTGCTACATATTCTTTAGCAGCGGTGATAATATTCTTTCCGCAGCGATAGCAAACACTCAGCGGAAGTTCAACAGCGTCAAACATAGTTTTGATGAGTTCCATGCTATTGTTTTCAGCACCAGTAAACCCATAGATAGCTTGATTTGGATCACCAATAGCAATCAATCTACCACCTGGCTTAAGCATTTTCTTGAGCAAAAGCTTTCTACAAACATTGGTATCTTGTGCTTCATCAACAATAATCCAATCATATTGTATCATATCAACATCAAAAAGCAATGGGAAATAAAGCATATCACTGAAATCAATGCTTTTGACATCACGGTTATTAAGATCCAGTACCTTTTGGCATACATCAATAATCGTTTCCAAGCTCACATCAGCATCAATATCAATATCATTATGCTGAATAATATTGACCCAAGCATTGATATCATCAACAGTGTTGCAACCAGAAACACCAAAACCGTATTCTTTTGCAAAGCGAACCATATCCATGATTGCTTTACGACACTTCATAAGTTCCCCTTCTTGAGTGAAATACTCAACAAAGTTATAAACCTTGGAGTTATTAACACTCATTTTGCCTTTTGCTTTGGCAAGACTTTTCAATGATTCACTATGAAAAGTAGCAGCACTTGCATTGGGATAACCCATAGTAACAAGACGATTTTGCAATTCAGTTGCAATTTTCTTGTTGAAAGCAAGCATCAAAACATCACCGCTCATACGATCAACAGCATTGATAGCAGTAGTAGTTTTACCACTTCCCGCTTTAGCATTGACAATCGCATTGCCAGTTCCTTCAGATACCCATTTATATATATTTTCTTGATAAGTAGATGCAAACATGTGACAGCAGTATATTCTAGTTTTTTAGTAGTCTTTTTTCTACAATTCTAGTTTTTTAGTAGTGGATATTACTCTGGATTCACAACAAATCCCGTATCATCTTTCTTGGCTTTGCCTTTATCAACAAGACCAACAACACAATTACTAGGATCAAGAAAGCGAAGATCATTGGTATCACCATCAACAACAACCTTATTCTTGTAAGTAGCAGGAAGTTTTTTGCGAAAAACAACAGCAACATTGCCACCCATACTCATAATAAGATCAGTATGAGATTCATTGCTTTCACTACGAGAGAAAGTAAGATGATAATTCTTTGGAAAATTACCATTAACAAACTCAATCATACGCTTTACATTCTTGGTATAATCATAAAATACAACATCGGGAAAGTGTTGCATCATATTCTTGCCTTGAAACAAGACATTTTCCCAAGGAATATCACTTGTAAGATTGAATCTAAAGCAAGGAATCATATCATTCTTCTTTGCTTTTTTAACAGCACTTTGAATTTCTTTATACAATTTAAGCAAGAAATCTTGTTTATCATTAAAGAAATACTTGGTTTTATTGATACGAGATTGTTGAACATTTGAATAAACACCCATGCCAGCGGTATTAAGACAAGCAGCCGCACAACCTATTGATGCAAATTGACAAGTGTTATAACCAGACAATTTAGCAGGAGCTAAATGAATACCATTTGAATAATAACCAAATGATTCACCTTTTTTGATTTTTGTATTTGCAGTAGTGAGTAGTTTCATAGCGACAACAATATAATCTAGTTTTTTATTAGTTTCGATTCAATCGTGATGATGAATATCAATAAAACAATATGATGATTTATTGATATTGATTTCAATCATGCGAAATCATTATGATCTAGTTTCTTATTAGTTTTTATATCTTTTTCTATATTGATATATAAACTTATATCTTCAACTATGATAATCTAGTTTTTTATTAGTCTTTTTATCCTTTCTACTATCTGTTTATCTTTGTTTTATTTTTTTAATTATTATTGTCTTTATCATTGATAAAATTTGCTATATCATTATTAGTTACGCTACGCGACATGTTTTATTCCGTAACTCATTGATAATCAATGATTTTGTTTTTTTGGATACAGATCGTTGGATATATATTATATTGTGTTTATCTGGCGTATTTTGTTGATATATATCGTGTGTGTATCTGTGTGTGCTTGTGTGTATCTATGTGTATTTTGATACATTTTATGCGTATTTTGATATTGTTTTAGTATATTTTGGTGTATTTATACGCTATTTTTGTTTGTTTTTGATCCTCATTTCCTTTATGAGTTGATCGTATTCCCCGCTTCTGTATTGTTTTAAGATGATATCCACTGCAATGCAACAGGCTTTAAAATTATTTTTTTGGGTATTGTTTGATTGTTTCATGTGTGTGTTGTTGTTATTGTGTGTATGCTTATTCACTAGCCATTATGCGTTTTATCAAATTTACATGTTTATATCAGATAAACAAAGTTGTGATATTTACAAAGTTATAATGGTGACATTATTGTATTGATACCAATGTCAATGAACTGATATGTTATTGTCTATTTTTATTTTAGAATTTGGAAAAGTCCAACACTCTTTTGTATCGTTTATAAAACAAACCCAGTGTAAGTCATGTTCTTGGGAATAATCAATTACCAGATGTGCATATCCTTTTCCTTTGGGTGTTGTTACTGGTATTGTTGGGTTTAATTGTAATATCATAAGTTACATTTGTTTTTATAATTTATATTTGAATGTCTTACCATCTATGATATTGTCTTGTACCAATATATCAAGTGCCAAGGATTTATCTAGGATTTCGTAGGGATTATCTTTTGATTCCAACAACATATTGTTTCCTATCTTGTCGTTGATTACAGGATGGATTGTTATGTTTTGTATGTTTATTGTTTTGTCTTGCAGTAATGTGAACGTTATGTGTGCTAGATGAACATCTGCGTCTTCTTCGCTGGTTATCAATGATCGATGAATGTACTGCATATTTGATGTTTTGTTGTATCAAAGTTTGTTACTTTTTAATCTCTAGGATTTCCACCTTCACGATCTTGCGTGAGATTTCGTTGTGGAATACATAATCAGATCCCACATAATAATCATCTACAATCTGTTGGATTGATTTATCTACCAGCATTACTAAAAGAACATTAAAGCCAGTAGTGAAGCGATCACCGTCTTCAATTGTGATATTCAGTGTAACTGTGATATATTCGCGTCTACTACAATCTTCATAAAAAACGCTTGAGTGTTCGTTGGTCATATTGTTATTGTATCAGAGTTTTATTACCAGTGGGTGTATTCTTTGATGATACCCTCTTCATTCAGATAGCGAGCACACACATAAGTCTGAACGCAACTATCATCACATGTCTCGAAAACATGAAACTTATCTTGCAACTCATACACAGCTTCGAGATACAATCTGCATGCTTCTTTTGCAGAGTCTAAGTTAGGATGAACATCATTAGGTGGCATAGTCATACTCTTATTGTATTAGTGTTCCTTAGTCCAATTCGTAGGTATCAACCTCGATGCCGATCTTACTTAGCTCGTGTACAGCGTGATTGCGATACCATTCTTGATTCCAAAGCATCTCAAGACCTCCTTTTTTGAAGTCGTCTGGAAGAAGAAGGGATGTCATCTCACTAGCTTTGATAAAGTCTTCTTCGCTGTTGAAGGTGATGAAGTATTCCATTTCGGTCATATTATTATTGTATCAGTGTTCCTTGTTTATTTCCTTCTTACCATCCTTACGCACACGCTTATTCTGTATGCGTTTATAGTATTTGCGTAGATGCTTCCACCATTGAACGGTCTTGACACCGCCTTTACTCTTTGATGAACTACTCATTTGTTTATTGATAAAATTAACTGACGGTTTGTTGTTCTAGTTGTTTGAGTTTGTTTTTCAAGCTGTTTAATTTGTTTTCAATCGAGCTGTTTTTATTTTCAACGAGTCGTATCATTGATCTACAGCATTTACAAAACTGATAGTATGATGGTTTTGGATTGTTGCCTTGATATTTCAAGGAGTTTTGAATACGATTATGACTGGTGGTTTTGACGCGAATAATCCTTGAACAATCGCATGTGTATTCGTATGTGTTTTGTCGTTTGGTTTTGGTAACACTGGTGTCATAGCTGTGGCAACGAATCGGTTCAGCATTGAAAACCTTTATCATAACATATTTCCATTCTTTGCCATGACTCTTTACAAAACTACCAAACACCATTCTCTGAATATAATGAGCCATTTCATGAACAACAATCTCATGAAAGGTTTGTTTGTTATGCTCTGCCAAGTCAAGTTGGAACATCAATTCTCTGATTGATTGATTAAAAGACACAAGACAAGTTCCTGCTGTTGTGCCGTTTCTTTTAAAGATGATGTTGGTGGGTCTTGGAAAAACCCTGTTAAAGAATTTTTCAGCAATGAGGAAACATTCTTCAACCTTTTGTAGTATGGTGTCTTGCATGACAACAGTATATTTTAGTTTTTTATTAGTTTCTTGAAATCCATCAAACGATGAAATGAATCTACAATCCTTTTATAAAAAAAACAATTTGACTAAATAATACTATGACTACAAAAGATCAATATAATTTAGCTAACTTGTATAAGGAATCATACGAAAATGATGACATTTCATTTGATGCTGATTTATCCGATGTTAATTTAACTTACAATGATGAAGAATCTGCACTTATTGAAAAATATGGCAAATTGGGAGAAAAGCTTGTAAATTACTTTCATGCACTTGAAAATGCACTTAAAAATCCCATGACTAATTTTGCAACTATTCAACACTTAACGGATAAAATCAATTCCATGCAACATGGTATGCGTATGGTAGATAGTAGAAACAAAGTTGATAGACATTCATAAATTTTTAAAGTTATCCAATTAAGATTGCTTTACAATCGCTTTCTTCCTCCTCTTCAACAATCTCATGGTTGCCATAATACCATTCACTATTTACTCCTAGCTTTATAGACTCTTCTCTACATACAGAACACGCATTTACTCCTCCTTCATATCCATTAACAACAACCATTGTTTCTGGATCGTATTCTTGAAGTTTTTCAATTAATTGTTTGACTTTCATCTTCAATTAAAAAAGAAAGGAAACGATTGTTTGACTAGGGAAAGAGTCAATTCTTCACAGATCAACCATTTGATAAGAACGATTGGGTAAAAGATGGCATCAATGATTCCCCAGAATAGACTATTGTTGTTTAGGTTATATCCCAGTACACCAACGATGTAAGCCAAGACATAACTATAATTAGAACGGTAATGATAAGTTTTGTTCATATTAAAAAAGATTAATAATTGCTTTAATGATGGTTACGAAAACCATTGTTAAGCACACTCCCATAAAGAGTGTGCAAAGAATTAGGATTGGTGTTGAATCAAAGTTTTTCATTTAAAAATGTTTCTATTTCTTCGAAAAATTCACCATCCCATTCACGATTTTTATTGATGGTTTCAAATTCATCTGTTAAGTCTTCAGCAAGTTCATAAAGACCACCGTGTCCTTTTTCTTTAATAGTCTTTTCCAACAATTCACTGTGGTCTATTTCATGCGTATGCATCGCATGTGCAACAGTGATTGCCGCAACTACTTCATAATGAGTCTCTTGCCAAGATGCAAATCCGTTTGGGAAATTTTTCATAAATGTAATTTAGATGAGATGATTGTATTTTAGTTTTTTATTAGAATTTTTTTATAAAAGATTATGAATCTATTCATAATATGGATAAATAATAATATGAAATGTTTAATTTGTGAGAAATCATTAGAGGGAAGACAGAAAAAATTTTGTAGTAGTAAATGTAAAAGTATGTTAGCTAATAATAAATTGCAAAATTATCAAGCACAGCAAACAAGGGGCAAGATAAGAAAAAAAAAGTTAATCGAAATGAAAGGAGGCTGTTGTGAAAAATGCGGTTATAATAAAAGTTTAGCAGCATTGTCTTTTCATCATTTGAATCCAAATCTTAAAAAATTTCATTTAGATATTAGAAATCTTTCCAATAGGAAGTGGGAAATGATTATTGAAGAATTTAATGAATGTGAATTGTTGTGTTTTAATTGTCATATGGAATTACATCATGGTTGCGAATGGTAGGGGTGGAGGGATTCGAACCCCCACTCAATCGATTATGCTTACCACTATAGTTTTCACTACCCTTTCGGTTTGTGGTCTGGACTATCCCTTAATCTTCAGCATTACCTGTTAAGACTGAACTATTATAGTCTCTGCACGTCTCTCTTTCGAGATTTCGCTCAAGATTGGCATCAGCATTACCTGTTAAGCGTTCCTTGAATTTAAGTTCTGCTAACTTATTATTTCTAACAAGAAGACCCGTTAAAGTCGACTGCTTTGACCATTAAGCTACACCCCTTTATATAAAATTGAACAGCCTTTTATTGACTTGCTTAGGTCAGATTGCCGATATTATCGGAGTCTGTATTGATTTGTTTCGATGTTGACATCGACAAGATTGCGCTTTTCAAGAGCAAGAATAATGCGCTTGGCGTTCTTATCAAAAGAATGCCATCCATCAATCTTACTGATGAATGCAAACGCTTCTCTTTGATGTTTGCCCATCTTTTTAATGTTTGTTTCCATATTATTGCGTTTTTTGCTGTTATCGGTGAATCATCATCACCGCCGACTAATTTAAGATACCAACAATTTTCACTTTGTCAACATCTTGTCCCATAAGATAATCTAGTTTTTTATTAATTATTCTGAAAACATGCTGTTGTCGTTTTCGTATTCATCGGAAGAAAAAGTCTTTCTTAAAACTATTTCTGTAATATATTTGTCACACAGATGATTGATATAATCATCAAATTCTTTATCATTCAGAAAACCAACAGCCACATGCCCATTGGCAAGCATAACTTTTTCTATTGGTTTTTTATTATACATTATATAAACTTTTTATCAAGCGAATTCTACTTCGATTTCGTGTCCTGTTTCTGATTTGGTTTGTCCATCTAGAACAAGATAGATTGCGGCGTGGTATTTATCTTCATCAATATCATAGAAAAAGTTTAAATCAACAAATTCATTTATTACATGCCACTCATCTTCTTCATGAGCGCGTTTAATTGTATACTGACCTTCTTGTGTGTCAAGAATAAGTTCTTGTTCTTTGACAATAAGTTTCATTTGTTTCTTTATTAGATGTGTTTAAGAACTTTTCCTACCATTCGAATAGCAACGATGAATTTTACCATCATCACCCGTTTTAAATAAAATCCATTCTCCTTTATTATGTTTTTGTTTAAGATAGTCTTTAACCCATTTAGGAAAATCTGTAAAACTATCAGCAGTCTTTATTTTATGTTCAAATGGAGTAGCGATAATACAAACATACCTAGCGGGTTTCATTTGTTTCTGTATTTACGGAGAAGTTGCTCGTCTGTCATGCGGGTAGTCAAGAATGTCTGGTGGAAAGTGACAGGGATGTTGCCATACTCACCATCATCATGGATAAGAGTGTCGCCATTGTAGATATCAAAATCTGCACCCCAATAACTTTCATTAATAACTACTGGTGGGAATCTCTCACCATCAATATTTGAGGTGATATTATGCTCAATGACTACTCGTCTTTTAGGATTAAAAAGATTAAAAATATTAAAAAACATATTATTAGTATTGGTTGTTGTGTTTATCCATGATAGCGTTGAACCTCTCTTGAAATATATTTGAGGAATCATCAAATAGACTAATATCGGGTTTGAGTGAATTGATTGTTACTTGAGTGAGTTCTGAAAGATCCCGAATAGTTGCGAGCAATTGCTCAATTGTTTGTTCCACAGTATCCATATTATTTATTATTAGATTGGTAGGCCGTGATGGAATCGAACCATCGACTAAAAATTAGAAATTTCTTGTTATATCCCCTTAACTAACGGCCCAAAATTATTAGAAGTTTTTAAAGTCGTGATCTGGGAAAATCTCTTTGATTTGTTCATGAAGGAGGCGTTGAAACTGTAGGAACTTATCTGTCAACTCCCAAAGATTATCCTTGCCAAGTTTTTCATAAGCAATATTAACTTCATTGATTAGTTCATGACCACAGGAATCAAGAACAGATTCCATGTCTTCAAAGTTTGGTGCAAGTATTTTCATATATTCTTTCACTTGTGTTAGTTTATTTTAGTTTCTTATTAATCACCAAGATGAAGTATAAAACAATCGTTCTTTATCCCAGTTGGTGTTGTCAATAAGATTAGAAATTTCATCAATTGCTTTTTCAATACGTTCCCAATAGTATTCATCAACATCAGTTGATCCAAAAAAGAAACCAGAAACTGGCATCATTTCAGAAGGATCATTTTCTGATTTTGTATTCAGTAATGTTTCCAGCAAATCAATTAAAACATCTTTGTCTAGTTCATAATGTGCGCAGTTGTCGATTCCTACTTGAACATGTGTGACAAACCAATTATGAAGCGCATTAAATTTGCGCCAATAGGCCACCTGATGAAAGATAGTATAATAGTCTTTAAAAGTATCTGGATATGGTTGATCTAATGGCAAAAACTCTACGATTTTTGGATCGTTTGGATTGGGTTCCCTGTCGAGTTCGTGCAATTCGTCGATGGTGTGTTTGGTCTTTTTGACCTTAAAGATATACATGTCTAGTCCCATGGCTTTATTCTATTTTAGTTTTTTATTAGTATCGAAATTCAGTTTCATCAACTGCATCTTTCATTAGTTGTCGAAACAACACACGCCAAGACCTTTCGTTTAGAATTTCCATTCTTTGTTTATTGATTATTACTTTGCTTTCTTCAAGTTGATCTTTATAAGAAGCTACTTTCTTTTCGAGATATTTGATTCTGTTTTCAGTTTTTTTAGTATCACTCATAAGAAAATGTTTTTACTACTCTGTTTGGATTTTTCATAAGTTTCATAACCATATCTTCTGCGGCTTCCGCTGTCGCCCAAATTCCATAATCAAAATCTGTAATCCAAAAACAAAGAAACTTAAATTGAATTGCATAGTATATTCTAGCAGTTCGATTGTCTATGCGTTCTACAATTCTATATTGTTCACTCATTGTTTTCTAGAGTTCCTTACTTCAGCTGTATTGTACTTTCCACAAGTTCTGTCACATACAGAGATGGATTCTTGCCTGTTTCTAGTTTCGTTTCATACCAATCTTCAGCAACTTCTCGATCATCAAATTCTTGTTCTTTTCGCTCTGAATCAAAAGTCCAAGTGAGAATATACTTTACAACTCTATTGTTTTTAACTTTCGTCATAATTTGCTTCAAGAGTATCAGTATGAACTACATCCTTCATTAGTTTTTGAAAGTTTCTTCGCCATTCTTGTTCATAATACAGAATGCGTTTTTGCTTATGTATTTCAGCATTAGCAACCAGTAAATCATCTTTCAAATCGTCTATCTTTTTTTGAAGACGTTTAATTTTTGCTTCGTATTTTTTATCGTCGTTCATACCTAATTATATCAGTGTTCCTTAATACCAAAAGTCTTCATCACTAGCCTTATAAATGATGTAGCATACTGCAAACATTGCGAGTGAGCCTAAAATTATTGCTATCCACATATCACTCATAAGAAAATGTTTTTACTACTCTGTTTGGATTTTTCATCAGTTTTATAACCATATCTTCTGCAGCTTCCGCTGTCGCCCAAATTCCATAATGATACTCTGTAAACCAAAAACAAAAAAACTTAAATTGAATTGCATAGTATATTCTAGCAGTTCGATTGTCTATGCGTTCTACAATTCTATATTGTTTACTCATTATTTTCTCCTTCCACGGCGGCGAGAGCGTCGCAGGCTAATAAGTCAGCTTCAGTACTCACACGACCATCTAGCCTGTAATCTGCCATTACAATCCGTAAAGCCTCCGCCAGCCTGTCGCGTTGCTCTGTCACGGCTTCGTGCTTGAGCGCCCACCCTTGAGCGGATGCGGTTGTTGTGCCGTGAGTGCATACGGAGGATGTCCGAGCTTCGTTGCGCTCTTCCAATAGCAACTTCATATTTGGGTGGGACAGATCGAGCATGGACTGCTTCAAGGCATCAAGCTCCTCTGCCAGCCTGTCGCGCTCCCTTTCGAGTTGGCGGGCAAATTCAAGTGGAATATTGTCGTGCATATCCCACGGATGGTTTTTGTATGCATAGTCTGTCTCTGGTGTATCACTCATATTATTATTCTATTATTATTCCTTAATACTAAAGATCGTCATCACTAGCTTTATAGATGATATAGCATACTGCAAATGTTGCCAGAGATGCTAAAACTATTATTGCTATCCACATAATGATTATAGCCATACTCATAATTTTAGTTTATTAAATTTCTATATGAGGAGGTTGTTCATTTGTCCACACTACTTCATCTCTCATTTGCTTAGGCTGTAGCAATTTATCAACGACTGCCATAGCTTCTTCTTTAGAGCTAAACCAGCTCTTATAATTAGCAACACCATCGACGCCTAAAATAAAGGAGTTGTTAAGTATGTCAAGCCAGAAGCATAAAACCTTTCGCTCTACATGATAGGTCTCTTTGCTATCAAATCTTAATCTTCTTTTAATAATTCGATATGTTGCCATAATTTTAGTCTTCGTCGCTATAAGCCTCAGCTAGTTTCTTAGCCGCAATTTCATATACCTCAAAGAAAGTATCGCGATCTTCTTTGGAGAGATCAAGCAAACGCTCACCAATAGTTGAAAGCTCAGTACAATCCTCTTTAGGATTCCACTCTATTTGAGCAATTGAATTGCATACTTCTTCAATAGTAAAACAAGATTTGCCTATAGTACAGTTATCCTTTCTTATAACACCGTTACCACAATCTTCCCAGCCATCATTAAGATACTCTTCTAGCTTACCATAATACCTACACGGATAGTATTGCACTATATCGAGTATATGATGCGCATTAGCAGGAGGCTTACCAATATAAGCAGGGCTCTTTGCTCCAAAGTTGTTAATTCTAATCTTCATAGTTTTGTTCAGGTATGTTATTGTTGAAGAGTTCACGCCAACGATTCACCGCAGCCTTTTCAGCAGTAAACAAATAATCGCGATCATTCATATAATCAAAGTTATCCGTAAAATAGCCAAGTGCGTGATAGAGCGCATGTCCAGCATCAGTTAACTTTTGATTGAGTTCTCCTACAGGCTCGCATGCATAACACGCTCCTTGAAAGCCATTGCGAAGTTTATAATTTTCTTCCTTGAGAGAATCAATCTCTTGTTGTAATTCAGCAAATCTGCAGTCAAGCACTTCACGCAATGAGTCTAGTCTATTCATGTTATGCTCCTGGTTTTGATCCAACTGCGATCTGAGATTTGAAAGATTCTCCACAAAATTCGAAACTCATCACATCTCCGAATGGTCCTTCTTCGATGCCAGAAAATTTCACCTCGTCGGTTGAAATCCAACCCCATTGCCCAGCGCAAACCCAAGTTTTTTGTTTCATATTCATTTATTCGATGACATCATTTACAGTTTCAACCTTTTCCCATCCAACCATCTTGCATTTATAGAGGGTGTCATTGATGCCAACTACGTCTCCGCGAGAGAGCGCATACAGTTTTGCATCAGCAAATGTCTGACGCACAAACATCTGCTCAGCGTCAAGAAAACTTTCTGGAGCATTGGTCGCTTCGAACAGCCATTCCAGCATGTCATCGGCTCGCATGCAGCGAAATGTGATGTGTCGTTGGCGATCGTCAGCGTCATCGACAAATCGGTTATTGAGGCTACGATAGAGTGAAACTGTGGCTACGGCAGAGGTAATATCAGTGGTGGTCATATTGTTGCTTACAGGATTATTATACACTAAAACCCGCAAAAAGTACACAACTTTTTTCAAAAAAGTGAAAAAACTTCACTTTTTTCGACCTCCAGGGTCACATTTTAGTCAATTCCGGGTCCAGGTCTCAATCTGGTGACGTATGGAAAGCGTGGGATGCCATCTGGAGTCAGGTTGAAATAGGTGCATGTAGCATAGGTTCCACGAAGAGACTCAGCATCCTTTAAGAGCTCTTTCAAAAATGAGTGTGTACCTTTGATGTTGCTTCGGAATGTTTTGCCGTCTGGTCTTTGCAAGACCGCATAACCAGCCATGCCGCTTTTGTTACCGTTGCCTTCGCAAATTTCAACAATAAGATACTCACCATCCTGAAACTCTTTGCGCTTGAGCAGCGAGTCACTACGCTTACACTCGTATGGCGCGTCAACTCGTACCATCTGACCTTCATAGCCATCTTGCAAATAGTTTTCATATGTCGCATCAAGTGAAATCTCGTCACACACCATAGTGGTAGGTACATTCACAATAATGTTTGGATTTAACTTGAATGCGTTTGCATAGTAAGCAGCCTGAGAAGAACGTGTCGAAAACTTTTTACTTGGGTCAACCGTATCATACCACCAAAATTGGATCTTATTGGCACACTCCTGTAGGTCTGCAGCGGATGGTTTGGTTTTTTTCACAAGACTACAAATACTATTAAAGTCATCCTTATATTTGTGAGTATAAAGCTCGCCATCAAGCACAAGATCTGGATGTGCCTTAAAAAGAGGAGCCAACTCCTGCAAGATATGCGGAATTGTGACCCAGGCCTTGCCATTTCGCGTAGTTGCCCTCTTTGCTGTGATGACTGCTCGTAAACCATCAAGCTTTGGTTGACTATAGACTGGATAGACGACACGACTTTTGCGATCTTCCCATTTTTTAGCAAGCATTGGCTCAATATAGAGACTGCGATCAATGTCAGCAATTGACTCAAAACAACCACTTTCCTTTTTCTTTTTCCAGAGTGCTTGTGCCTCGAAAAGTGCTTGAGCTGAAATGTCGCGCTCATTTGCTCGGCCGACATTGGTGGCTTCACATGTGGTCCACAACGTGGTCACAATCTTGCCTCCGACCTTGCCATGATGGGTACGACACCGTCCATCTTCGATTTCAATCGTCCATTCTTGAATGCTCCCAGTCGATGTACGACTGTATAGTGTAGGTAATTTCATACGATATAAAGTTGAAGTTTAGCGCATGCCACGAACATAGTCCTTTTCACGAAGTTTGTGATAGGTGCGTTCAAGAGTCTTCATTCCAGTATGGGTGCATACAATCCAACCGTCTGGTTGACGAGTAAACGTCCATGCTGCTCCAATGCCAAATCGTCCTCGTTTTGTATAGATACCAAGGGCTTCGGCTGGGGTGCGAGCAAGTATTGTTGCTTCTCCACCAGTTTTCGTCTTTACAATGTATTCTTTGTCCATATTTTTGTGTGTTGAGAGATTAGAGAGCATAGACTCGGCTGTGTTTGCTCTTGCAGATGACCTCGCCTGTAAATTGACCTTCTAGATAACGGGCTCGTAGTGTGCCAGCAGCGGTGTCTTGGACTCGCTGCATAAGTAGAGCGCCTTCATAGTTAGAACTTTTGAATAGTCCACCAACTGGAATCGCGCTCAAAAACCAACGTAACTTTCGTGGTGTCGCCTTGGTTGGTTTGAAGAGGTGATGAAAGCGAACCGAAGTGGGGGACCAGCCAGAATGTTTGAGAACTTCAAGCACAATGAGTGGTTCGTACCATTGCTCTTGAATTATGTCAGTGACACGATAGAGTGTGATGTCATCTGCAACGTTGCTGTCTTTGATGATGTCTCCAATGCGAACGTCTTGCTCAGAGATATGAGCTTCATAATCAGCGAGGGCAAGTTCTGCAGCCTCTGCTAATGTGGCGGAGTATTCTTCGGGACTGACTTCTGAGGCGTAGTAGGTGGTGGTCATATTGTTGCTTACATGGTTATTATAGCATAAACCACGACAAAAGTACACAACTTTTTTCAAAAAAGTGAAAAAAGGTCCCGGGCAGTGTCCCCGTATAGAGAAAATGACCTCCTGGAGGCCTAAAAAAGCTCACAATTGAGGGATATCTGTACGGAGATATCGAAAAAGCTCTAGGGTTTGACGAATATCATAGGCAGCATCATGCGCGGCAGACTCATCCCATCCTAATTCAGCACATTGACACAGGGTTCCAAGTTTGAAATTTGGGAGAGCGCCTCGTACCCTCATTGTCATCCATGCGGCGGCTTGCATCACACAGATTGGTGGGTTCCAAAACCAACTGCCAAAAAACTGATCTCCATTTTTCTCAAAAAACCTACGAATAAAATCAATATCAAAAGCAGCGTTATATGCAACAAAGTGAAGCTTGTCCTTTTTATCAAACTTATCACAATGACGTCCTAACATTTCAACTAGTTGCGAATATGCCTCTCGAGCAGAAAGAGGCAAATCACTTAAACTTTGGAGAGTCATTCCTGTTTTTGTGAGTGCTTCGTCCTGAACGCATTCTAGAGACAGTGGACGAAATCTCAAATCGCATTCTTCAAGAACGTTAAGATTTGTGTCAGTGATTATTCCACTAATTTGAAATATTTCATTCCGGTCACGATCAAGACCAGTTGTCTCTACGTCAAGAAAAAAATGTTTGTATCCTGTGTATTGTGTGCTCATGATTGTTTATAATGATATAGTTTATGAGAAAGTTGAATGTTTGATAGTAAGAGGTGAGCCTCTGGAGTTGCTGGCCGGCCTATATGAGTTGAAAATATATTATGCACCACATTTGCGACAGAGATGTCGTCATCTGTATCTAAAGAAGACGCATGTGTTTCAAACTGGAAAGCCGATCGATATCCAGTTTCTGTTTTAGGATTTTGCGCGGCATACATCCAAGTTTGAGACTCTGGGTCCGAACAAACATATTCCCATAATTTTCCATAGTTGCACCATATTGCACTGATAATATATTCACGCACATTTATAGCGGTGTTGTTATAGTTTTTATACAGCGAGCACAACAATATTCCAGAACTTATAATCTCGTGAGTGTGGTTACATAGACCTCCAACATATGAGTATGGAGAGTCTGGTTCCAGACTCAAAGGACATGTCAAAAAGGTTGGTGAGTCAAGTACCGGGAGACAATAATCCACAGTATTTGAGTCCTCACACAGCTTTTTAAGTTCATCTAGTGTTAACATATTTTTTTAAAATTCAGCCGCATATGGCATGCCATCACCACCTCTAAACACATAACCATTTACATATTGAGGATCAGGATCAAACCCATGTGCAACCGGAGTAATTGTTGGCCGGCGATATGAGCGATAACAATTGTATGGTCGGTACGTAGATAATGAGTGTGAACCAGAATATCTATAGTAACCAACCGATGAATAGCCGGTTGGAGTATATTCGACAACACAACTCGTTAAACAAATTGATAGCAGTGCAACTATTAAACGTTTCATATTAAAGGCTTTCATCAACATTTACAAACCCTTCATCAATCAAGTAAGAAACTATAGTTTGTAGTGTCACCAAATCTGGAAGTGGATCCAATGTAAAACAGCCATTGACATAATAGACATCATGACCGCGAAGGTGAGCAATAAAATTTGATTTGTCATTCATGCAGTCAAAAAGATATACAGTGTCATAAGAATCAAAATGATCATAGTAATGCCCTGTAAAGCTTTAGGCGACAACATTTCGACTATGCATAATGCTGCAAAAATTTTTAGATTATGAAAATCTTTATTAAAAATTTTAGTAATTGCCCAATCCGTCCACAGCACTTGTAGATATATTCCAAATGCTACAATTGCAAAAAAAGCAACTATGAATGCAAACGCCAGCGGCTTAGATATAACTTTCATATGACTTAAGACTGAGCACTAGCCAATTCCTTCAACTCATTTTCTAAAACATCAACTACTCTCTCGAGCGTGAGGTTTTCAGTTTGAAGGTCAAGTGCTTCGGCATAGCGGCCATCGGGCAAAATCTCAGCAATATCCTGTAGATTAGAGGCAATATCAGCATTAAACTGAGCGATTAGTTTCTGTAGTGTATTTTTCATAGATTAGTCTTCAAGTGTAAATGCAACCAAGCACAGCATTGCGGCAAAAATAGGGGAGCCCCCAATGAGTGCAAATAATGCACCAATATAGAGCAATTTACGATGATTGCTGTTTGACATATTTTCTATACGTTCTAGTAGTGTTTTCATGCAGGTGTTTTCTTATTACGTTTTTTAGCCTCAATGCTGGCAATCTCTTCCTCCAAGGACCGTATGATGCCGTCATAGCTATGAATAACGGCACCGACATTATAACCGGCTCGTTTAATAAAAAACCCGCCAGAACCGTCTACCAGGGCTTCACGACTTTTGAGGTGAAGCTCAAGGTCAGTCTTTAGTGTTTCGAGGTGTGTCATATTGTTGCTTACATGACTATTATACCACAAAACTCACGATTTGTACACAACCTTTTTCACAAAAGTGCATAAAATTCTCGACAAAATAAGAAAAATGTCTAATCTGGCATTAACTCAACACTATTTATCCGTTCCGGAACCTTCGGGCATAGTTTGGATAGGTCCTTATTTATGCTTGTCTTTTTTGGGGTTTTCTATGTACCATAGATTTATCTATATAGAAAACCATAGAAAACCCCCAAAAAAGTGAAAAAAGTTTATTTTTTTATGCTTCAAGCACCTGTACAATATAGCGTAATATCTTGCTGCGTACAATTTCACTATCTCCAAACTTAAAGGTGTGTATGTTATTTTCTACAGCAGATGTATTGTTAAATCGAGAATAAACATCTGGATAGCCTGAAAGTTTACCAATATCTGACTGCTTAAGATCTCCGCAGATTACATATTTTGTATTTTTACCAAAACGGGTAAGTATCGTTACAAGCTCTGAACGTGTTAGGTTTTGTGCCTCGTCGACAATCACAACACTATCATTGAATGTAAGGCCGCGTACAAAATTTACTGGAGTGGCACTCACAACATTTGCATTGCGAAGTTGCAGACAAGTACTCTCGTCTGTAATCTCGCGTATTTTTTCTAGACATGGCATTGCATATGGTAAAAACTTATCGTCAACCTCACCAGGCAATGCACCAATGCTACGAGACGCGCTTTCAATTACGCTGCGTATATAGTTTATATGCTTAATCTTTTTGTCCTTAAAGAGTTCCAAGGCGGCAAGTACAGCAATATAACTTTTAGCGCTTCCTGCAGGACCGTCAACAAATGCCATATTTGTATCGTCTGCCTTTATACAGTCATAAAATGCCTTGTGCGCCTCATTAAAGTGAAACGGCTTTTTGACTTTAAAATTAAAGCAGAAATTTAAAGCAATCGAGGACTCAATGTTAGTTGAGTCCTCGGCGAAAAGATCAGGTTTTGAAGCAGTAGCTTTTTTCTTTTTTTCTCGTTTGGCAGTGGCCATAATTTTATTTGTGTGTTGTTATTGTTGGTGTTACCATGGTATAATACATCACTCCATTAAAATTAAGATTTTTTAGGTACGTCTGTGTCTAATTCGCTGCTGAGTGCAAGTGTGGTTGCGCGTTGTGAGTCATAACGTGCGCTTTCGATCCATGTTCCATTAAAGGTTGTCATTCCATTTTTAACCTTTAATAACTTTGTTGCTGTTTTAGCATCATAGCCTTTGTGCTGCACCACATAGTCAATGAGTGGTACTTCTGTTCCAGCTATAGCAAATATTGGAGCAGGAGTAACTGTTTTAACTTCACTACCTTGTACAAGTGAGATGAACCAATCCTTTTTAACCTTTTTGCCAGGACAGGTTTTACTTGTCTTTGGGTCATCGCGATGAAACTTTAATGTGTTTTCATTAACTGGCATGTCTAGCCAATTGAAGAGCGCCTTTGTAATTGCAGCTGTATTTTTTATGCATGCTAATCCACGACCAGTTAGTGGATCTTCACTGTCATAGTCTCCAAGTATTTCGATGCCTATAGAGTTACGATTAAATGAAACTGCATGTATGCCAGGAACATTCAGTGGGGTCATGCCAAAGATTTGATCCTCGTCAACAAAAAGATGCGGTCCACGATTCCAACCGAGTGATTGGTAATATGCCTTTATGTTTAAGATATGTTGAGCGAGCAGACCACTCTTGCGCTGCGCCAATGAAGGTGCACCTGTGTGGTGTATAGTAACGCTCTTTACATATGCAGGCTTTTTAAGCGTGCTTAGATATTCTTTAAATGACTCTACTGTCCAAACTTTACCAACGTTTGCGTATGACATAACTTTTATTTATTAGAATTTCCTATAATTATTGCTCTGCGATAGCTATAGTCGCTATGAAATTTTTGACCACGCCCAATGAGTGTTCCTTCAGCAAAGGTGTATTGTTTTCCTTCAATGAGGGTAACTGTCACCGGATCATAGAGCGCCGAGGCGTTCAAGCTTTCGTTTTTTTCTCGTTGCGAGTCGTTCAATCCGCAACTTTGCAGCAGGATCACCAGTGGCAGCAAGCTTATCAATTTCATCTTCGATTCGATCTATTTCAGACTCTCGTTGCCATGCCACCCATGATGCATAGGCATTGCATGCAGCGGCAATGGCAATGAGCAGTGTGTTCATTTATTCACCTTTATCTTTAGCCTTGCCAAAGTTTAATGCAAGAAAGTCAATGACTGCATAGAGCTTTGCAATGGCTGTTCCAGGAGCAGGCGTGGGAGTTGCTGCAGCGATTGCACTAGCAAGAGCAATAACAGCGGTTGCGATTCCAAACCAGCTTTGTGTCTGTACGAAGTTTATGAGTAGTTCCATATGCTTTAGTATTTGTTATTAGGCATAATATAGAGTCATTCACTAGTTGTATTTATACAAAAAGGCATATCAAAAAATGATATGCCTCTCTGATTTTATGTATGCTTAAACAGGTGTTTAAAACCCGTTTAGTTTATCATATTCGCTTTTTAGATATTTTTTTACTGTATATTTTAGATGCAACCCTGAATTTTTCAGAGTCTTTTGTTTTATATATTCTTTTATTGCCGCGTTGTCACTTTGAAAAAAGCATGCGCTTGACCCATCAGACCACTTCATAATTATTACGATAGTGTCTTCTCGAGTCCCCTCTTTCATGCCCCATTGTATATTTTAGAGATGATGCCCTCAAAAGCTTTTACCTTGTCTAGCCGATTTGGCCAGTAAATATAATCCTTTTCTGGGTTTTTCTTTAGATTTGAGACAAGAGGCAAGATAGATTTATAGAGTGAATCAAGACGAGTCTGAAGTTCAATCACTTCATCTTCCTTTGCATTTGCTGCACGAACTACCTCTAGTTCATCTTCTGCAACAGCAGTAAACCCAAAATCAAATACTTCGTCTGACATATCAAACCTTGGTTTGCGGTTTCTTACGAATTGCTGTCTTTTTATTTGCTCCCTTGACTGGTTGCTTTTTTGTCGCTGCTTTTTTAGCAGCATCTGCAGCAGCTTGCTTTATAGTTGGCTGTTTTTTTGCAGGATTTTTATATACCGCTTTCTTTTTTGGTGCAGTTTGGTTTTTTACAACGGGCACTTCTACTGGTGTTGGCATTTTAAGCGGCTTCAGTTTACGCATCGCAATATACTCAGAGAAGAGTCGGCATGCAACGTAAAACAGGCTGCAAATCGCGCCAAGACTAAGGGTATATGCTAATATTGTAGTTATTGTTGTCATCATATATTTTGTATTTATCGTGGTTCTATAGTCATTTATAGATTTTTTATAGTAATTTTACGTTAGTTGTCCTCCAACCCATTCTTTGCTCCATACTGATATAGAGTCGGGTGTATAACAACCTTCTGGGATTGATGATGCCGCTTTGTTGTATTTTCCTGCTAACACATCACACAGGTGATTCCATTCTTCTGCATCAAAAACCATCTCTTTGCCTTCTTTATAGATACAAATTTTTTCTGGCTTATAAGAGCCGTCCCATTCTCTTAAAAGATTTGCTAGTACACTAATCATATTTGAGTTTCTTATTTCTTAATCTCTAGGATTTCCACCTTCACAATCTTTCGTGAAATCTCATTATGGAACGTATAGTCAGATCCAACATAGTAATCATCTACAATCTCTTGGATTGATCTATCTATCAGCATTACTAAAAGAACATTAAAGCCAGTAGTGAAGCGGTCGCCGCCTTCAATTGTGATATTCAGTGTAGCTGTGATGTATTCGTTGGTCATACCTTATTGTATCAGAGTTCCTTCCGTATTTCCTTCTTACCATCCTTACGTACACGCTTATTTTGCACACGGCTCCAGTACTTGCGTAGATGCTTCCACCATTGAACGGTCTTGACACCGCCTTTACTCTTTGCTGAACTGCTCATACTATCGGAGTTCCTTACGAACTATTTTCATTTGCTCATCATAAGCACCTGCGCGTCTCTCTTCCAGGACCTTATCAACAATATCACAACATTTTTCGAAGAGCTTGAAGCTCTCTTCAAACAGCTTTTGTTTGTCTTCTTTCATAGATTTATCGAGTGTAATGGTTAGATTTATTTAAGAACTGCATCGATTTTAGACAACATGCTCGCCGGAACTTTCCATCGACCGCCACTAGTTTGAACCGTGACAAACTTAACGGCAATCTTGACAACATGTCCAGTGGTCGCACCTCCACTTCGTGGGTTTGTAAATTGAACATTGTCGCCGATATGAAGAGAAGCTTTGGTCTTTTGAGCAAGGCGAGTGCGGGCAAAGGTGATGGCTTGGATTATGCTATTGAGATCATCATTTGCAAAGCCTCCAGAGATGATGGCTGTATTGATGTCTTGTACGCTGAGCGATGCTGTTTTCATAGGTGGTGTGGTTTGTTGCTTACGTGGTTAGTTTCTTAGTCGATCGAGTCGTTCAACTCTTTGATGAGTTGAGCACGAGTGGTGATTTCGTCTTCGCGAGGGTCAAGTCTGAGCCAGTTGCCAAATTTGTCTTCAGCGATGAGGGTGATTTTGTTGACTTTGGTGACTGTCATGGATTTGCGCTTGCATTCAGAGGTACGACCGTCGAACATCGAATATTGGAGGACGATTTCGTCTCCTACCTTGTAGGTTGCTTCTTGTTGCGGTGCTGTTTTAATCAGTTTCATTTGGTATCGAATTGTTGCTTACATGGTTATTATAGCATAAACCGCGACAAAAGTACACAACTTTTTTCATAAAAGTGAAAAAAGGTCCCGGACGGTGTCCCCGTATAGAGAAAATGACCTCAGCAAGGCCATTCTGGGCGTGGTTTTGGCCACACAACCTCTAATCCGCGACACTTGAGAGCCTCAATCTCTTCGATCTTCGTGTATACCTCGAGTGCCTCTTCAAACGTGTCCCATCTTTTACCGCTTCTGTAAAAACTCGAGTCGACGTCAAATGGGTCAATGTCATTCCACATCCATAACGACTTGCGTTGAATATAGTATTTTTCATGTGACAGTTTTGTGTTTCTGTCGCGATAGTCTCTTACGATTCTGTATTTTGGCATAAGTTTATTCTTGTGTTTGTTTTTTCCCATCAGCGCGTACACGCTTGTTTTAAACGCGCTTCCAATATTTTCGAAGATGTTTCCACCATTGAACGGTTGGCACGCTACCTTTACTTTTTGCTGAGCTGCTCATGATTTTTACTAGGGTTGATCGTTTTTACTGTGCAGTGAAAGTTTGTTATGCAGTAAACAGTTAAGGTCACTGCTTAGCTCATTGATAGGGCGGCAGTTCCCACTTTTGCGGCACAAATGTCTTGCATGAAAAGTTATCGGTGCAAACGGTTAATGTATCATCATACTCTTTGAGTTTTTCCTTTAGTATCATAACCTCTGCTTCAAGACGATTAGCATCAAGTCGATAGCGCTCAGTAGTTTCTTTTGCTTGCTTTAGTTTCCATCGCACACTGATAATATCATTGACTGCATTGGTCGCTTCTGCGATTGCATTGTCGCGCTCGCGTTCTAGTTTGCATGCATGTTCTGACATCTCTTCCCATGCTTCATGATATGGGGTGTCTGACATAATTTGCGCATCCCATAGGGCGTCTGTTTCTAGTGTTTCACTCATGATCGCCTCCTTTTGTATCGGCAGTTTGCCTTTTCTGATAGCGATTAAAGAACGGTTTGAAACTGTTTGCATAATTGATAAGGTCTTTCAAACCCTTCGCCAGCTTATCACGTTCACTCTCTGCTTTCTTTAGATCTTTCTTTGCTTTCTTTAGATCCTTATCAATCAACTTCGCGCCAATTACTGCGGCATTGTAAAGTTTAACTGCTTCATTATAACGTTCAAATGCTGCATCCCGTTGATTGCATACCTCATTGCGTTCTTCTAACAGCAATTGCATATTGGGATGAGACAAATCCAGAATTGATTCTTTAAGCGTATCAAGTTGCTCCTGCATACGATGCTCTCGTAGCACAGCAGTTTCATAGTTGTTGACTGCTTCATCGCGTTGCTGTTCTAGCTTACGAGCAACTGTTGCTGGCACAAAATAGTCACCTTCATCTGGATTGAATCCTAGAAAGATTTGATTTGCATCTGTGTCCGGTGTATTACTCATGATCTATTTTATTGACTGCGCATTGTAGTATCGTTGTAACGGTTACATGCTGTTTAATCTGTGGTTTTGTTCCCATTTTTAGTTTCTCAACGTAAAAATCTAAAGCAATGTCCTGATCAAAAAAGATTGCATTTTTAAACACTTTATTTTTGTTTAGCCAAAGCACTTCGTATTTTATATCTTCACTCATAAGAAAATGTTTTTACTATTCTGTTTGGGTTTTTCATCAGTTTTATAACCATATCTTCTGCGGCTTCTGCTGTTGCCCAAATTCCATAACTAAAATCTGTGATCCAAAACCAAAGAAACTTCTCTTGAATTGCATAGTATGTTCTAGCAGTTGGAACGTCTATACGTTCTACTATTCTATATAGTTCTTTCATAAGTTTATTCTACTACAGTTTCGGTCCACGTTCTGTATTGACGTTGCAGTCCTCGCTTCTTGTATTCTCTTTCGATGGTGTCATCGATATACGCGCTGCCATCTGCACCGATTACTTCGGCACCGCATGAACAGCAACGAAGAATAGGAATGTCTTTAATGGTAATGCTACCAAGAACATGTTCATCATAAGTTTCGGTGACGAACACCCGCTGCAGTGTGCCATTGCATTCCCAACATTTTTCATTTTTCATCTAATAAAGGTCTCCTTCAAATTTATGCCTCCCAACTTGTAACGAGCATTGATTCTACGCTCGGGATATCAAGTAAGTTTCTTCCACCGGAGTAAGAAACCGCACTTTGAAGGTCCTGTTCTATCTCGAGCAATTTTTCTGCATAGGTCATTGTGTCAAGATCTAGTGCACGCTTAACTCCTTCAACGTTTCGATATTCACCCTTGTTGTATTGAGAAGCACTTCCAAAATAAACTTTTTGACCGTCAATCATTTCAGCCGGTGAATCAATACATCGACTAAATAGACCACCAACCATAACCATCTCTGCTCCGGCGTGAATTGATTTTACAATGTCGGCATGCTCACGAACTCCGCCATCTGCAATTATTGGTGGATCATCGAGTTCTCGCACACGATCAATGAGTGTGATACAACTATACATTGGAAAAGTAAAGCCAGTTTTGTTTTTTGTGCTGCACACACCTCCACCGCCAATACCAACTTTTACAGCATCTGCCCCCCATTCAACAAGCCTGCGATAGCCTTCGGGAGTGCAGACATTGCCGGCAATAATTTTTGTATCAAGAGACAGCGAAGAAATATGACTCAACATCTCTTTCATAAGAATGCTATCACCATGAGCAATGTCGATTGTGACATAGTCTAACTTTAAATCTTCTGCTGCGATCTGCTCAAGTAGATATTTGTCAACTTCTTGCACACCTACGCTGATGCTGACTGTTTTCCAACCTTGGGCAGCGCGAACAAATTCAAGGTTATCGACACCGAAACGATGCATGACATAGAAATAGCCATGCTCACTCAGCCATTTTGCATGTGATTCGTTTATGACACATACCATATTCGAAGGCACAACTGGCAATTTAAATTGTGATCCTAAAAATACTGTAGAAACTTCAGCTCTTTGACGAGTCTTTAGGCTACTATAGCGAGGCAGCAAACATATGTCTTTATATTGATATGCAGTTTTCATTTGTCGTATTTTTCAAAAATTATAAGTGTGCCAATTGCAAGTGAAGTCATGAGAATACAATAGAGTACTATGGTTAAATCATTCATAGTCATATCCTATTTTATGAGTCTCGATCCAGCGATAATTTCTTTTATCACCTACACGCTCAATAGTCATATGACCATTTTCATATGCTTCACGATGTGTTTCATTAACACCCATCCAAAAACCAGCAATCATACACAAAGCAGTATGAATGACCAATAAAATTACAATAACAATATTCATAATTTAAGAATTCATCACCTTCAATAAATCTCTTCTATTTTCAATATAAAATTGTTCATCGGCAATTTTTACTAGCATACCTTTTTCTCCCATATCATTGTCATAGATGTACCACATAATCCAACTATATGGATCAATAATATCTACTGTATCTTCAAATGCTTTCCAAACTGTATTGTAGATTGGACCATCTGGGTCTAAACACCCGACTTCGACTGCAGAGTCGATCACGCGCTTCAATGCAATATATGAATCTAAAATTTTATTTAGTTCTTCAATAGTCAGTTGTTTATTCATCTTATTTCTCCGATTTCTAGTTCGTCTAATATTGTACTCACACATCCATCAAAGTCAACTGAAGAAGAGGTATGAAAATGACCAGCGTAATGGCGACTCGCACCACAAAGTTTTAAAAGTATATCATGATCTTTGCGTTCTTGTACACACTCATCCCAAAGAGTAGAGTCACGATCACACCAACCTGAGATTCCAGACTTATCACACGGTCCATTCCATGTTGGAGCACTGTGCGTAATGAGTACATCACATCGCTTTATCTTAGAAACATCCAAGACAAACTTTTCATCTGCCCAGTATGAAATGCCCTGTGCTCTCATACGTCGATCGACACTGACAGCGCCACCAACAAACAAAAATTCTTTATCATCTAGAGTCATTGATGTATAATCTGGAAGCAACTTGAAATTACTCATGCTTATCTTTCCATCAAAATATGCTGGGTCATCATGATTGCCGCGAATGCCTAAAAAATCGATGTTTCGACTTTTGAAAAAGGTGTTGATATATTCAAACTGACGATCCTGTTGCTTCTCGAGTTTAAAACCGACTCCAAGGTCACCAACACCGATCAAGACAAAATCACGAATATCGCCAGCTTTTATCTTAAGAAAAAGCGCATCCCACTTGCCATGAATGTCTCCTACTACAAAGATTGGCTTGTTCATAATTATTATTTACTCTACTCTATTAGCTATTGACGCACTCCAATCCAAAATGAACTGAGCATCTTCTTCACTCAATACCACCTCTCTGCCATCCGTGAGATTAGCAATTGGAGTATTGCCATCATACCAAAATCCTTGTACTGTATTAATATCAATCATATTGTTGCTTACGTGGTTATTATTAGGCATATTGAAGCAGCGCTTCTGGCGAGTTTGCATACTCTTCAAGAATTTCATAAAGTTCCTGTAGAGCTTCTTGATGAGAGTAGTATTCCTCAATGCTTATTTCCCATTTGTCGCGAAGAAGTCTAGTATTGGTAAACGTTCCAGTGATAAACTTATCTCCTTCTTTTACTACTTCGGTGGTGAAATACTCACCATTTGACATCTTGATCTCTACTGTTCCGTAATGTTTGTCGTCGTTGGTCATTCTGGTATCGAATTGTTGCTTACATGGTTATTATAGCATAAACCGCGGCAAAAGTACACAACTTTTTTCATAAAAGTGAAAAAAGTCCCCAAAGTTAAGCCCCGTATAGAGAAACAGACCTTTAGGAGGCAAAAAAGGTGCTCAGAATATGAGCAATTGCATTGTCTTTTGCCTTGAGTTCGACTTCCCAGGTGACGTCACGATTTGCAGAGACTACATGTGGGAGATGGGTTGCATAGTCAGTATGACTACGAGTGCTGCCAATACCTTCGCTCCAATGAAACACAGGAGTATATTTTCCCCAACTTTGGCGAAATCGAGAGATGCTTTGAGACGAGTCGCATGACGGGTTGCACGTGTCATGAAGATTGTCATAGACGAGTGGAAGATGCCCTGCAAAATGTGTGTAGAGATTCTCGCAATTCCAGTATGCCTTGTCTTCGTTTTCTAACACAAGTCGATGACGAACGCCACGACTACAACGGGCGAGATTTGCACAAAAGCGAGACACATACTCGCCAATAGTTTCACGCTTAAAGTCAGGGCTCTTGTTGAGATGCAGACACATTGGAGAACTATAGTTTGCTTTACATCCCATCATATCAAGCACATATGACTGATGGTCAAGTTCGCGAATAGTCTTGTCTACAACATCAGGGTTATAACTTGATAGGACATTAAACTGATCGGGATGTGAGCTGCATGTGATGTCATGCTGCCGAGCAAATTCACCAGCCTTCGCAAGGTTGCTTGCGATATCATCAAACCCATGCAGGTCGTCGTAGCGCAACTCGAGCGTATGATCAGTAAGCAACGGGAAAATTGAACTCGACACACGATAGTGACGAGCACCTGAGTCGATGCATGCCTGGAGTGTACGCAAGATGTGCTGCGAATTATGAAGTATACGCTCGGATAGTACTTGCAACCCACGCTCACGACCAAGAGTTACAAACTGCTTGCGAGTCATCGTCTTTGCTGAGATCTTTTGGTATGTCAGTCTTTCACTTATGCAAACTAGTCCCAGTCGTGGTGTCATGATGTATTATACCCTAAAAGCGTCAATTTGTAAACAAAAAAATGGTGGATGTGTGGAGGATCGAACTCCAGTCCATGACTTCTCGGCAATATACTTCTACAATTTATTGATTGATGTTAGGACAATCACAACCTAGATTGTTGTCGAGCAATCCCGCATCAATATTCGAATCGATGAGTCTATTATATTTTCGATATACAACTATCCGACCCTACTCTGTACCAACGCATGTTATCGGAGTTGATGCGTTGGTGCGGTTATGCCGCGAGAGCTAGTGTATCTTTTTCGTTTTTCTCTTGCACTTAGAGTCGTGCAGACTGTGCATTGCATATATTGCTTCAAATGTCATGTCGAAACCATGTCACACCCGTTTAAGTTATTATTTTATTTATCTCATTATGTATATTATCATCTAGACCTCCCCATGACCAATATTGTTTACAAACAGTTGGTACATCACTAGGATACATCCAAGTAAACGCATCTTGCATGAAATTTACGTGCCAATTGACCAAGTGTATTAAATTCACTAATACGAACAAGTCTCAATCTTGGCATCATGATGTATTATACACCAAATCTACTTATTTGTACACAACTATTGTGATCGTACTAAATTCAACAATTGTGTTTTATTATGCAACCCTACTGTAAAATTTGCATGAAATGCTAAGGCATCACTATCTAAAACAAAATGCGGAGAATCTGGACTCCAAAGGCCGAGTTCTAGATTGCCATATGTCGTAAATTTGAGACTAAGTGGAATATATTTTAAACCTGAATGCGGTAACATCTCATTTATTACAGTTTGGTCACATTCCTTTGCTGCATAATATTCTTTATTACAAATGAGAGCTTCTTTTACATTATTAAAAAAGTTAATAGTTTCAGGACATACCCGACATACAAAAAGTCCGGCACATAATGCGTTTTTGCTATCTTGTTGAAATGCAATATGAGAGTCTCCAAGTTCTTCTAACATTGTAGTTACTATGTTGCCTCTTACGCATATATCACTATCTAGATATATGAGTGCATCACCATATTGCAAAGCCTCAAGTTCAGTGATAATATGGTGTGTTTTATTATAACATGCATTAAAAAATGCCTCACTTTGAAAGTCTCCTTCGCAACTATTATCAAGATATGCAATCTTACATTCATGTTTGCAATGTAACAAAATTTCATTATAAAGCTTTTCAGTAAAGTTTTGATGACGAGCCGAACAAACTGTTAAAAGCAAAACTTTCATGCCAGTAATGTTTCAATGTCTTTGATTATATCATCTTGCAATCCTCCCCATGACCAATATTGCTTACAATATTCTGGAACTTCGCTTGGGTGACACCATGAAAATGCTTCAGGATAAACTTTATGCGCCCATTGACCAAGAGTATTAAACTCACTAAATTCATTACGCTGTTGTTGGCATATCCATTGTTCAAGGCTGCAACTATGTTTTTTCATTATCCATGCTCTAAACTCGTTATATATCCATCGTGGATATATAATTGGATGTCTTCTCATATATTCATAACTATCATACCAACCAAGAGTCTTTTCAGAGATCGCATTCCATGGACTATTAGAACATTCTTCGCGAAGCATAATAGGTTTGTTATCTTTAAAAAAACAAGTTGGTGAAAAATCTTTATAAAAAATACAGTCACTATCAACATGAAGAATATAGTCAGATAAACACCACGTGTCTGCATGTAATTTAGTAATCTGTTGCGCAAGATAGCCATCACATTGATCAACTGTGCCATGTACATTCTCTGCTGTAAGGTGAGCGAGCAGTTGAACATCAGATTCTGGGACTACAAGATGAAGAGTTTCAAACTCTTTACCATATTTATGTATACTTTTTAAAGAATGCCACAACCATTTAAAGTCATTGCGATACGAACGTATGAGTATATCAGTTTTCATTGCGGTATGCAAAGTATGTCATATTGTTCACCAACTTCAGGGAATGGTATTATGTCATAACCAAATTGAGACAGAAAGTTTTCAATATCATGCGCAGTTTTGCCATTTTGCGCAAGGGCACCGACATTAATTTCAATCCAAAAAACTGGACGATATTTTGAAATTGTTTCTTTTGCTCCTTCTAAAGCATTGAGTTCATAACCCTCAATATCAAGCTTAAAAAAATCAAGAGCAGACAGGTTTAGTGAGTCTAGTGTTATAGTTTTTATGCAAAATGAACCATCACCAGACTGTTGTGATATTCGGCCAGCTCCAGCATTATTATCTACTGAATAGTTTACTTCTTCGTCACAGTTTGATAGTCCACAATTAAATAAATTTGCTGAACCGCAATTATATTGTAAACATTCAAAGGCTGCAGGATTTGGTTCAAATGCATAAACGTCTCCATTTTTACCAACTGCATCACAATATGCAAGTGTGTGGTCGCCTATAAATGCACCAGCATCAACAACTGTATAACCAGGTTGTATATATTCTAAAATGATTGGCAACGCGTAGCGATCATGATCGAGGCGGCCACTTTCTTCAACCCAACGTGATATATGAGTATCATTCTCTAAAATCGCAATGTTTTCACGCGTTATTTTCATATATTTTATTTATAATAAATAATAACATGCTCATACACACATACTTTGCAAAAGAAAGGGGGATGGGATTGGGTGATTTTATACGAGGGTCAATCGCGGCAAATCAACTATGCGTGGAATATAGTATACCATTTGAAATTGATTTTAGGCAGCACCCAATTGGTCAATATTTACAAAATCAATGTTCGGTTACACCTCCAAATACAAATAAAATTTTAGATTTACAAGACATTCAAAATGCCACTCTACGGGCACTACAAACCAATCTTAAAAATCAAATAAATCTAAAAAATTTACGGCGGGATAATTTACATATTTACACAAATGTATGGCCAGTATTTAAACTACCAAGGCGAATAGTAGAGTCTGTTAGAAAATATTTGCAACCAACTGAAGAGTGTGAACGCGCAATAGTTGCTGCATTAGATTCGTTGACAGATTATGAAGTTATTCATGTTCGCGTCGGTGACATACTTTCATTTGGCACTCAAATAGGAGACACTGTTGACTATACAATGGAACAACTTATTGATAGGTTATCTGTTGTAAAAACTATACAAGATTCTACTACACGTCCATGCATAATAATGTCAGACTCGGCTGAATGTAAGCGCATCTTAGCAGAAAAATATGGTTTGAGATGCACTTCTACGGTTCCAAGTCATATGGCACTTGAAAATGATTCTGCGCTTGACACACTAGTAGATTTTTTTATCCTATCACGAGCACGACATATACATCAGTTTAGTGTGCATCATTGGGGCTCAGGATTTAGTGACTCAGTACACTGGCTCTATCGAGTGCCAATTACAAAACATAAGCTATCTCCCACAAACTAATTTAGCAAGCACTGCAGAAAAGCGATAATCATCAACTGTCGCATCACGCACTTCACTCGTAGTGTCCCAACTATGAGTTGTGTGGTATGTTTCTGTCTTTAATACTTTATTGTTTGCAGTGTCAATATAGTAGTTTGATTGCCAGTCATATACTTCTCGCAGTTTATTAAGAGTAATTTGAAGAATTGTGCAATCATCGAGTTCAAACTGAGCACCATTTTTATCCTTGATTTTCATGTTGTTATTATAACAATCTTTTTTAATTTGTAAATATAAAAGTAGCCAGCGCAATACAACACTGGCTACTCGCTATTAACCTTTATGCTCCGTGCACAAATGCATAGAGTTCTTCTGCTCTTTCGATAACCTTAGATACAGCTGGTAGTGTGACATCTACAGTAGACAAGTCTGATGTTTCCTGTCCGTCCTGATAAATCGTCTCTTTTTGACAATTTAATGCCTCATGATATTGCGTCATAATATCGCCATGAGCGAGTTGCAATACCTCTAGTCGTATTTCGTATGCGTTTTTATTCATTTTATTGTGTGTGTTTGTGTGTGTTAAGTATAGAAGACAACCGCGTCCTCTATAGAGTTATATATACGAGAAAAGCCACTCAGAGTGACCCGAGTGGCTTTTCTATATTATTTTTTAATTAGTATTAGTGTATCAATGCAAGATGTGTGACTTTGTCGTATAGATGGGGCACAACATACCATTGCTCTGCATCAGATATATCTTTTGGAGATTCGAGTGCACCAATCTCAAGAAGATCTGTTCCCCATGCAACTGATACTGCTTTCCACTCGCTGCCTAATTTCATGTGTGACATAAGTTTGCTGCTAGAGATTCGATCAAAATCAGTCTTTGCAAGCAGTTTATATGGGTCGAGTTGATAGAGTTCGCGGTCTTGAATAAAGAAGATATATTTTCCTTTTACTGGAGTAATTTTAGCGGCTTCTTCGAGAGACTCGCCTTCTACTTCTATGTTTTCCAGGCGAACTGGACGCTTTGCATAGGCATCAGCTGCTGTAGAAATATGATCTGCTACAGTTTTCCATGCATTTGCATTTGACTTTCCATCTTTTCCTGCTTGTGACATATTAGCGATGCCTTGCGCGTTGTCTGCGAGTGCCTGTAAGAAAACTAGATAGTCTTTAGGGCTTAGCATATCAATTGATGTTATAAGCTTTTGTACAGCTGGTGTTGGAACAGCTTCTTCGAGTGTCTCTTCCTCCTTAACAAGATTTTTATAGACTCCACCTGGACCAGACAATTTGCTGCCGGCTGGACGATATTTACCAAGTTTATACTTTTTATTATAGTCATCGCGACTCATAGTTCCAGCATTTACTCGGGCCATGTCAACTTGCTTGCGGCGCTTGAGTGCCGCATCTGCTGCTTCATCCATCTTTTCATCGGGGCAATCAGACTCTTCTTTGTATGTGCCGACATGAGGAAGTTTTGGCTCTTTGATGCCCTTTGACTTTTGCTTGAGATATTCTTCAGCGTGATCCTTTGCCTCTTGAGGTGCATTGTATCTAACCGCACTTTGGTATATAACTCTTTTAGTTTTCTTATCAATAATTGTCGGACGATATCCGCCAAACTGACTCTTTTCTGAAGTTGGGAGATAGTCACCAAGCCAGTTGATTGCTTCATCAATTGTTTTTTCTTCAATGCTCTCTTCTTCTTTATAGACTGGATTGCTTTTCTGAGATTTGTTGAGGTCTGGATAATACTTGCGCACTGCTTCAATTGCTTTTTTAGCAATTTCTTTTGTCTTTTTAGCACCATTTGGTTGCATAATTTCAAACCACATATCTTCAACATAGTCATAAATCTTTGGAAAACGATCAAAGATGTCTTCATGACTTAAACGAATAGACACACTTGTGACGTCCCAAAGTTTTGAATCTGGGGCGTCGACTATGCTTTGTAATTCGTCGATGAGGTCGGCTGGCTTGCGTAATGGCTTGTATGCTTCAGCAACGTCCTTTTCTTCAAGTTCAGTCTCTTCCTTTAGTTTGATTGTTTTAAGAAGTAAAAATTCTGAGCTGCCCATCTTGCGTTGATTAAACGCAATTGTTGTCTTTGGAAGATCTTTTGCCTTGAATGTAATGCTGTTAGTCCCAATTTCTAACACCTTGCCAAAGTTTGTAGTGTCGCCAACCTTTAGGGTGTCGACGATTGACTTGACGTCTTCGACTCCTTCTTCAAGAGTATCAGCGCTTTCACGAATGGTATTGTTATAGATGTCATTTATCAATGCATACTCATCATCGCTTAATAATGTTTTGAGACGTGCACTATAAGCTCTAACTAGCTTTTTACGCTCTTCGTTATTCTTTTTAGCTTCTTCTGTAGATTTTGATGAATAAGGAAAAGATTTAATTTGTGAAATAAGCTCTTTTGATTTGCTGTCCTTTAAGATTTTATCAAGTGTGCTCTTTAAGAATTGTGCAGACTCCTTTGCGTCTCTTTCGTCTGCTTTATCTGAAAGATATCTTTTTATTGCGCCACCAAATATAGCAGCTACACCAATTCCTCCTCCAATTACTAATGCTGCTACAATATCAATAATGTCTTTTACATACATTGATTGGATAAGGTTCCAATCAATTGCTTCGTCAAGAGTATCAGACTCTTGCAGTTGAGTTTTGCCAGTTAGAATTGCTGTAGCTGCAGCATACATCGGGTCTTGGTGATAGTGGAAGTTATTCATGTGTTAATTTATTTATATTTAGTTTAGTTCGTTAATTTCTAATTTTTGATCGAAGGTTTTGAAATAGTATTTGCTGTCGCTGTGTTGCTTTGCAATCTCATAGACCTTTTCAGCAGACGTCTTTGGATTTGCGATGTGTGTTACGTCTTGACTATAGACATTAAAATAACTTTCGCCATCTTCTTTTTCGATTGTATAGAATGTGGTCTTGGTAATCCACCCTTTGTTCGACTGCTTGAAAATCATAATAGCAATTGTGTCAGCGTCTTCTTGAGCTGCAGAAAATCCACCATTTTTACCAAATACATGATTGTTTTTTGACTTTATCATTGCAGCACCCTTAGAAGCTTTAAGTTCTTTAAGGGCAGACGCATGCGATGCATCTTCTGTTAATGATTCTCTGCCGAGTATCTTTGCTGCAGCGGCATACAACGGGTCTTGGTTGTAATGAAAATTATTCATATGTCTTATTTATTCTGCTTCCTTTGTGCTCTCAATATAGTCACGAGCACTGACAACATATTCTTCTGCCTTTACAAGATTTGCTTGAACGTGCTCTGGTAAATTTTCGTCGTCGCTTAGCATGTCATGCAATCCTTTTGCGTTGCGAATGATTGTGCGAAGTGCGGTCTTTGCCATGCTGCCTTCAGCGTCATACTCGCCTGCGTCTTGTTCGGCAGCTTCCTTTACGTTTCCATACTGATATGAAACAGGAACACTTTCTCCATCTTTAAAAGTTTTTGCAGAAGACTTTATGGAATTTAATGCAGTTATAAGTGAGTTGATCTTCTTTGGATCAAAGTCATCGCCACGTTTTATTGAATCAACAAATTGTTGAAATGATTTGCCTAGCGTGTATAATTCATTGTTGATGACATGTCCAGGCAAACGCATAAAAGACTCTTGTAAGTCTTCGGGCTTGCCTTGAAGGATTCTTGTTGCTGCTTCTATAAGCGGGTTTTTATGCATATCTTTCGTTTCTATTTTTCCAAATTTGTGCTGCCTTGTAGATTAATGCAGAGATGTTGCTTGATTCTTTATAACCAGAACTTTCTCCTCCGTCAAAATATCCATCAAGCGCAAATAAGAAATCTTCCATTTCATCTTCATCCAGATTGCGCACTGCTCCCATTGCCTTTTTAGCAAGTGGAAATTTAGCGGTGTAATATTCCTGTAGTGTCTCACCTTTATCTTCAACACCTTCATTATAACCATACTTTTCACCGGTCTTTAATCCGCTTGCTGCTCTTGCTGCGTCATAGAGGTGATCACTTATTTTTTTAATGACGCCTCTTGGATTGCCTTTGTGATCACGTGATGATGCATATTTTGTCATCTCGTCCATATGATCTGCAAATGCAAGTAAAAATTCTTGCATTTGACTTCTATTTAAATTGTCAATTTCTGCTAATAGGCGTTTTATAATTGCGCTCTGTGCTTCTTGAAGACACCCGTCTGAGGTCTTGCCCTCCAGAATCGTTGCTGCAGCACTCACAAGAGAGTCATTTTTATAGTTGTCAAAGGGTTGCATATAAGACTATTTATACAATTTCATAATTCGAAAAATGTATAAATAAGATAGATTATGAATAATTTCACATCATACAAAGAAGACCCATTGGTTTCTGCCGCTGCACATGTGTTGTCTCAAGAACAATTAAGCGAAGGCATTGTAACCTTTCCGAGCTATCGTGCCAAAGGCAAAGGCATCTACATTGGAAAAGATCTCATAAGCAAAGACGATTTTGGTTCATTTGTCGATACTGTAAACAGACAAGTAGACAAGTTTCCACTCTTTGGAAAATATCTTGAAGTTCACTCTGGCTCTGACAGCATTCGCGGAGAGTGTGTTGGCTATGCTCATATTCATGGCGCGCCAATGCTGCTCATTCGCGACAGCAACTATAAAGAAGTATGGATTGATGCAGATCGTGCTCAACGTGAGATTTATGCATTTACTCCAGCTAAAAAGGATGTCACTACAACCGGCACCGGATCAAGTGATAATCCAATGCTTTACAGCTTTGGCAAGACTAACTATTAAGTTGGTGGGCAAGGAGGGACTTGAACCCTCACGCATCACTGCACGGGCTTCTAAAACCCGCGTGGCTACCATTACACCACTTGCCCAAATAAAAAACGGAGCCAACATAGAGAAGGCTCCGTTTTTGTTTTATATTCTTATAATATTAGAATGTCTTCTTAAACTCAATTCCACCGAAGAAAAGATTCTTCATGTCTGAATGCACACCAACCGAGTCATCAAGACCAAGTGAGTATGAGACAAACGGAACAGCGGTCACGCCTTGCACAACTGGAATGTCAGTCGACACAGTGGTCTCAAAGTGAGTACACTGTCCTTCTTGAGCGAGATAGCCAAGCTCAGCGCGAAAGTCAAGCATCAATGAAGATCCAAAATCATCACTGTATGTTGCAGCAAGTTCGCTATAGCTGTTATTGTCACCAACAAGTCCGACATACTGAGTAAGCGAAAGATCGATTGGACCAACTGCACGTGATACAGTCAAGCCAGCTTCTTGCGATTGTCCTTCCTGTCCTGCATAGTCTTGCGAATACCAGGTATAGCTCAAAGATACGAGATAGTCAGCAACACTCTTAGAAAAGATTGCAGAGAGCTCAGTAGCTTCGTCCTTCCCAGTTGTTTCAGCGTTTGCATAGTCAGCGCTAAGTGCCAACGAAACGTCCGCAGGAAGTTCAGTTGTCGTTTTGACGATTGCATTTGCTTCATTTGCACCTAGATCAGCACCACGCCAAACCTTATCAGAAGAGTAGCCAGTTTCAAGCGTCACCGGCGTGAATGCTGAAGGAGCGTCTTCGATTGGGCCTGCATAGGCATAGTTAAGAGCAGCAAGTGCTGCAATAAGTCCGACTTTAACGATTTGTGTTTGTTTTTTCATATTATAGTTCATTTTGTTTTTCAGGGGGAGAAGTGGTGGGGAGTGAGGGATTCAAACCCCCGGCCGACTCGGTGTAAACGAGATGCTCTATCGCTGAGCTAACTCCCCATAAAAGTATCTATATGTGTTGGCGGAACGTGTAGGATTTGAACCTACGGTAGAGTTGCCCCTACATTTCCTTAGCAGGGAAACACTTTCGACCACTCAGTCAACGTTCCAAAATGGCGGGTAGAGTAGGATTCGAACCCACGGAGGCGATTAAACCTCTCTCGATTTCAAGTCGAGCGCCTTAGACCAACTCAGCCATCTACCCTAAAATTTATAAGCCGTCAGACAGGTCATAGATGCGATTTGAAACATCAACTGACTTGTCTTTCATGAGTGTTTTGGAAAGTGTGCTGTTGTATGACAGCAGCAGTGCAATTGCAAGTGGATCAAACACAGCAATGATTATGCATATAAAGGCCATTACGATTGTATCGAGCGGCAGATTAAACTGATCGGCAATAAACTTAAACGTTCCAATGTCTTTTGATGCCGACATCTTGAGTTTTAGCTCTTGTATTTGTGTGTCAAGCTCTCTCTTGCTGTCTTGCAGTTGAACTATTCTCTCGCGCTGTGCTTGCATTTCAGCCGCTGTTCTTTCAATATCGGCATAGATTGGTCGTGCATTTGCCGCAGACATCTTTGGCAAGCGTTCTTCTTGTGACCGCCGCGCAGCGTTTAGTGTCTCTATTCGTGAGTTGATTTGTGAGACTTCAGAGTCGATGCCGCTCTTACGTTCTTGAAGAGACCCAACCTGGGAGTCGATGTTAGAAAATTGTATTGAGTTTACAGCATAGGCAGACGATAGATAACCAAAAATACCGAGTGAAGTTATACACATGAGTACGAGTGTCGCAGTGACGAGATAGCCCTTTAAGAGCGCTGATGTGTATGCCCAATAGTGATGCAAATAGGTCGTCGCTACAAGTTTGCCAATCTCTAGTGCACTTGCCATGATGAGCACTGAAACATAGCTACCACTAAAGAGTGTAGCAATGCCAAGTACTGAAAACCATGCGGCACATCCAGCCACAAGTAGACTAGTAATGAATAGCAGTGCACGTAAAACCATGTCATGATATTTATAATGGTGGGCCCGGTTGGGTTCTTATTAAAAATGGTAGGCCCGCTCGGATTCGAACCGAGGGTCACCCGATTATGAGTCGGACGCTTTCACCGCTAAGCTACGAGCCTTTATAGAAATTTAGTTCTTAGAAATATTTCGATTTTTTAAAGAATTTGAAATTTTTTGTTTTGTTTCTTCGCTCATCGGCTTTCTTAATTTTGCTGCTTTCGAAATATTTTGCTTTGCAGTTTCACTAAGTTTTCTACCTTTTGATGAAGAACCACCACGTTTTCCAGCATCAATAAATTTTTGTTTATTATCACTGGAATTTAAAGTTTTTTTAATTTGTGAAATAGTTTCATTTGAATGAGATTTGCCTTTAAAATGTGATCCACCTTCACCGCCGACTCCCATGTTATAAGTGTCCTTGCAATTTACAAATTCTTCAGTAATCAATTCTCTTTCTTTTGCATTCATCTCCTCTTCTGTTTGGAAAATAAACAATATTTCTTTTTGAAAATTTTCCTTACCATATTTTAATATAGCTTCCTTGATTGCCTTTCCGGAACCATAATACGAATCATTTGGATTAGCAGTTTGATGTTTACCTATATAAAATTTATTATTGATTAGATTTGTAGTTTTATAGATTGTATAGAACATAATTCTATTTATACAATCATAGACCCCTGCTCTTACCGCTGAGCTACAAGCCCCTTTCATTATAAAACTGGTCCGTTTTCTTTTTGTTCGTGATCTATGTATTGCCCAATATGTTGATGAACATTCAGCGATCGACGAAATGATTCATGCTCAAGTTTGGCTATTCGCTCTCTAAGTTCATTCATCTCAGAGAGTAGCGCTTCTACTTCGGCGTCAATCAAACTTTTAATATGTTCTGTATTCATAATCTTTTAAAGATGGTAGCTATGGTCGGACTCGAACCGACAAGCCATAAGGCAACGAATTTTAAGTTCGCAATGTTTACCAATTTCATCACACAGCCATAGAAAATTTAGAGGTTGTCGACGAGATAATTGTTCGACTTTAGGGACCTCATGCTCCTGTAAGCGATACCACCACAGTACCGAAATTTTATTTATTAGAGATATTATAATTCTTACATGATTCTAAAGAATTTAGAATAACAATATTGTCATATTGATTTAACAAACATTTTAATTTTTCATTTTGAACTTTAATTGCTTGGGGATTTTTTGGATCTAGATATAGATTATATTCTGGAAGATAAAAATCTGGAAAATAATTATGTGTTATACCATCTTTATCAATCCATGGCAATGGACTTGGTCTAAGCCAAGTAATATTACATTCATCTAAACGTTTAGCGAGTTCTAATTCCCATGAAGAATCTAACATTATTCCATTATATTCAATAATTCCTCTTCTTAATCTTCTATGAGGTGAAGAAAGCGCCTTTTCTTTCATCAATTGTTTAGATTTTTCAGTATGTTTTCTTCCTTTCCAATAGTTATTATTAATTAACGGCGAAACTATTTGCTTTCCCTCAGATTTTGCTTTATCATATTGATTAGTAATTCCAGATTCTTTTTTCGCTAAATTCATAGCAGCAACAGCCTTTAATGAACCATTTTTATATTCAGTTCTTTTTGGGTTTTCTTTACACCATCTACTATGGTTTGCCATCCATCCACTTGGTTTATCGCACAAATCAAATTCTTCTTTACAGTGTTTACATTTATTCATAATAGTGTTTTTAAATTGGTGGGTATACTAGGATTCGAACCTAGGCGAAGGATTTAGAAGACCCTGATGCTATCCATTACATTATATACCCATACACTATTATTTATAAATTAAATCCCTTGCTCTAATCCACTGAGCTACGTTCCCGTTTTTCATATTTAATTAAAGTCAAAGGTGTCTACTGTAATGTCATGTTGCTTAAGAAGACGAACCGCGTTGTCACGTTTACGTTTGCTGTTCCAGAAAAGCTCAATCTCTGCAGCATCGGCATCGTTATAGGTGTGAATGTCGCTTAACGCCATTGCTTCCATATAGCATTCATCATTGTGAAATACAATCGAATATTGTTTTGTTTTCATGCGGTCTTAGTCGATGTCCTGTTTCATATTGTATTGGAGTTTCTCAAAAGATCAGACTTCAGCATTGACCTCACATTCATTTATAACATAATCATCATACGCAGTATTTTCATAACGATTGTTGACACGATCAGCATCAACCTTAGCCTTATAGGCATCTAGTGCGCAATTTGCTTTTTTAAGTGAGCTATAAGCTCCTAATACGACGTCGCCTTCATAGTCTACGCGTCCTAATAAGAGAAATATTGAAGATTTGTTTTTCATATTGTGGTTGGTGTTGCTTACATGGTTATTATAGCATAAAACGCACAGAAAGTACACAACTTTTTTCATAAAAGTGAAAAAAGATCCCGAAGTTAAGCCTGGTATAGAGAAAATTTGCCCATGACAGATTGCTGCTACACTCACCCAGGGCTGGGGCTATCTAGAAACCACATCTAGCTGCGTCATACTTTATCGCGTATGAATACGAATTACGAGGGGGAGGAATTTAACCTCCACTCTAGACTATGGGCCTAGCGATCTCCGTATGATCCCTCTCGCAAAGTGTTTTCCCCACTACCGAATAATTGACCAGAGTCAACTTGAAGAAACGCAGTGACTATTTCATCTTGGTGGCTAATTCCAAGACTAGTTTAATGTGCGTCGGATTACATTCGGCGTCACCGGGTTGCCATCCCGTTCTTAGCCTCAATGCTCATTGTAGGATCAATGCCTACAATGGCAGGGAAAAATGGTGGGGTATTCTCGTATCATGTTTAAACCATGCGCTGTCTAGTGTGCACCCATCAAGCGTAGAGGGCATGAGGAGAATAAAGCCGCTAAGCTCTGCCCCATTGAAATTGGTGCGTCATGTGAGGGTCGAACTCACGCCTTCAGAGTGGAAGTCTAATGTGCTGCCGTAACACTTATGACGCAAAAAATAGACAATGTAGATGGAATCGAACCATCGCCTCGGCGTTGTCGCCTATCCTATCGGACAAGAAACCCTTTGCTTGGGGCGTGCTACCACTACACTATACATTGAAAGACTTAACGTTTGATCAGGTCAGACACAGCACGTGTCATTTTACCAATGTCAGCCATTGTTGGAAAGACACTGTTCGGGCTGTCGCCACCTCTAATTGAGAGGATTGGCTTGTGTGTGCCGGTTTTGGCGAGTGCCATATTGCCGCGAATATAGTCATCAGCACCCATCTTGCCCATGCTCATAGTGAGCGTATACTCTTGTCCACCAATCTCAAACGAGACACCAGTATAGCCAGAGTCGAAAAATTTGGCGTGTGTGATTGACCCACGGGGCGTGTCGGCAGAATTTAAAATTGTTTGCAGATAATCTTGAACGCTTTCTGGAACAGACCGTCCAAAGCCAGTGACTGGTGCAATAGCGACCTTTTCGAGAATTTGCTTTGCAGCTTCAACTAGACTGTCTGGTTGTGTAGAATTAAATGCGTTCATACTACTATTTATAAAAATGGTGGGCAGAGCTGGATTCGAACCAGCGTAGGCGTTAGCCAGCAGATTTACAGTCTGCCCCCTTTAGCCACTCGGGCATCTACCCATTTAGCAATGTATGGTTATTGACCCACACGGAATCTAGTATTTTATATACTAAGTTAAAACTGTTTTTGTATCTCTATTCTTTACCCCTTAAAAGGCAAAAATATATCTACCAAATAGAACCAGGTTTAGAGTTGGGTCTATTTTTATCCCAAAAATGCTTACCAGCAGCAGTTTGATCTGAGCTACGATATATTTTATAACCACGTTTCGATAAAATATCATAAACCATTTTTGCTAGTCCCTTACCTCTGTGCTCTTTAGATACCCAAATATCTATAGCTTTTAAATTTTTATTATCGTGTTTAAATGTAAATGTACCGATTTTTATTCTATCATCAATAAGATATACATATATCTCATCCAAGTAACTATCGATATCTATTTTAATATCATGGGTTATTTTTTTACTAAAAATTGATTTGAGTTTATCAATAAAACTTTCTCGTATAAAATACTGTTTAAATGATATAATCATAATACTATTTATGCGAAAGTGATGAGCTTTTATTCTTGTGCCATGCTCAGGGCTTAACAGGTGTTGTTGCTACATCAAAGGAGTTATGCTTGTTTAGCGTTCTAAAGTCACATCCTATGAAACGCAATTGCCGCTATGCGAACCGCCCATTAAAAAAATTGGTTGCGGGGGTGGGAGTCGAACCCACACCGAAGCCTAGCTTATGAGACTAGTTCAGCACCACTACTGACTGCCCCGCGATTGAAAATTGAGCCGTCTAGAGAGGCGACATAGACACATTCCCGTACGCACCCGCATATGCAGTCCTGCACGTCATTTGTGTCTATGTACCGGGCATGGAGCCCGTGCACCTCTCTAGCGGCAAAGTTGGTAGAGGTACAAGGATTCGAACCTCGACAAACAGAATCAAAATCTGTGGTGCTAACCGTTACACTATACCTCTATGGCACGTCACCACAGATTCGAACTGTGACAAAAGGTTTTGGAGACCTTTGTGCTACCGTTACACCAATGACGTATAATGGTGGAGGTTACCGGATTCGAACCGATGACATTCTGCTTGCAAAGCAGACGCTCTACCAACTGAGCTAAACCCCCTAATAAAAAATGGTCGGGTAATTGAGAATCGAACTCAACTAAACTTGCTCCCAAAGCAAGCGCCTCGCCAGTCGGCCTTTACCCGTAAAAATATGGTACACCCAGTTAGACTCGAACTAACGACCCCACAATTATCAATCGTGTGCTCTAACCAAACTGAGCTATGGATGCACTTTAAACTGGAGCCGAAAGTGGGATTCGAACCCACGATGATGTTTCCAAACCGGATTACAAATCCGGTGCAATCGACCACTATGCGACTTCGGCGTGATTGTATAAATCAATAAATTTTTTAAAAAGATTGCTATTGTATGCTATACCAACAGAATTAAATGCTCTACTTAAACATTTATGTTTTTCATATTCTAATTTTAGATTATCAAAGTTGTCTTTAATGATATTTGGTTTCGAATTATTCTCACATTGTTTGCAACAATATTTTTTCTTTTTCTTATTTGAAAATGTTGAATTGCAAGCTGCGCATGTAAAATGTTTTTGTTTCTTTTTTACAGTTCTTCCAAATTTCCATTCTTCGGAAACAATATAATCTTTAGAAACTTTCAAATTAACAATACCATTTGTTATCCATTTTGTATCATACTGACTATTGCATTCTCCCTTTGAAGTAATTTTAAATCGATGAGATGCATATTTAATAAATTCTTTACGTGCCCATTCATACATACGACCACTTTTAATGCATGGTCGATCACACGTTTTTGAAGATTTCATTTGCATTGCCCAAAGAGCATATGCAGTTTGGCTGCATCGATTAAATTTTGAAAGAAGCAAATGCGCAATATAATGTTCACGACCAGATAGTGCTACAATGTTTGATTCATCATCAGTGCCTCCCAATGATTTTGGGACTATATGATGACGTTCAATATAGCCACACGTTAAGATATTTTGACGCCTATATTCTATTAGGCGATTATATATCTGTTTGTAATCCATAAGTTTATTTATACAAAACGAACATTTAACTTACAAATTACAATAAAAAAATTGGCTCCGACTCGTGGGATCGAACCACGGACCCGATGATTAACAGTCATCTGCTCTGCCGCTGAGCTAAGTCGGATTGTGAAATTATTTATAGTGAGGAATTTTAGAGACAAACTCCTCAAAATTTTCCGTATCAATGTCTATATATTCTTCATTGAGAGTAAGACGACCCCTGTGCCAGGCATTCCATTCTAGATCTTCTTGCAGCGTCTCTGATGTATGAATCTTTACTAGACTGTTTTCTCCAGAAATGTCGCATGCAGACAAGGCGTCTTCGTACTGTTCATGCCAATCAAGACCACCGCATTCAGAATCTTCGCTCACGAGTTCAACGAGTTCTTCGTCAGAGAGACCTGCATATTCATCATAGAGTTCTCTCAACTTTTCAGTGTCAACGCTAAATAACTTTCCAGTGTGTACAGTTTCAGTCGTCCATTTTTCGATGTATATTTTCATAGTATTATTCGTCAAGTGAATTTAACCAACGCTTCTCACGTACGCGTTGGGCATGAGTAGACCACATGCGACCTAGCGTGAATCCTAGAGCATGCATTTCAAAATAGTTTTGAAAGCGTGAATGATCGCGAGTGACTCTAAACTTGTGTTCACCGCTCTTAAGCGGTAGTTTTACTGAAAGGTAAAATTGACCGACCTTGATGTATGTTGAGGTGCGAATGACTATTTTCATTGTATATTATTTATTGGTACTCACACGGGGAATCGAACCCCGATTGTACGGATGAAAACCGTAAGTCCTAACCGTTAGACGATATGAGCAGGTGTTGTAGATGGACGCACGTTCCAGTAACGCTCTGGACTAGGCGGTTTTGCAGACCACTGCATAACTTCTCTGCCAACGTGCGAAAGTGGTACTAGAGGTGGGACTCGAACCCACATACGGCTCGATGACCGATTCTACCCCCTTATAAAGAAGGACCTTTAACCAATTCAGGACACTCTAGCATTAAAAATTTGTTCTTGAATTTTATCCCATGTAAGCATTGTTTTATCGAGAATTAAAACTCGTATTGAATGGGTCTGTTCAACAATTTTAATTTTTTCGCAATCACTAAACCCCATAGATGGATTAATGTTATTGATAAGAAAATCATTTTTAGGATCTAGATATACATCAAAATCTGGCAGATAAAAATCTGGTGTATATTGTCTACTTTTATTGAATGGATCGATATAATCGAATTTTTTTGGCTTTATCCATCTTATGGAATTACTATCTAAAGATTTTGCAACACATACTTCATAAGAAGAACCAAATTTATGTCCATTATATTCGCATTTAGTATTAACAAATTTACCACCAAGACCACGACGTTTAGCATGATCTGACATATTTTTTCTTAATTCTGAAGTGCTCCTAGCTTTAGCTGATGCAGACATCTTTTGTCGCGTTTCATTAGAAACTTCCACTGCAATTGGTTTTGGCAAATTTAATTTAATTGCTTTAGTATACTGATTTGTTCCATTTCCTTTGCGGGCATTCATAGATTCCATCCAACGAATAGTTTTACCATTTGGTAGTTTTTCACTTGGAGGTAATTTATCTTTTATTTTTCCATTTTCACATGCCCTTGCATGTCTAGAATAGGCAAATTTTGAAATTTCTCTATTACATACTGGGCACAAGGAATGGTCATTCATATAGTTATTTATAAAAATGAGCAAAGAATCCGCTCTACCACTGAGCTACAGGAGGGAAAAATTTATCGGTTAATCATATTGGCATGTCGATGAGGAGCGCAATGCGCTGCAACTACAATCGACTATGACTTTTTATAGGGACCGAAAACTCCTATATACAAACCTTTGACATCGCATCACTGAGTGATCCAAGCCGTACAACCACGGACGTTCTCAACTTTCAGTAGCAGTTGATGTGGCATTTAGTTATGAAACTTTTGTTTCTTGTTGCTTACAGAGACATTATACACTAAACTCTCTCATATGTAAACATCTTTTTTATCTATAAGTGATTTATTTATATTGTAAAAAATCCTTCCATTCATCGCGAATCGTAACTTTTTCACTAAGCGCGCTAAACTCGATGTCTTTTAGCATCTTAGGTTTTACCTCTGAGCCATGAATGTTGAAATATGGAAACTTGTTTGATTTTTTGGTATTGCACTTTTTGCAAGACAGAACGATATTGTCGTCGTTGTTGCCGCCTCCACGACTGCGAGGAATGAGATGATCACGAGTCGCAGAAGTGTATGGAATTTTCTTTAAGCAATATTGACATTCTCCTCCATAGATATAATACAGCTGACGAAGGTTGATTGCGCGCGGCTGCTTTTTGCCTTGCTTGTAGTGACCAAAATAGCCTGGCACCACTACAATTGTAGGAATTGCCCACAATGTGTCGACGCTTCTCAGCGCAGGATTGTTTGGACTGAGATGATCATCGTTTGCTATCCAGCTGCTCCAGTCTCGTATGTTTCCATACTGGTCATAGGCTTTTACGCCTCCAACCATCATGTTTCGAATTGCAGACCGAGCAGAAAAAAATCCACATGGTTGAAAGCCTGCAGTCAATACGAGTGTAGTCTTATGAGAGGGAAAAACTGGAATCATGAACAGACGAGAGTATAACCACCAAACTTAGAGCGCACGACGTTGTTTACATAGACTGCAATGTGTGATGCATCTTCTAAACGAATTCTAGTGTGGCTGCGAAAGATTGAGCGACGACTAGAAATAGAATATTTGTGACGATTTGGATTATTTTTTCCAAGGCGGCCATAGAGGTCAACTCGTTTAAATTTTCCAACATAGTCTGGAGACTCCATCTCTTTCAAACGCTCTCTCAAATTATGAGTTTTTACCTCACGCCTCAAATGAAAGATTATTGTTTTTCCAACCTCGTTATTTTCAACCTTTAGTATTGTTCGTTGTGTGTTCATATTAGTTAAAGAAAAGATAGACTGCTTTGAACAGAGCGCTGATGAATCCAATCATACAGACTCCAAAAAATAGTGATATCAAGATGGCTAGTGGATAAAAATGCGATAGTTTCATGGTTTGGTGTTTGTTGTTTAAAAGTATCCTCAGTGCTTTACAGCTTCAATTGGGGCTGAGGAGCCTCCCAGGTTTCTATCACCTCCGAATTGAACGGACTTTTGAATAATATTCTTATAGGCCACTACCAGGTCATGACTACTGGCTTTGCGATAGAGAAGGTTTTAAAATCTTATGTCGTTATTCTATTTGTATTTGTTGTTGTTTTTTTTGGAAATGGCACCGCAGGCTATGGAATTGCACCATGAAACTTTTTAACGCTCTCCCTGCGGACAAGAGGCTCGTTCCTTTTATCTCTGATTTCGTTTGCAACCTCCATCAGTAAATTTGTTTTTTGAAAATTTCCCGTGCCTAACTTTTGTTGCTGATGAAACACGGGCATGTTCGGTTTCCTTACTATTGCTGAGCAATCCTGGGGTCTTCCTATCATCAGAAACGGCTGTGTGAGTCCATCTGCACATTTAATTTTCTTATCTTCTCGAGCTGCAGTCTCTTACGATTGGGGCATTACCTTAAATTTGTTTTTGAAAGTGGTGTCCCCCGCGAGGAGTCGAACCTCGTCTCCCAGAGTTCATTCTAGATCATTGACTAAGCTATTCATGTTTCGGTGGCGTTAACTCCAACCGGTCACATGCCCGGGATTCACTTAGTGTTTGTTCTAGAAGATCTACTGGCGGGCCAATACTTCAGGGGAAAATTGTTTTTTGAAAGTGGTGAGCAGTTTTAAGAGATGCTCAACTCTCTAGAGCGGTTTAACGAGTGCCCGAAGCTCAAAGCTTTTTAAAAGATGTTCAACTCTTGTGATTACCAACTACCGTTCATGGTTTGGATAAAGATGACGAACCAAACTGCTGCATTGATTCCGATGAAAATTCCTAATGTTTCTTTCATATTGTGTTGTGTTGCTTACATGGTCATTATACACTAAAATGCAGAGAAAGTACACAACTTTTTTCAAAAAAGTGAAAAAAGGCCCCGAAGTTAGGCCCCGTATAGAGAAATCTAGTGCTCCCAAGGTCTAAAAATGTCAAATTTACGACTTTTTATGCAAAAAATACCCACCAAAGTGTGCATCGTTGAGAGGCATGGTGGGTCTGCTCGAGAGTTATATTTGACAAAAATCAAAAGAGTTTATTTACTCCTTTGGTATAGCTGTTTTAATTAGTGCACGATGTTCAAGGCGAGCCTTCGTGTTATCTTTCAATGATACAATAATATCATTTTCTTCCAATATATCCAATATCGCTTGTATTGAGTCATAAAGATGACCAATATCTTCTTCACTAAATTGTGGATAATTAGATTGTCTTTTACGAAGCCAGTCGTAGTTAGATTGCTCTTCTTGTAATATATTGATTTGTTCTTGATTTTCTATGTTCATGACTAATTATTTATTATGATATTTGTAAACCAGCTGGTTTTACTAAAGTACTAAATGCATTATTTGGAGAAGTTAATTGACCAGTTGCTTTTATAATAAATGCTGCTGTTGTTGAGGCTGGTACACTAACACCAATTGTACCACCAAAGTTATTACCATATAAAACTATTTCAGGCCAGACAAGTAAATATCTATTGGTAGCTACTTGTCTGCCACTAATTGAAAATTTTGGAATGGTATATGTAACTGGTCCTAATGGTAATACAGGATTTGTAATTCCGGCTGCAACTGCACTAAAAGCGACAGGCGAATTGACGCGTGCTGTCGGCGAATCTGACCATTGCGCGTTAATGTAAATAAACAAATTAGTAGCACTGGCCAAATTTGTTACATTTGAGTAATCATATCTAACTGATAGATTATATATGTCTACACTTGTAACATTCATAACGCTTGAAACGTTAGCCAAAGAATCCCATACAAGATGTATATTATATGGGTGCGTAAATACGCCATTTGTACGACCAATAGGATTATACGTTGTAGTATTTAATCCACCCACATAATTAATATCTTGCGTAGCAACTACAACAGAAGTTGAAGGCACCTGTTTAATTACTAAAGAACCGTTTGATATTCCTAAAGTATCATCATCTACTTTAACACCCAAATTGCCCTGTGAGTCAACTGCAAATGCACCACTACTATTATATTTGATATAGTTACCAGCAATTATACCGTCACGTGCAACTAATTTACTAACTACAACAGTACCAGACACTGAATCTAAATAATAACCAGCTGTGCCAACGTTTATAGTACGTACTCCAGTATCTGGGTTTGTAAGTATTTGCCCATTAAAATTATCACTTTGTATATTTTTAGTCAACACAAAATCTGTTACCAAATTGCTAGCAGCAATTATATTTGATGCTAGCATACTATTAGATGCGATAGCACCAGCAGCAATTTTACCCGCCGTAATAGCTCCAGCATCAATTGTAACAGCAGTAATAGCATTGGCAGCAATCTTACCTGCAGTAATGGCATCAGCTGCAATAGCATTGGCAGTAATAGCATTGGCAGCAATTTTACCTGCAGTAATGGCATCAGCTGCAATAGCATTGGCAGTAATGGCATTAGCTGCAATAGCATTGGCAGTAATGGCATTAGCTGCTATTTTATCAGCAATAATAGCATTAGCTGCAATTCTATCAGCAGTAATAGTTTCTGCGGCAATTTTATCAGCAGTAATAGTTCCAGCAGCAATCTTACCAGCAGTAATAGCTCCAGCAGCAATCTTTTCAGCAATAATAGCATTAACTGCAATCATGTCTGCAGTAATAGAACCAGCACTTATTGATATTGCTGAAAATACATCAGCTGCTATTTTATCAGCAGTAATGGCATTGGCAGCAATAGCATTGGCAGTAATAGCTCCAGCAGCAATCTTACCAGCAGTAATAGCATTAGCTGCTATTTTATCAGCAGTAATGGCATTAGCTGCTATTTTATCAGCAGTAATGGCATTAGCTGCAATAGCATTGGCAGTAATGGCATCAGCTGCTATTTTAGCAGCAGTAATAGCTCCTGCTGCAATAGCATTGGCAGTAATGGCATCAGCTGCTATTTTATCAGCAGTAATAGAACCAGCACTTATTGATATTGCTGAAAATACACCTGTTGCAATTTTATCAGCAGTAATAGCTCCAGCATCAATCTTTTCAGCAGTAATAGCATTGGCAGCAATCTTTTCAGCAGTAATAGCATTGGCAGCAATCTTACCAGCAGTAATGGCATTGGCAGCAATCTTTTCAGCAATAATAGCATTAGGTGCTATTTTATCAGCAGTAATAGAACCAGCACTTATTGATATTGCTGATAATACACCTGTTGCTATTTTATCAGCTGTAATAGCTCCTGCTGCAATTTTATCTGCAGTAATAATATTAGCAGACAATGCGTTTGTTATTGCACTATCTATAAATTGTTTGGCAGTTATTCTTTTATTTGTACCAGAATCTGACATACTCCTATCACTTGTATCTACTACTTGAATTAAGTAATTTGATGCAAGTCCGGTCAATAATGGGTCTAATTGGGAAGTCTTTGCCATATAGTCTATTTATACTTTTTTCTTCTTCTCTTCAGCGCGTATGCGACTCTGTATCTTTTTGCCGCGCTTTTCCAAACGATCAAGTACCTGATGTGCGTCCATCCAGATGTCTTTGTCTTCAAGCATCTCTTTAATCTCGCCTTCGGTAAGAAAGTCTGAATACATATCTTTGAAAAGATTTGCACTCCAGTTGCGTTCATGAACCATGCCATGATACATCTCACCGCCTTTGCCAGCAGTGCCAGCACTATAGTTATGAAATAGGAACATGCTATGATCTGTAATCATATACTCATCGGCCATCAAAAAGATCAGAGTTGCAGCACTCATGCATGCCCCTTCAACACTTACCATAATATGGGCTTCAGTTTCAGAGAGTGCCTGCATAAATTGAATGGTAGTAAACAGGTTACCTCCTGGGCAATTGATATGAATCTTTACTACATCGGATGGACGACTATTGCGTATATCATGAAACCATTGTATATAGTCACTTGCATCACCAATCTCTTCAGAAAGATAATACTCTTTGACTGCACCATAGTCGCTCGTAAAGCAATCATTTGCGCCGCCTTTTAGTAGATCCAGTAAGCCCTTATTTTGTATGTTGTGTTTATGCATGTCCAAATAGTTTTTTGGTATTATATTCATTTATAGTCTTAAAAAGTTCATCCGTCCAACAATCTCGTTTTTGCACAAAAACCAGTGGTTGCGAACTGTTTTCTACAGCCATAACGATTACTCCTTGACTTACTGGTGTGCCTGTACGCTCTTCACACATAATAGCA